ACTACAGCAGGATCGCTTTGCTCGCATCTTGTATATGGCAGCCGATACACCGAGGGACAGTATGACATCGGGGAAACCGGGGCATTACGGGTGAGTGCAAAGGGTTTCGCATCTTTGGCGGCATTCAAGCAATGGTTAACCGACCAATACGCCGCCGGCACTCCGGTGACGGTGTGGTATGTCCTCGCAACACCACAAACCGCAATCGTAAACGAACCTTTAGCCAGAATCGGCACATACGCAGACACATTAACTTCCGATCAGGCAGGAGTAATACTTCCAACTAATGACGGGAACACCACTATTTCTGTGGACACATCACTTGCTCCGTCGAAGTTTGAGATCAAGGTTCATGCCAAACCGATTCATTACGGTTTCAAAATAAATAAGTCTGTATCAGATCCGTCTAATGCAGTCATCTATACACATGATGCGGTGACAATGACACCGGCTGGAATGGATTTCACAAATGGTGTGTTTGACTACGGTTCGTGGGAAAATGTCTGGTTTATCAAGAACGCTCGTCCTGTCATGCTCAATTTCGACGGCACGGAAGCATACGACCTTGACCCGAATGATTATTCAAAGAAACTCGATGGAACGCCGTCTGACATCGCTGATTCCACAAAGAACATGAACGCAATGATCGCATTTCCGACTGTGTGGATCAAGCGCACAGATGATGCCAGCTATAACTATATCGAGATTTCAGACCGGCAACTTGATTCTGATTTCCACGCCTATGCCCACGAGGACGCAAGCGGTGTTGTGAAGCCGTATATTTATCTACCGATCTACAAAGGTTCTCTCGTAGATGACAAACTGCGGTCTATCTCTGGCGTGAAACCACAATCAGGCACAACCGCACAGCAGGAAGTAGATGCTACATCGGCACTTGGTACGGGTTGGCAGATTTGGGACTACACATCGAAAGAAATGCTTTGTGACCTTCTTACACTCATAAGCAAATCACTTGATACGCAAGGCAAGTTCGGTCAAGGACATTCTACTGGCGGAAGTTCTGCAACTGATTTCCTTGACTGCGGAACGCTCAATGACAAGGGAAGGTTCTTCGGTTATTCTAATACCACTTCACAGGTCAAGTGCTTCGGCATGGAAGCACTCTGGGCTGAAAGATGGGATAGAGAGCTTGGTCTTATTCTTGATGCAGGCATTTATAAGATTAAAGAACATCCGACTTATAACATCACCGGAGAAGGATATACCGCAATCAGTACATCTGTTGCGAAGTGTCCGACATCGAACAACTACATCAAGACAGAAGTGTCTACACAGTTTGGAAGTTTGCCGACGGTTGTTGGTGGCACACAATCGACATACTATTGCGATTATTTCTATCAGAATCAATCTGGTGTTCGCGTCGCCATTCGCGGTGGTTACTGTGACAACGATGCTTACTCCGGCTTGCGGTATGTTAATGTGTATACCGCGGCGTCCCTCTCGGCTTGGCACATCGGCGCCTCCCCTGTTTATAAGCCGATTTAATGCCAAACAATAACGGAAACACAACAATCTCCGTGGATACTACCTTTGCTCCATCAGAATTTGAGATTAAGGTTCATGCGAAAGCGATTACACCGTGAAAGAAAGAGAGCCGGATTAATTGTCTGGCTCTCTCCGTGTCTTATAAACCTCATATATTAAAAACAACCTTCCTAGAATATAACTTCCGGAAGGTTGTTTTTAATACAAAATTCATATGCACTCGAAGATTGTATATGAATTTATTTGTCTGGACTTTTTGCAATTTCATGCATATCATTTATGAAATCTTTGTCATTTCTTACGCGCATATAAATATAGTTGTGCACAACTCTAATAGGACATAATGCAAATATAATCATCATGAACGTGTTTGCCACTGGACGAAATATTAAAGGAAGAAAACATTTGAATATTCGCTTTTTACCGTCCTCTGTAATGTCATCTATCATTTCGTATATAACAGAACATAATCCGAACTTGATGAATGCATATGCGGCAGGAATAGACAAGATATAGATTATTACAATGATTGCAACAATTATATTTATATTAATTGACATATATTACCTCTTATAAATCACACAAAACATATCGGAATAGGACAATGTTTTCATAGTAGTTACTCCTTTCACCAAAACGCCCAAATAGAACTACATCTACCTTTAGGTCTATCTGTAATCCACCAATCATTAACTCTTTCGTCCGTATCTATAGTCTGACCAAATCCGAAGAACATATACTTATATTCTTCTGTAATGTTTACTTCATCTTTTTCCAGATTTTCTTTAGCAAGTTCTACGGCTTCATCATAAGTAAAATAATCTTTTCTTACAGCAAATATAAGACCTTGCTCATCCTCAAACATTTGGTTAGTAACAGCCGGTTTAGACATAGTGATAATCCTCCTTGAAAATTTTAATAATTTTATTATGTGTAGTTATATAACTACATTTATAGTATAACACAATAAGGATTGTTTGTCAATAGGAATTTGAAATGTTTTTGATTTAATTATATTCAAATTCGGAAAACATAGGATAAATAAATCTATATATAAAAAATAAACATTTCTGATATACACTATTATATAAGGATCTAGTCCTTTAATGTTATTCTGTTTGTTTACGAAAATTCTAAATAAAGAAAAGAGGTATTATTATGGCTGATTATTTATGGAAAGGTATAGATGTTAGTTCATGTCAAACAAGTGTTGACTTTAACAAAGTAAAAGCTGCCGGGTACAATTTTGTTATTTTAAGAGCCGGTTATGGTAAATTTTTAAAACAGAAAGATACTATGTTTGAATCACACTATAAAGCGGCCAAAGCCGCTGGGTTATTAGTAGGTGCTTATTGGTATTCATATGCAACTACAGTCGAAGATGCTAAGCTAGAAGCTGATACCTGTATTAAGGTTATAGCTGATAAGCAATATGATATGCCAATATGGTATGATATTGAAGAAAGAAAAACATTAAATACAGGAAGAACTAATGTATCTAACATCGCCACCACATTCTGCAATGCATTAGAAAATGCCGGATACTATTGTGGTATTTATGGTGGACAGGAATTAGCCACGCAGTATCTAACAGAAACTATTAGAACAAGGTATGCCTTTTGGTTAGCACAATACTTAAAGACACCTAAATATACTGGACAATATGGTATATGGCAATTTGGTGTTGCCGGAGCAAAATCAGGAAATAATCCAACAGGTGCTAAATCTGTTCCGGGTGTTCCGGGTGAATGTGACATGGATTATTGTTATGTAGACTATCCTACTAAAATAAAAGAAAAGGGTATGAATGGATTTACCAAAACACCTACTCCAGAACCTGCTAAAACAAATCCTTATCCAGAACCTACAACTACTGTTAAAGAAGGAGATACAGGTGATTCTGTGAAGTGGTTACAATGGTATCTTACAGATTATGGTTTCTTTGATTCAAAGATAGACGGTGTGTTTGGAAATATTACTCTTGGTGGGTTATTAGCATACCAATTCAAAAATGAACTTGATGTTGACGGTAAATGTGGTCCTGCTACTAGAAATTCATTGAAAAGCTACAAAAAATAAAATTATATAAAAATAGAGGATACTAGAAATAGTATCCTCTATTTTTTATTCATAACAATCATCATCATCCGGATAATGGAAATCACCTAAATAACCATCCAGGTTAATAGCAATAGTTGCTGTTCTATCTGGATCTTCAAGATTAAGTTTAAATAAACAACAATCTACAATAGAAACATCTACTTTCTCATCTGTAAATAGTTTATTCATAACTATTTCTCCAGCTTCTTTTGAAAGGTTACCCATAACAATTTTATATCCAGAAATAGAAATAATAAATGTAATTTCACCTATATTTTTATCTTTATCGAATTTATAGGAAACTGAATCTATATAATCTATATTCTCGTTACCTGTTTCTGGGTCAAAATACTTAATAAGCATATTAAATCACTCTCCGTTTAGTTTATTTAATGTATCTTCTATTAACTTTTCAATATTAAACATTGCTTCATCGGTATCATCGTGCCATTCATATTTGATTACTATGTTTTTACCAGAAGAAGAATGATTTTGGTTATTATAAACCTTATCAGGACAGATTAAAGTAAACTGTTTACTTAATAAATCACCAAATAAACTTAAAGTATATCTAGGTATTACTCTGGTATATGTTACAGAATTTTGATCAGATACAAATCCTTTACGAATAAAGAACATACGCATGATTTCATTATGTTTAGTCATATAACTACACCTCCACACATATATAGTATAACACACGATTTCCCTATTTGTCAATAGTAAAACAACAATTTTTATTGTTAAATAAAAAACATTTAAAAAAACCTCTTGACTTTTTCTTCAAAATGTGTTATACTATATATGTAAGTAAAACAAGCATATATAAGGTAGGAGGTTATACCATGAAAAAGGAAAGAGCACTGGATCTTATTGTTAAACTGTTAAAAACAGCATCTGATAAGGGTGCTACTAAAAATGAAGCCATGATCGCAGCACTTAAAGCACAGGAACTTATGGCAAAATACGATATCGATCCTAATGAAGTACATCAGGAAGACAATACAGAAGCTATTGTGGAATGTGCTTCCGAAGTTGGTACTGGACATAAGTGGAAGTTGCAACTGGCCCACATTATTGCCAATAACTTCTGTTGTACAATGTTCTGTTACGACGGTGGAAAAATCATTGTGTTTTATGGTTATAAAAAGAATGCCGTCGTTGCAAGAGAAGTTTTCAACTTCCTGTTTGTTACTGGTATTAGACTTGCTAACAACTGGTATATGAAGGAATACAATCACGGTAATAGGACAAAGGGTGTTAAGAACACATTCCTTCTGGGCTATCTGGACGGTATCAAGTCCGTATTGGAAAAACAGTGCACAGCACTTCAGCTCGTAGTTCCGGATACTGTTAAACTGGCATACAAGGAAAGAATGGAAAATGCATCTCACCATCAACTCAACAGCAGCTTCAAATATAGAGCAGATGCCACTAATGCTTATAATGAGGGTGTTACACAGGGTAGAAACGTAGCAAATGCCAGATATTTGGAAGAAAAATAAAAGAAATTTTCAAAAAGTACTTGACTTTTCAATAAGTTTGTGTTATACTATATTTAGTGGAAACACTAAACACATATAAATAAAAGGAGATAATTAAAATGAAAAAGGTATTTAAAAACAAGACTCAAAAGTACGGTTACTATTTTGGAATGATTGTTCGAGATGGATCCGTTCTGTGTATGTTATTCAGTTTACTGTTCATGTGCGGAAATAAGGACGAACCTAACTGGTTAGCAATGATGTTTTTCTTACTCCTGTTTTTGGCACACATTTATGGTTGCTGGAGAACCGACTACGATACATATGATAAGGAGGATGGTACAGAAGATGAAAATAACAAATTTAATTAAAGAACTTACTGATGTTCTTTTAACAAAAGGAAATATTGAAATTATTGTTTCAGTAAAGGACAAAGAAACAGCTGATTATAAATTTGGTAAACTTTTTGATATTGTACCGTATGACGACGGTACTTTAGGTCTTGTAGGTAAGGAAGAGGAGGGTTCAGGATGAGTAGCGAGTTTCTGTTTAAGAAGATCATGTGGAAAGTACTGTTACTCTGTTATCAGTTCTATTTGTTTACAGATGTAATATGTTCAAAAGAACCTAGTTCCACAGGACGTATTATATGGTTTATTGTTGTTTCTGTAATTGCCCTCATGGATGGAATAAACTTGTTTGTTTATTGGGCTCACTGGAGAGTAGGATACAGAGACATTGAGGAATTCAAACCTGTGTTACATCCATGGAGAATTGTTTTAGGACTGTTTATTCTACTTGGCGATGGTCTAGTAGACGGACTACATAATAGTTCTAATAGAAATCTAACTCCTGACGAAAGAGTAAAACTGGAAAAGACTGTTCGTGAAGTACAAAGACTTCAGACAAATAACCCTTATTATGTCAAACAAAATAGAGGAAGATATCATATGTAAATATGTGTTTCCTAGTAACATTTTGTAACCCTTAAAATTTGAATATCTCAAAAACAAGGGTTACAAAATGTTACATAATATATATTATTATATAATAAACAAGAAAACCAGTAAACATAAAAACAAACATACTAATATACTAAATAATAGTATTACATATATAACATACTAATATTTACTAAATTATAATAATAAAATATTAACTATATGATATATTGATAGTTTTACTAATTCTCTTGTCTGAAATATTATATAATAAGGGTCCGTTAAAACTTTTAACAAAATAGGAGGAAATATCAATGTCTGAAAGAAACTATATGACAGAGGTAAAAAGAGGAATGGTATTCTATATGGATGTTCCTAGTAAGGATCAACCTGTTCCACTTCCTGGTGAGTATGCCATTTCCAAGAAAAGACCTTATATTGTCATTAGTAGTGATGAACAGAATATGTATTCTAACCTTGTTCATGTGGCACCTATTACAACTAAACCTTCCGATAAACCCAGATGGTATAGAGTACCTTTTAGAGCTTCTGATGGTACATATAGATGGGTACTTATTTCACATCTTATGTTAGTACCGAAGGAATACTGCACTGTAGCAGATATGTCGGAAGCATTGACAAATGTATGCCTAAATAATAAGGAACTCACCCAGAGACTTAATGAATCTATTTTTAAGCTCTTGGGAGTTACATACAACGAACCCGAAACTATTAAGGAGGAAACTAAAATGGAAACAAAGCTGGAAACCACTAATCTCGAACCGGTAGTGCAGGTATCAGGAGTTACACCTCAAATGGTAATTCCTAATATTAACATTACTATCAACATTCCTGGACTGGGAGAATTTGTAAAAGCTGTAACTACTGAAACAAAGACAGAAGTTAAGACAGAAGTTAAACAGAAACCTACCGTAGAAAAACCAAAAAGAAACAATAAACCGAAGACAACTTCTAATTATGTTGCACCTAAGGGTAAAAAAGGAAGAGTAACCATTGATAATAACGAAAGAGACGAAATTTTTAACTATCTCCTTTATCATGCGAAAAGATTTGGTGGAACCTTGACTTTAACAGAATGTGCTACGAATCTTGGTGTTTCCTTCAGTACCGTTGTAAGATACTGTACTCGTCTGGAAACTAATGATAAATGTTTTAAAAGATAACTAAATATCGCAGATAAACTACAGTAAACCCTTTTGATTTTACAAAAGGGTTTACTGTTTTATCTACAGTTATATAAGAAAAATAACACTAATTCCCTACAATAAGTATATAAATGTTCTATTGGAGGGGATTCTATTGGAAACATTTGAAAGTCAATTACAACTTCTTACAGATAAGATCAACGATGTTGGTGTTATCGTAAACGAGTTGTATTCACAGTTCCCAGAGTTAAATAAGGAGTGTATACGTTCCAGAGTTCGTAGATATATAAATACACACAGACAGACTACTAAACCTCTGGTAGACATTCTAACGTCACCTGTGACAAAGTCCGTAGAATATAAATCAGATGGAAGTGCTACATTTGACAGAATAATATGTTTACAGGATTCTGAAAATGTAACTCCGGAGATACTACTTAAAGCCCACGGTATGGATGTTGATAAGTGGGAAGTAATCACTTGCAAAAGTAACTTTTATCAATCTCAACGAAAAGGTGGAACTGTTATTAATTTATATCAAAGCAAAATAACAGCTAAACCTAAACTGATTGAAGTTTCCATAGACGACATAAAACATGAATTTGAAAAACTACAAGGTAATCTTAAACCTATACAGGTTAATCATACAGAAAAGAAAGATCCACTCTTATATGAAATAAACATAGCTGATTTACATTTAGGTAAATTTGCTTATAACGAAGAAACAGGTGAAGCACTTGATACGGTTATCACTTGTAAACGGTTTAAGGAACTCATTATTAAAGAGTGTCAAAATATACAGAAATTAGGTAATGTAGAAAAGATATTGTTCGTGTGGACAAATGATTTCTTCAATTCTGATGGAATTAGTAAATCCACAACCGGCGGAACACCACAAGACACAGATATGAAATGGCAACAATTATATCTATGTGGTCTTAATCTACTAATTCAAGCAATAGAAACATTAAGACAGCTTGCACCAGTAAAAACATTCTATATAGCCAGCAACCATAGTAGACAAGTAGACTATTATGCTATATGCACATTAAGTGCTTGGTTTAGAAATTACGAAGATGTAGAAGTTCTTGTAGACCCTGCACCTAGACATTATGAAAGATTCGGAAATGTGTTATTAGGATTTGCACATTCCTATTATGAAAAGAAACAAAACCTCCCGCATTTAATGCAAATAGAAGAAAAGGAAAATTGGGGAGTTACTACATATAGGGAATATCACCTGGCACATTATCATTGTGAAAAGGTAGAAGAGATAGGTGGTATTATATTCAGATGGCTTCCTAGTATCACAGGTGCTGATACATGGACTAATGACAGTGGTTATATAGGAGCTGTTAAAAGAAGTTATTCTTTTGTATACGATCGTAATGGATTAGTACAGATGAACTGTACGATTATTTAAGATACATAACTAATAGGAGGATTGCACAAATGTCTAAATCTAATTATCATAAGAAATTAGGTAGAGCGAGCTGGGTAGACAATGAACATACAAGTCGTTCTAAAGAATCTAACTTTTATGATGAAGATTACTCATTAGAAAAACCTTCTACCGGAAAAAAGAAAAAGAAACATCCAGCACCTAAAAAATGTGATCATAAACACGAATATGAAGAAGTTATCTGTACTTATAAAATAAATATTCTTGGACAACATAAACCGGAAGCTGTTATAAGAGATAGATGTATTATTTGTGGAGAGATGAAAGGATGGAAACATCCGACTATAAAAGATAGTGAACATTATTTTAGTCGTTCTATGACTTATGAAGAAATACTTAAAAACTTTCCAAATTTAACTATTATGGAAATGGATTAAGGAGTGTAATATTATGAAATTAAGAATAAGAGAATCCGAAGCTAAACTTATAAGAGAGAAAAAAACATATAAGCTAAACAAAGAAACTATTGAGGCTATGAAAGAAGCAAATAAAATAATGAAAGGCACTTTATCCAGTCCAACATATTCAACACCTGAAGAGATGTGGAGTGATGTATATGAAAAATAGTATAAAATTAAGAATAAAAGAAGATACTTGTTCTATTCCAGCTAAAACATCCTATTTAGAAGATGGATTTGATGATAACGGTATTTATTATTTCGGAAAGAAACCAAAGCTACCTGTGAACTGGAAAGAATATAAACGGAATGATAATAAAAAACATTATACAGGTTTTGACGAAGAATTTTAATAATATTTGAGGAGTTATTGGAATGAACATAACAGGACTACAAAGAACAACAATATTAGATTATCCAGGATATGTAGCTTGTATCGTATTTACAAGTAACTGCAATCTAAAATGTCCTTTCTGTCATAATTCTGAACTCATTGATAAATGTAACTCTATCATGAGTTCAGAAGACTTTTTCGAGTTTCTTAAAATGAGAAAAGATAAACTAGATGGAGTATGTATATCAGGTGGTGAACCGTTACTACAAGAAGATATTATTTCATTCATAACAGAAATAAAAAGACTAGGATTTCTTGTTAAATTAGATACCAATGGAACAATTCCGGATAAACTAAAAGAACTACTAGACAAACATCTTGTAGACTATATAGCAATGGATGTTAAGAACTGCATGGAAAAATATGCTATAACTTGTGGTTTTTATAATCTTAATACTACAAATATTAAAACATCTATAAATCTAATTATGAATAGTGGTATTGATTATGAGTTCAGAACAACACTTGTTAAAGGTTTACACGAATCGTATGATATGATAAGAATAGCGAATCTATTAAGAGGTTGCAAGAATTATTATTTACAAAAATTCAAAATGTCTGATAATGTACTAGATAAAAAATGCTCCCCTCTGTCAAATGAGGAAATGCAAAGATACCTGGAAATAGTACGATCACAGATACCTAATGCTAAATTGAGAGGAGTAGATTAATTATGTTATTAAAAATTCACGAAAAAGGTGATTCACATTACTTCATTGTAATGGGGTGGAAAGATGATGAACCTAGAAAGAATGCTCCGAAATACAATAGAAGGTTTAATTCTTATGAAGATGCTGCTGAATATTTTGATAGACTATCTGAAAGATGTTCTTTTGTAGAATTATCCGAATATATAGGTGGAAAAAGAAAATGGATTGCCGATACAGAAGATACCACAAATCTATAAATAGTTTGTTCTTATAGGAACCTGATAGAAATCGGGTTCCTTTTGTTTTTAGTTGTAAAAATTAAACAAACTAAATATAAAAATAAAAAGTACCAACTAACACTTATATATGTAATATGATGGGTTTAGGGGTGATCTAAAATGTTCTATGTGACGGTTAATGTTAAAGATCCAATTCAAGTTAAGAAAAGTATCGCTGTTCAGAAGTCACTCACAACTAACTTTCCGGAAATTCTGTTTGAGTTACATGATGATTGTAAATACTTTGATTTAGGTGATGATTGTATTATTTCTGCTGCTGTAACAAATACAGATTTAAAAACAACACCTTTTCAAGGAACTATTGAAATAGTAAATCCACATAGAGGACAAATAAAAGTAACTCCGGTATCAGATGATTTTACTATGACAGGAATAAATACTCTTACAGTCAAATGTACTTTAACAAAAGAAGTTATTTCTTTTCAAACAACTATATTTGTTCAGTCCATCCTTAAATCTATCGAAGAAGCACTATAAACGAAAGGAGAATACTTATGAAAGAGATTTTGCTTAATATGTTATCCACTATTCTTATTGCTTTTACTGGAATGTTTTGTTTTTATATTTGTAAAGCAGCTCATCAAAAAATCGAACAACTTAAACAAAACACAAATAACGAAGCATTGAAAGCATTACTTGATAAGGTAGATTATATAATTCAAGTATGTGTTGAGGCTACTAATCAGACATTTGTTAGTAATCTTAAGAAAGACGATAATTTCACGAAAGAGGATCAGGAAACAGCGTTTAATATGACATTCTCCTCTATCGAAAATATGCTAACAGATGAAGATAAGAAAAAGATAGTAGGTACTTTTGGTGATATGAGTACATTCATTAGAAACTCCATTGAGAAGTACATCCAGGATAATAAAGACATTTAAGAGAGGAGTTTTTAAGATATGGATAACGCTCTTTTAACTCAGAAAGTAACGGAACACGAAGTAAGACTAGATGCTATGGAACATAAAGTAGATACACTAGAAACTAAGGTGGAGGATATCCATAAAATAGCTACTTCTGTCGAATTGATAGCACACGATATGTCTTTTATGAAAAGTGATGTCTCCGATCTAAAGGATGGACAAACAGAGCTAAAAGATGACTTTAAGAAAAGTCAAGAGGAACTTAAAGAACGTATAAAAGATGTAGAGGATGCACCTGCTAGGAAGGTAGCATCTAAGGTAGATACTATAAAAGATAAGATACTCTGGTTAGTTATTGGTGGTGTAGTAGCATTTCTATTAGCACAAATACTTCCAAATATAAAATGGTGATTAAGGAGAGATAGATATGAAACTAATGATTCTCGAAAGTTCAAACATTCACGATGAATATATATTTATAACAACTAAACAGGTTCCTGATTTTGATGGGTTCCTTACAGACTATACTATGTATATGCACATCTTAGCTGATACAGATGATTGGTTTAATTATTTGAAATCGGACAGAGCCGAGATTGGAGACATCCCAGAAGAGTTTATTGATGGGTATGTGTTTGTGTTCGGCGACACTGATCTATACGATCCTAATGAGAACCCAGTATCGTTTGATTATGAATGTGATACAGAAGAAGAAGCCTATGAGTGGTTTGACGATTACAACGGTTTTGAAGATGATGAAGATTATTAAGCGGTGATGTATAGATGATCACTTTAAATGAATATGAACAGGTAATTCATATAGATGCCACAACAGAGTTGAAACAAAATACAATAAAATATGCTTTATATGATGCCCAACGAACAAGACGTTATGCAAAGTTCTATTGTGGACGTTATTATATATCTGTTTCCTTTAATAGAGATTATACTGTTCAACTTTCTTCTAATTACAGAAGTGACTTAAACTTCAACAAGGAAATAGATAGAATGGAAAATAAAAAGTATGCCATCAATACCATGTCTTACTTTATATGGTATTGGACAAATAAATTAAGAAAAATGTAAAGGAGTAATTTATTATGATTAAATTAATGGTTGAAGATACACTGAATGATGGTATTGTTGAAAGTGTTTTGGATGTGCTAGAAGAATTTGTTGACGGTATTGAGGATAATTTAGCTGTATCTGTTGGCAGTAAGGTAAAAGGTTATGATGCTGATTGGTGTGCTGATGTTGAATCTTCTGACTTAAAGAAAGCACGTGAAGCATATATTCAGGCATTAGTAGCAGATCTTTTTGATAAATTTGAAGTTTAATTTATAAAAAGGAGTACATAATTATGAATAAGTTTATTACAAAAGTATTTAAGAGTGCTGGTGTTAATGCCAAAGTTTCCAGAGATACAGAATCTCCTAGATTCAGAGTTGTAGATAATGCTCTAACACTTGAAGGTCTTGTTACACCTGATAAGTATACAATGACTATTAAAGATAGCAAGGGTAAGATTGTTGATAATCTTTCTGTTTCTATTGATAACAGTAATGATATCGTAAATAGAATTAACGAATCTTTAGGAACTCTTAAAATGCTTTCTTCTGTATATGACAAACAGCAAATCACCGAAGATGAGGATGTTGAGGAAGACGAAGAGTTTGAAGATGTTGTTATTGACGAAGATGCTCCTGTTGATATGGAAACTGGACTTGAAGAACTGTATGATGCAATTCTTGATGTGGCGGAGAAAGCGGAACAACTTACAGACCTTGCAGATGACGAAGATGCTGATCAGTTAAATACTATCATTAGCTTTGCAAGTTCTCTGTATGATTGTGCTATTGATGTTGCAGATTATAAGGATGACATTTTTGAGGAAGAAGACGAAATGGACGAATCTGTTAGAAAAGTTAAGAAATCCGATCTTCAAAAGGTACTTGACAATTTAACAATAGCAGAATCTGTTCTTAAGAAAAACAAGGTAATGAAAGATATCGCTGAAGCTATAAAGGATGTTAAATCAGAACTAATAGTTAGGGGAAAGTGATATGATCTATTTAAACAAGGTTGAAGAGCCGAACATTGTAATAAATCAAGACCTTGTTATAGAATACAAAGAAGAAGGAGATATTTATTTAGTTAATGTAAAGAGAAACATGACAAAACAACTTGTCGGATATACTCACTATCAAACTTTACAAAAAATAAATAACTCCTTTTATTTTATTATTCAAGGTCTTTTAGAGGATAAGTTTGAAAATGTTACAAAGCTAAAGGATGCCTATAGAAAGTTAGTAGTAAACTGTAACACACTAATTAAAAACATTTCTAACTTATTACCTGATGATATTTATAATACTATTTGTGAGGATTTAGATAGTTTACAACTACTTATGGAAAAACTAATTTACATAGTAGAGAATTTTTGTTTTGTGGAGGATAAATAAATGAAGTACACACAGTTTTCTAGCATGCCAGTAAAAGTCAGAATCAAGTGGATACAAGATAAACTTATCAAATTTGGATTTTTAAAAGAGAACGAAAGTGTACCATTTAAGAGGGATAAAAAATTCATAAAAGCCCTTATGTCCTTCCAATCTTCTGTTAATATGACACCTAATGCCGATATCACAGAAGATTTATTTGATAGACTAAACTGTAATTGAGGTGATAGCAATGGATAAGCATTATAAACGATACTATGATAGATACCATACTATCACAGAAGACAATGACGAAGAAGAAATTGTTATCGAAGAAGAAATACCTGTTACAGATGTATTAGAAGAGATTGGAGATAATTTAGGTTATCCGTTTACATATTCTGGAACAGTTGGTTCTTTTTCAGTTTCTGACAATGTAGAAGTATCTGTTAGATTTGCAAATAATACTGTTCAAAAAATATATACTCGTATATTAAAAAATCCAGCAAGATTTGATTGTTCGAAGAACACAACTACCGTTGATAATCTATCTGTAGAATTACAAACCTGTGTTCTTATTATAAAAGATGTTAGACAGAAACTAATGTAAAGGGTGATACATAATGATTAAGTTAAGATGTGAAGATTTTGATTCTACCACTTCTATAGGAACACAGTATAATCCTCCTGTAGAAAATATATACGAAAATCTAGAAGCATTAGGTATGTTATTTGCTGTAGCATCTAATGATATTCATACTATTCATGTAAATGCTTGTGGTAAAGATTTTCAAACATTACATTTAGAAGCAAATGAATTATACCAAACACTTGACGGATACATGGATATGGTGTTTGAAATGTGCTGTGAAGACGGTCATTATATTCATAGTATTAACGATGCTAAAGCACTTCTTTCGGATAAATATCCGGAATTTACTGTTTCCGAATGTCCGTTTGAACTTATTGAAGGTGTACAGACAATTATAAATATTCTTAATTTTGTAATCGGTAGTATTAAAGAAACATACGAGGTACTTCCTTCCGATATTCAGTCTACGATGGACGAATGGTTACGTTATCTAAATTCTAAAATGAATTACTTCCTAGGACGTATTCTACAAGGTGCCAAAACAATGACACCCGCTAATGAAAGTATGATGAACAGAAGTACAAGAAGAACTAGAAGAAAGTTTGTTTGTGAACATCTGGATAAACTTAAACTAGGTCAGTCTTATACTATGTTCTGTCAAGTGGAAGATCATATTGAAGATTATAACTGTGATACAGTTGACCTGAAGAAGGGTGACTATATTATAAGAGACTTCCAGTTTGGACATCTCCCTAATGGTGGAAATAAGGGTTATATACCTTATGAAGTTGTTGATATTGAGTATGATAGAGACAATGATATTAACGGTTATAGAGATGTGAGAAAACGTCTGCATCTTTATGACGGTTATGAAGATTTTTATATTGAATGTTATAATGATAGATTCAATGGTATGTTCCATAAATTAAAGAAAAGTTCTGTTGAGAAATAAGGTGAATTAGAATGATTAGACTACGAGAAATATGGGATGGTGGACCAGATCAAGGATCTCCAGTAGAAGGTACTTATTGTGAAGAGTGTGGTCAACAATATCTTCCAGGTGATATTAGAAAGGTTTACTACGTTGATGAATTAGACGAAACACTTTGTGATCGTTGTATAGTCAAACCTATTATTGAGGATATTTTTGATAAAGAACTTATGGATTCCAACGAAAAGTTAGATTACTTAAACGAATTATACGAAGAAGCCTGGGAAGAAGATCCTGTTATTGAAGAAGTTGAGGAAGGAATTTACACAACATCTTTAACAGGTGATTATAAAATGACGGAAGATGAGGTTATTGATGTATTAATTGAGGATATATCCGATCTAGGTCCTACAGAACAACAATTAAACGAATTATTCCCTGATTATACATTTACTCGTGTAGAAACACAATATGAATGAGGGACTAATTATGATTACATTAGAAACAGTAAATGAAAATTTAGATTTCGACCTTCATGTAGAAGCGAAAAGAGAAACATTAAAGAAATTTATAACACAAACGGTAAAACATTTTACTTCTGTTAATATTATTCCTACTATTTCCCAAATATATGATTATATAACAGAAGATAGATGGTTCAAGGTTCATGTCTATGATGGTGCTAGATGCGGTGTTTCAAGAAAAGATTGGGAATGTTTATCTATAAAAGATTTTTGTCAGAATATTCAGAATCTTTGTTCCTTTAATTTAGACGATACCAACGAATCCTTAAAGAAATATAAAAAAGTCTAAATACTAAATAAAACTGCATTTCTTCGCTTAAGCAAATATCTAAAATTAGTAAACAATAAAATTGTTCAAATTGAACTAGCAGAAGAAATCGAAGATATGTTACCGGATGTTTTTGAAAATTGTAATTCTTTAATAGGTAAACTTGAACGCTTTATTAAGTCTTTTGATTAAAGAAGTGGTTAAATTGATATGTAAACATTGTGGTAAAGAGACATCTACAGTTATTTGTGAGCATTGTGGTATAAATGTTGTTTGGTATAATAAATATGGGATTCAGCATGATATTGAGAATCAAGATGAGTTAGCACAATATGATATTTTTATACCTGATGAAGATGTTTCTATTGAAGAAGTAGTTACAGAAGTTTTTAATACTAATAACCTTTGAGTGTATTACAACCTAAAATGGGTTGTAATACACTGATAAGGTTGTAATGTTAGAAGGAGTGTATAAGAGTATGGAAACATATGAAATCATTTATGATTATTGTGGAGAAGACGGTAATTGTGATTATAACATCCGTGAAGAATTTACTGGTACATGGGAAGAATTAACAAAGTATATTAAACAAATGAGAAGAAATGGTTGTTATAATATCAGTGCCACAGATATTACTCCAGAAGGATATGAAGAGTCTGTAAAGTTAAAAATTAAAGAAACTATTCTAAACGAAAGCCGTTCCGAAGTGGCAGACAAGATTGCTGAAATAGTAGGACTTCAAGGATTCTGGACACGTGAAGACGAATTTGTCGAATCCATGGAAGAGGAAGGTCTGAGTGTAGATTATATTGATTATGAAACAGCTGAGATTTCTTCCGATGACTCAGAAGAAACTTGCCGTGTTTATTTTAACCGGGGCGGTAAAAGTTTTACTATTTCTAAGATAAAGTGTTTCAATGAGGAGGGTAACTCCTTCTGGTATGAGGAGGAGGACTTATCTGAAAGTTTAGATGACGACTATACTACATATAGAGTTTGGTATCATCCATTTGATTATCCAGACGAAGAAGACTATGTGGATATTTATGCAAAAGATACAAAGGATGCAAGATATAGAGGCAACGCATACGGTTATGTAACAGATGTTGAAATGTTAGTTGATGAGTTGCAAGAAAAAGTAGAAATTTCAGAAGTTTATAGTGACGATGATGATTTGGATGATCTTATTCAATCCTTTGTACAAGAATATGATTCGGCAGTAACATCTATCAATTCTTCAAAACTACCAACAATCTTTAGTTTAGTACAGAAACTAGGAGGTTTTAAGCCTGGAACTGTCAACGCAGATGTTGGTGGGGGTCGTTTTGATAACGCAGCACAATACTTAAAAGACTATGATGTTCTTAATTTAGTATGGGACCCATTTAATAGAACAAAGGAACATAATAAGGATGTAATTGACTTCATTAAGAAGAACGGTGGCGCCGACACTGTTACCTGTTCTAATGTATTAAATGTTATTAAGGAACCAGAAAATAGGTTAGCTGTTATTAAGAACTGTGGTAGACTTGTAAAAAATGGTGGAACTGTTTACTTTACTGTTTATGAAGGTTCCGGTTCCGGCGAGGGTAAAGCAGACGATAAGAGAAAGTCATTCCAGACAAATATGAAAACCACAGACTATCAACCGGAACTTGAAAAGGTATTCAAAGATGTAAAAAGAAAAGGTAAATTATTTATTTGTAAGTAATCAAGGAGAAAATATGGTTCTTACAGAAAATAGAAATTATCCTTATGAAGGATATTTCTGGATAATCAACGATACAGTTATAGGAGTTACATCAGAAGTACCCCAATATAACTATGATTATAACTTAAATGGAAAGACACATAAAAACACCTGGGCTTCTATTAAAGCTAATTATAAAATTGATGGTAGGGAAGTAGCGTGGAACTACTTCCCTAGGGGTAGGGTAATAGTGGATCCAAATTATGATTTTGATGATAAATTCGATAACTATTCTTGTATTGTTTTTCTGGACAAGTGCATTAACAATAAAGCATACAAAAAGCTAATTATGGATTATTACAACCTGAATTTACCAACTATACCACATATAAATTGGACAATGCTGGGTGAACGTGCCGGAATAGATCATTATACCTGTCATAATTGTAGAAAACAAGGTGATATAGATGCTTAAACACGTTATGAAAAGTTGGTATGCTCATAATTCCAATTATAAGGAATGGGAAGACAAGGTTCTTAAATATATGAATAAGGAAGAATTTGAAGATCTTATGTTTTTCCTTGAAGATTTATATGAAAGAGAAATTGGAATTGATAGTTATGTTTTAAAGTTTGATTCTTTAACAAATAAAATTTCTTTTATTTCAACCCCTGACTGGGATACAGAAAACGAACCTACTGTCGGTGATTCTATTTGTGCTTGGGTAGACGAAGACGGAGAATTTCAAGCAAAGAAAATAAAAGGAAAGAATCAAATTTACCATAACAAGTGGCAATTCGTTCAACCTGATTACAGTGGGTTTGATGTTGAAGAAGCTAAAGAAAGAACAAAACTCTGGAATTCCATTCCAGATATAAATAAACATAAGTCAAGAATAGGATATAGAAGTTATTGGAATCAACTATTAAACGATAATAATATTCCATTATAAGTAGGTGATAGTGTGAAATTGAGAATAAAAGAATCAGCACATAACATTCTATATCACTCGGTATTCGATAAAAACTCATATAATTATGTTTTAAGAAATGGTATAAAGGCAGACGATCAAGGATGGGTTTATTTATCTGAAAAACCCTATAAGGATGCTTACAGAACTTTTCAAGTCGTAGTGCCTAATGAAACCTTACTATACGATTGGGAAGACTTTTGGTTGGATGACGATGGAAATGAAATTGACTTTGACCATGTATACGATCCTGATAATAAATATTATATGTATTATGGAGACATATCGAGAGATTATATAACTGAAAAACCAACTATAAAAGAATCTATCGAAAAAGTAGATGATATACTTGTTTTTGATTATGTTGGGGATCTTGTAAATATATTACTGAATAAACCAAAACCTTATCGTATTTGTTACGACCCAAAAAATGATATTTATGGATTAGGGGATGCCTATAAATACATACATGGATATATAGAGGATGCAATGCGTAGTTTAGGTTATGAACCCCGTGTTATAAAAGGTGCTACAAATGAACTAGGTTGGGAGTTACCGGATAGAACCGACTATGTTGAGTGTACTTTTATCCCTTATGATTGTGCAGATGATAGTTGGCAAGTAGGTGGATTTGTAGGAGAAAGATCTAAACCTTTTTACATTTCTACAGGATTTATTCTAATGGGTGGAAATAAAACACCACAAAAATCTTTGCCTGATTTATATAAAGTTCTTGAGCGTCGAAATGCTGTCCTTAATAACCTTTCACATAATGAAATAGAAACAATTAGAAATACAGCTAAACGTAGATTACAAACCACCTATAAGAAATTCGAAGAACTTATAAAGTTATATAAAGATAATGGTTTTCGTTTAACAAATCCTAGATATAGAGGTTTAACGGGGTTCAAAGAATACAGTGACTACCGCATAAAAAATCCAAATAGTTGGGGTATTGATAGACCTGAGTATGATACCATTTGGAAAGATACTATTCCTGGAAGAAATATGAACCCTATGGATGTTTATATAAACGAAGGAGAAGAGGATGAGCAAGGTCTATATTGGATATATTCAGATATTTTAAGCACTCAATCAGCTATATATAAAGAACTTATGAATACCTGCAAAGAATATAATCTACCATACTCTACATTCTATGACTTATAAATAAAACAAAGAGTTTTTATAAAACATGGAATGATAATATAACTATAATTATGACCTTTCATTAAAAGGTACACAATTAAGGAGTGAATTATTTATGATTAAATTATACAAATCAGATGATCATGCATCCCTCAAAGAACGTGAATATGTAGACGATGTCTACACAGTTGTTTCTAAAGAATCTATGAATATGGAAGATGATTTAAGAGGCATTTATGTTGATGATTCTTTGGATGCTTTGGAAGACGAACTTTCTGCAGAAGGATTTGAATATTATGACGAAGGAATTTGCATAGCTCCTGCAGATTGCCTGTATAGAATCTGGAAAAATGACAAATATAAGATCTTTATTTATTTTGGTAACGACGATAATATCGTTTATAATATCTATGTTAAAGAAAAAGATACTACTTTAGAGTCTGTTTGTTCTAGAAAAAGAAAACTTCGTGAACAAGATGTAGAAATAGAAGTAAAACATGAAGGAATTCTAGAAGTACCAGAAGGAAAAAATGTCGAAGATTTACCTATAAAACACTTTGTTGACCTTGCAAAGAAGAAAGGTCTTTCTAAAATTACAAAAGCTCTTAATAATCTTCAAGTCTGGAACAAAAAGAAAAACCCATCTCTTTCAAAATGGGCTGGAGATATGATTGATAAAGTATCCAAGAAGATGGAAAAGAACGAAGCTTTTGATAGATACAACCCAAATATAGAAGCTGATTTTATGGAACCTGGAAATCTATATAATGATATGCCAGATACAGAAAATACACAAGATGATGTATTTGAATTTTATGTATCTTATTGTATGAATAATTGCAGGAATGAAAATATAGCAAGAGAATATCTTGAATCTGAAAATCTACCAGATTCTTTTATAGATTCCATTATTGATGAAATATACAGAAGATTTGACATAAGTGAATCATTTTCAAATGGAAGAACAATAAGAGAATCAGCAGCAGAAAAAGATCTATATGATGATTTATATAGTTATGCGGACCAATATAGAATGACATCCAGATGGACAAAAACAAATGTCGAAAAATATCTTGAGCGTCAAAAGAATTTTAGAAGAATGTCTGATGTTGATTTTCAAAAGGTAGTAGACAAAGTAAATAAAGATTTTAAACGTAAGAAAAAAGTAAAGAGTTTTCCATACGATTCAAATTCATATAAAACAGAATCTATAAGAAGAAAAAGAATAAAAGAAGATTCGTGGGATGACTTTGTAAAACCAAATATTGAAAAAAGATATATTTGGCCTTTATACGAGGACAGTGCTTATGAGATATCTGAAATAATTGAAAAGTATCAAAATACAAACAGATTTAAAAATGAAATAAAGAGTTTCGATCTAAAAGACATTTCTTATATGGATTGGCCAGCACTTCAACTAGAAATAGAATGTTCTTATGAAGTATATGTTCTAATTAGAAAAGATATTGAACGTGAAGGTCTTTATGTAGATGATGACGAGTTTGACGAATCGTTAAATTAAAAGAATCTAAAAAGATGAAGCATACAAAAAACTAAAACATTACCTAAATATGAAATTGTACGAAAGAAGAAATGATTTATAAAATATTGGCATAAAAATACCTGGTATCTAATTACCAGGTATTTTTCTGATTAAATTTCGTATTCTTCAATCATCTTTCGAACTCTTTCAAGTTCACTATTACTATGAACAGTTCCACCGGAATTCATTTCAAGGTACCATTTCAGAACATCTTTTTTATATGCCAGATTATTAATGTTGAATTTAAGTGTATGCTCAAGAGGAATGTTATCTTCGAACTCATTATAGAAATGTCCAAAAACAGGAATTTCATTATGAAGAAATCTAAGAATTGCAGTAAGTCTCTGAAGTCCATCAACACAAACCATCTGAGGAATGTCTGTGTTCTTGTTAAAAGACCATTCTCCAATATTGAAATAAATAACTCTTGCAGACTTTCCTCCACGAAGGAAGAATTCTACATACTTAATTTGCTGTTCTTCCGTCCAGACATTTCCTCTTTGAAAATCAGGATTAAGTTCAAGATTATAATCTTCTTCATAAGACTTAAGCATCTTTTCAAGATGTCTTACATGAATATCGACTTCATATTGTCCATATGTGAACTGTTCAATATTTTTAAAACTTGCCATAATTCATAACCTCCGAAGTAATAAACCTATCCTGCATCTATATAGTTTACTGTAATTATAGTATAACATATTTTTATAAGTTTGTCAAGGGTTTTTAGAATCTTTGCTTGTAAAATAATTCACAAATATTGTCCTATATTTTTGTAGAATAATAACAAAATAATTTACCCGAAATAATCTTGACAAATTTATGAAAATGTGTTATACTATATATAACAGCATGACACTATATAAGGATCGTTATAAAAAACTACTGGGTCTTATAAGGTCATGAAAAAATTATTAAAATAAATATACAATTACACAAAAAAACAAGTAGATGTCAACATTATAAATTGTAACCTTTTTGAGTAGGTTACATTATCTCATCTGCCAAGCGTAGAAGGAGTTCAGTAGAGTGTCGTATAAATGAATTATGTGACATTTTATACAATTTTTTAATATAACAGTTTTTATATGAGGAGTGTTTCTATGAAACTTTATGTAAAGGAAGATTTGGACAATATGGAACCGGAATACGGTGTGCTGTTCAGAAATCCAAAAACAAATAAAAACTCACTCTGTATCTTTCCTAATAAAGAAGAAGCATTTGAATTTTTCGAAGATTGTGAACTTTTTGGAAGAGGTGTTTTTGATAAATGGGATCCAGACATTATGTCTAAAGATACGGGTAAAGGTTACGAACCTGATAAGTATGGTAAATGTTGGTATATAGCTTATACTTCGGATGGTGATGAATATCTTCAAGAAGTAAGAGTTATAAATAGAGAACCAGTTATTTTTTAATAAGAAAGGATGTTTTTATTATGATAAGAAGGCTAAATGAATCTAACGAAACCGAATTAATGAGTTGGGCAGAGTCCATTCCAATGGATGAACTTTGGGATGAAATAAGAGAGGTAACTGGTATAAACGATTTGGATTTTGACTACGACATCTACGAAAGTCGTGGTTATGTTCGAATTAAGTTTAAATCTCAAGATCTAGCAGATAGAACCGGGTTCCTCCGTGTTATGTTTGGTGAATTATACATTGAGGAATTTAATTCAGAGGTATACTATAAAAAGGAAGACCACCAGCCGGCATTTTGGGGATCCGCTAGTTTTGCATACAGGCATCCAGACGGTGGTTCTAATGGTTATACCTTCTTAAGATTTTGGTATGATGATACAAATGGTTGGCAATTTAGACATGATTAAAAAATAATAAGGAGATGTTCACTATGATTAGAAAAATGAGTAAACGTAGTATTGTTAAAAACAACATCAAGGAAAGTTATTCTGATATTTGGTCTGAAAACGCATGGGATGCCTATGATATTGCTTTAAAGTATCTTGGAGCAGACGGTCTATGTGAAGAGCTTGCTAAAGCTATGGGAACTGACGAACTTGCAAATAACCTAAAGTATATCTTTAGAGTTAATGAGATTCCTTTTATGAATGACGAGGAATTTGAGGAAGAGTTTGACGAATCTATTGTTAAAGAAGCCTCTGATAAGAAATGGCTTAATGTCGAAGTAACCGAAGACGAATATAGAAAGTTGAAGAAATTCCTGGTAGATCAAAACATTAAACATGAAGCATCAGGTGCTTATAATATGATTCATGTTGAAGTATATGTTGATGAATATGAGAGACAGAAAGTAAATGATTTTCTTGATACACTTGACGAGGGATGTCATAGTAGTAAGAGAAGACCTAGTAAACGTCGTAGACAAAGAAAGTAATATTCTGTAAACCGTTTATAATATAATTTGTGAATAATCCTCTACTATAGATTTAGTAGAGGATTATTTTTTATTGAGTTACATATTATAATTAGAATTAAATATAAATTTTATAAGTTTTTTCTACTATATCTTATACAAGGATAAAAAAGTAGGAGGAACTTTTTTATGTTTACATGGGATCAAATAAAAGACATGAGTAAGGATGAGTTCGCTAAACTTTCACCGGAGAATAAGGAACTTATCCTTAAAATTTTAACGGAATATAAAGAGTGTGGAAGTTCAACAACATTGAAAGAATTGTGGGAAGTAGACTATACAGAAATTCCAGTATCTATCGATGAATTCATTTGTAATCCATACTATCTAGGAAATTCTACAGGTGAAGGTACTCTTATTTATCCTTATTGGAGACAAAAGTATAGAGAAATATTTGATCCTTCATTAGGTTACGAGGAAATAGTTCTAACAGGTGCTATTGGTGTAGGTAAAACAAGAACTGCTGTTGTTTGTTTATGTTATTTATTATATAAACTAATGTGTCTTAAGAATCCACAAAAATATTATAACTTCCTCGAAGGTGACAAAATAACAATATTCTTCCTAAATATTACTCTTACACTAGCAGAAGGTGTAGGTTATTCTACCATGCACGAATATCTACTAGCTAGTCCTTGGTTTATGCAAAGAGGAACTGTTAGTGGTACTAAAAATCTAAGATACAATCCTCCACATAATATTGCTATTACATTTGGATCTAAAGGCGAACACGCATTAGGACAACAAATATATTGTGCATTCATGGACGAGGTTGATTTCAAACAAGGTTCTAAAGGTGTATCGGCATTAGATCAATCTAATAAAATAATGGCAGCGTACAGAACTATAAAAACCCGTATTAATTCACGTTTTATTAAGAATAACGTGCAATATGGAAAATTATTCCTAGTTTCCTCCAAGAAATCAGAACACGACTTTCTAGAAAGTTATGTTGCTGAAGTAAAGAGAGGAAAAGATTCGGATAAAATGATGGTGGTTGATGAACCACAATGGGTCATTAAACCAAAAGGAACCTTCAATAGTAAAACCTTTCCGGTCGCTGTCGGTAACAGATCCTTAAAATCACGAATGCTACCGGAAGAGACCACGGAAGAAGAAAAACAAGCACTTATAAAACAAGGATATAGAATATTAGAGGTTCCGCTTAATTTTAGACATGACTTCTCCATAGACATAAATGCAGCCCTGATGGATCTTGCAGGTATCTCTGTTGTAGGTACAGTCTCCTTCTTCAATTATGATATGTTCTCCAAATGTTATAATTCTAATTATAAGAATCCATTTGTGACTGATATTTTAACTATTGGAATGTATGATGAACTAAAAATTCAAGATTTTTTCGAATTGGATAAAATACCTTATTCAGTAAGATCCATGCCACAGTTTATTCACATAGACGCTGCTTTAACAGGTGACAAGGCAGGTATAACAGATGTAGGTGCTTCAGGTCTTAAAGAAATACAATTATACGACGGAACCAATGAAAGTGTTGTTTCTGAAATGACATATAAACACATATTTACCGTTGACATAAAGGCACCACAGGGTTCTGAAATATCGTTTGAAAAAACAAGACAGTTTATTTATTATTTAAGATCGGTTGGCTTTAACATTGTAGGAGTCTCGTTGGACGGTTATCAGTCTGCGGATACAAGACAGTTACTTATTGCACAGGGTTATGATGCTACTATCATATCCCTAGATAAATCTCCACAAGGTTATCTGACATTACGATCTGCTATGAATGATCAAAGACTTTCTTTGTTACATATAGATTTATTAGAAACAGAGCTAGTACAGTTACAAAGAGATGTTCAGACAGGTAAACTTGATCACCCCGATGGCGGTTCGAAAGATATGTCGGATTCTTTAGCAGGTGCCTTATACAATGCTACACTTCACAAACAAGAATTGGTAGACAGCCTACAATTATTATCATCCGCTATAGAAGTAAATGACGAAATGACAGCAGAACAGGAATTTATAAGCGATATGGAAAATTCTATGAAATACCAGCAATCTAAACAAGCTGAGGATAAATTAAACGACTTATTTGGATCACTAGGTGGGTATAACGATCCAAATGTTATTTCTTGGTAATATAAAAGGAGGTTTTACAGTGGGTATTAGACAATTTTTTGAGGATGCTTTTCGTATAAAGGTGAAACCATTAGATAACGAATACGATGGTATGAATATTACTAAAGACAATGAGGATTTAGCTAATAGACAGATTCATAATACAGAACCGGGTTCTTTAATTGATGTAGAAGCCATAAACAAATTTAGAACTCTTTCTTCGGACAGACAACAAAGATACGACGAATTTGAAAACATACTTAAAGACGCCACTATTGCTGCTGCTGTTGAAATGTACGCTGATGATGCTACACAGTATAATTATAGAACAGGAAAAATCATATGGGCAGAATCTGATGATAAGGATATCGAAAAAGCAGCAAATAGACTACTCAGTGTTTTAAAAATTAACGAGAATGCCTGGTCTTGGATTTATGCATTAGTAGCATTCGGTGATGTTTATTTAAGACTATATAGAAACGGTGACAGTTCAGATTATAATGAACTTTATTCCTCCTATAAATCAGGTGCTACTGCCATAAGAGTAAAACCTATTGATAAATCCAGAAAAATAGATGAATATGTAGAATATGTAGATGATCCAGCTACAATGTACGATTTACAAGTTCGTGATAAAACATCAGGATTTGTAAGAATGTTAAATACAGATAATAATATGGATACTACATCTTCCCTATACCATTCATTTATGAATAATACAGTAGAACTATCCGATGTAAACATTTATGATAGAACAAGTTTTATTCATATTTGTCTATCGGGTAATATTGACAGACATCCGGAACTGTTAGCATTAACGAATTCTAAAGACGGATCTGTTCAGGTATACAAAGTAAAGACAGGTAAATCTATTCTTGCAGACGCTTACGAAGCTACTAAAACAGTAGAACTACTAGAAAATAGTTTAATGCTTAATAGAGTTACAAAATCGGCTCTTGTTAGAATTCTTCAGATAGAAGTAGGTAATATGCCTAAGCCCGAAGTAGAAGCACTATTAAGAAGAATCAAAAACATGATTGAACAGAAAATGGCACTGAATAAACAAAACGGTGTTGTGGCATCTTATAATTCTCCAGGTCCAATAGAGAATGTTGTATACATACCCACCAAGGAAGGTAAAGGTGTAATTACATCTACAAACCTAGGTGGAGATGTAAATATTAAGGACATCGTAGATGTAGATTACTTTAATAATAAGAAACTTTCAGCTTTAAAAATACCAAAACAATTCTTAAATTACGACGCTCCTGAAGGTTTAGGTAACGGTACTTCTTTAACTAAATTAAGTTCAAGATATGCTCATACTGTAATGCGTATACAAAATGCCTTTATTTCTGGTATCACAAACCTACTAAATTTGTTATTTTTAGACAAAGGTTTAGAATATATAAATAAATTTACATTAAAAATGGTATCTCCGGCTACAATAGAGGATACGGAAAGAGATGAGCAAATGAACTCTCGCCTCGATCAGGCATCTTCTATTATTGACATGATCGATGGTAAAATTAATGAGAACGGTATGCTTAAAGTAGTTGAATGGATACTTGATAACTACTTAAATCTTTCTGATGTTAGTGCATTGTTAAAGAAATATAAAGCTGTTCAGGATACGGATAATTCGTTTGAGGGTCCTGGTAGTGGAAGAAGTTCCTTTGATGTAGATGTTAATATGAGTGGTGGTCCTGGTTCCTTCGACCAAGGTCCTTCCATGGAAACAACAGAATTTAGTTCTGAACCTATGGAAACAGAGCCTATCAGTGAACCTACGATGACACCTGAGGCTTAAACAATTTCGGAGGTTATAAAGTAAAATGCTTATTTCAAAACATGATTGTTTTACAATTCTAAAAGAACTGCATAATTCTGGAGAAGATGTCTCCGAAGAAGTAAAGGAAGCTATTGCGGGTAATATTCCTAAATGTGTGGTTCGCAAATTAATTGAACAAGATAATGATGTTGTACGTTTTTACTTAAACCTTAATAATAAAGCACATAAAATAATAAAAGAAATACTCACTTGCGAAGGAAAACCAATAAAAACATATCTGAAAATAGCCTCTAGTATTATTACTCAAGGTTTGATAACTATGGAACACTTGTATGAGAACGACATACAAGGTCAAAATAAGTTTATAGAATGTTTGGGTCTTAAAGAACTTTCCTTTGGTATAAGTGAGTATTTTGCTACTGGTAATTATGAAAGCCTCGTTACTGCCGTAAACAGTAATAGAAATGATATAAAACTCATACTAGATTAATTCTAATACTTTATGGAAAGGGGTGATCAATATGCAGGTATTAATTGAAACTAGAATGAATTCCCTTAAACTTACTGAAAGTAAGGTTACTAAAAAGGGTTGTTTAGGTCGTCTAGAAGGTGTTTGTGCTGATTTCAAAAACCCAACAAGAAATGGACGTAAATATCCATTAGGTCTTTGGAAAAAAGTATTTAGTGATAGTTTGTTTAAAGAATCACTACAAAATAAAACACTTTTTGGTGAACTTGATCACCCAGAGGATAGATTTGAACCACTTATTTCTGAGGCGTGTGTCGTTATGACAGATTATCGTATAGATGAAGATGCGGGTCTTATTTATGGTGGTTTTGATATCCTAGATACTCCAAAAGGAAGAATACTTAAAAGCATATTGGATTACGGTAGTGTTGTTGGTGTGTCCAGTAGAGGACAAGGAGACATTGTTGAGTCTTCCGAAGGTGAATGTGTTGATGAAGATTCATATGACTTTGCCTGTTTTGATGTTGTTTCTACTCCGGCAGTAGAAAAAGCAAGACAAAAAGTAACAGAGTCTGTGAAACGTATCAATGCTAAAAACTTCAAAGAATCTGTGGAAACACAGATAAAGGAAGCCGAAACAGTCGCGGATCTAAACATTATCCGTTCTGTTGTTAGAACTTCCAAACTTAATGATTCTGATATGGATTCACTTATTGAGTCCATTGAAGATAGATGTAATAGTCTACAAAATGTTGGTGAAACTATCACAACGGTAGAGGAGTTACAAAATCATGATGCTGAATGTGTTATAGAGTCTGCTAATACTATTAGAGATAAGAAAAAACTATATCACTGCATTACAGAGCTTCGTAAGAAAGTATCCGCTTATAAACACAGAGAATCCAGATATCTTGAAACAATGTCAACATATAAGGAACAATTAAGTTCTTTACAAGACCAAGTTGATAGATTAAAGAGATTCTCAAGTAAAGCAAAAACTAACTTGTCCATAACAAATAAGAAGTTATTAGACACGGAATCAATACTTTCTGATACAAGAAAGTCCTTGTTTAGTCTTAAAAAGGAAAGAAGTAGTTTATCTAGAGCTAACGAACAGTTAAAGCTCGATAACAAGAACCTTACAAGACAGTTAGAGGAACTTAAAGAAAGTATTACAGTTAGAATGTCCAAAAAGGACAAGGATATTGACAAACTTACCGAATCTGTAGAAGCATCCAATAAACGAGTAACTTATTTAGAGGAACAGTTGAATAGTATGGAAACCACACATGAATCCGAAATAACATCTTTGGATTCCGAGGTTGATAACTATTCTATGTTACTTGAAGAAGCTCGTAAGAAAGTGGATAACAGTAATTCTACTATTACCTCACTTAAAGAAACCATAACGAATCTACGTTCTGATAATGGTTTACTTGAAACAGCTAACAGGAAACTGACGGAATCCATAACAACTCTACAAAGAGGTTATTTAAAACAACTTTGTAAAGCAAATGGATTAGATCCTAAACTGTTCCAAGGATCTTTAACTTCTACAACTACTTCCAAGGAAATAGAAACATTAGTTGAATCCTATCGCACAAAACTTGATAATATGAATAGTTTAGGAATTACTTCCGAAGGTTTACCCTATGGAGACGGTTATCTGTTAGAAAGTGTTAAAAGTACACCAAAAACAGAAAGTGATATTGAAAGTGATAATCTAATGGGATTATTACTTGCTACACAAAAATCTCTATAATTTTAAACGAAAGGAATGTAATTAATATGAGCAATCTTATGGTTGAAAATGCCATCAACAAAATGGCTACTAAAGCTACTCCGAAAATTAAAATGTACGAAAAGTACATTCGTGCCGCTGAGGCTGTTCAGAAGGCACAGGGTAAAACACTTACTCTTGAAAAGAAAGTTGCGCTTGCAACTACTCTTAACAATACCAAGATGATTTGTGAGGCTACAAACAGTGCTAACATTCCAAGTAAGACTTTCTTCATGGATATGCTGACTGCTGTTGTTCCAAATCTTATTGCTCCTGATATTGTTTCTACTCAGGCTCTTGAGTCTAAAGCAGGTATGATTTCCTATTTAAGATTCTCTTACGGTTCTGATAAGGGTCAGACCACTGCTGGTACTATGTTTAACAACTCTCTTTATACTGGTCATTCTGATCCGTATTACAGTGCAAGAGTCATTGATGGTGAGGCTGTTGAGACTGGTATTAACTTTGAGTATGTTCCAATTCTTCCAAAAACCGTAACAGTCGTTCTTCCTGATGGAACTACTTATACTGATGACGGTGCTGGAAACATTATCAATCCTGCAAATGGTAATGCTACTGTTGGTACTATTAACTATGCAACTGGTGCATTTACTTGTGTCACTGCTGTTACTGGTTCCACTGCTACTTATGAGTACAACAATGAGCAGGTTCCGGATCTTAAGGTTCCTGAAATCAATCTCAGCCTTGCACAGATTCCAATCTTTGCAAAGTCCAGAAAGCTCGCTGCATATTGGGGATTCGACGCAGCATACGATCTTAAACAGCAGTATGGTGCTGAGATCCTTGAAGTTATGTCTGCACAGGCAGCTGGTGAGATTGCCCATGAAATTGATACGGAAATTGTGAGTAAACTCGTTACTGGTGCTGCTGCCGGTACAGAGATTACATGGAATAAGGTTCCACCAGTTGGTGTTAATGCTCTTGATCACTATGACAGCTTCTGGATCACTCTTACTCAGGGTGCAAAACAGATCTTCAACGCAACACAGAGAGTTCAGCCAAACTTCATTGTTTGCGGTTCTAATGTTGCTGCTGTTATTGAGGTTATGAGAAACTTTGATGCTACCGGTTCTAGTGATGCTGTTGGTCCTCACTTCATTGGTACACTTGGTGGTAGATACAAGTGCTACATCGTTCCTGCTATTGATCCTAATGTCTTTGTTATGGGTTACAAGGGAACTAACTTCCTGGAAACTGGATTAACAGATGATTATGCTGTTGCAGCGTAATACAAGTCCAGTATAAACCTGGTGAACTGCTGGAAAGCTTAATTAAAGAAATAAGTCAATCAGCAGCCAAGCGTTAAATTTAATATTTAACGAAGGTTCAACGACTATCGAAAGCTAAACAACCACATTTGTAGAAATACATAAATAATACATAATTAGGTGGTTTGAAAATAAGGTTACATAAGATGTAACACGAAGCAAGTAGAGTACAGCCTATTAAGGTTAGCAGTAAAATGATATTAATTTTACATAAGTCTATTAAATGGAAGTGCCAGGGTTTTTAATAACTTGGTAACAGAGTTATTAAATTCATGATATAGTCTGATCCTCACAGTGATGTGAGTAATATACAGTTATTACAAACTGTATAAACGTAAATGTTGTATACGCTCCGTACATGCCTATTCTCAGCACGGACGTCCTCATGCCTGCTGACTTCCGTGGACAGCAAGGTTATGCAACCTCTTATGGCTGCAAGATGATCAACGGTAAGATGTACCTCCGTGGTAGAATTACAGGTTGAGTATAACCCTTTAATTTAACAGGTACCGGGTTGGTATTATTCACTAACCCGGTACCCTTAAATATAACATAGAAAGGAAAGATTTATTATGGCAACTGCTTACACTGTAACCATTACTAATACTAATACCAGTCCACTTGTTCTTCAAGATACTATCAGTCTTGTTACCATTAGTCCTACTGGTATTACTACTCCAGATACTCCTTATACAGAGTATATTTCTGATTCTGCTACTATTACTGATGGTTCTATTTTTGTTCCACTCTATAACAGAACTCAGATCTGCAAACTTCCAGCAGGTAAAGCTCTTACTATTGGTACAGACAATACCCAGGAAGCTGTTTACTATCAGCTACTCACTCTTGAGGGTGCTACTATTGAAGTTACAGGTGCACCTATTGATGATGCAGGCTGATTGTGATTAACTGTGCTTGAAGCAAACAATAGTTTGTTTCGATACTGTGTTGTGAGTTGGGGTTCATCCTCCAGCCCTAACTCACAAACACATTTTGGAGGGTTTATTCATTATGAAAATTGCAATCTTAAATAAAAGAAATGCCGAGCATTGTATTTGTAGACTGACCGGTGAACAGATCAACATTGAACCCAATGGATTCTACATTCTTGATACTCAAGAGGATAGAGAAATTAATTACTGGCTACACTTAAACAACAATGTTCTGAATAGATGTGGGTTAGAAATAAGTATTGATGATGAGTATATTAAAAAGCTGAAAAATACTAATCAAAATACTGGAAATAAGACACCTACAGATGTTTCTATTGTGGATAATGAACTTTCTCCTATAGTTCAAGAAATTGCTAAAATTACATATGTAAAAGAGGAAAAAACAGAAGAAAAGGTTCCTGTTTCACAAACAGATACTTCTACATCTGAACCTGAGTTTACAGAGGAAGAACTACTTAATAAGAGTAAGGAAGAACTCTGTCAGTTATGTGATAATTTTAACATTTCTTATAGGAAAAATGCTTCTGTAAAAACTTTAGTCAACCTTATCATTGGAAGTGGTGTTCTATGACACTTACTGAATATACAGATGAAATCCTATTTGCTTTGGGTGGAACAGTACTAGACATTGAAATCGAAAAGGATATTCCTAAATGTGTGAATAAGGCTTTTAGAGAAGTAAAAACTTATGTCACAACACCCGCGTATATGACAATACCGTTTGGTGCTTCTGCTAATGGTATTGGAGGCACTGTTGATCTAAAGGATAAGAATGTTTATAGCGTCATAAATGTAATGAGACCTTATTCATACAATAGTATGTCTATGAATACATTGGATGTTTTTGGACTTAATCAGACATATACTGCTATTACAAATGTTAATTCATATGCAGATAGAATGCTATTACTACAACAATTAAACACTATTTCAACAGATCTTGATTTTATTTGGGATGCACACAATAAGCAATTAAGTGTTACGATGAATCCACCCTTTACCAATATGATAACAATTCAGTATATTCCGGATTATAAAGATGTGGAGGAAATAACCGAGGTATTCTGGGTTGATATTATACTAAAACTTGCTACAGCTTATGCCAAGCAGGTTTTAGGAAGAATTAGAAGTAAATATACTTTAAATTCTTCACAGTACAACCTCGATGGTGAAACATTACTAAACGAGGCTAATACAGAAATCCAGGAGATACAAACGTATTTAAAAACAAATGTAGACCTGGCCTTCCCAATTGATTAATTTTATATTGAAAGGAAGATTTTACTATGGCAGATTTAAATGTTTTTGAACTCACTAATAAAGAGCTTCACAAGGCAGATAAGCAGTCCGTTAAAGAGTCTGTTAAGAGAACAGCGAAAAAAAGAAAGCCATTTAGCATTCCACTCAGCAAAGTAAAGTGCGAGTCCCTTTCCAAGTTCCTTGAAGCCGAGGGTGACGAAGCAGAAGAGCTTACCGTTGATTATACACCTGAGGATGATGTTGTTCTTGTTATTGATCCAGAGATGGATGAGGTTCCAGAAGATACAGAAGAGGCTGTTGAAGCTGCTGAAGATCTAGTTGGACAGCATGTTTGCAAGTGCTCTATTTGTGGTGCTAACTATGTTACTGATTCTGATATCACTGAAGAAGTTGAAATCGAGGATCAGGAGTGTCCTGTTTGTGGTGAGACCGGTGACCAGATTGTTGTTGGTGTTATTACTCCTACCGACGAACTTTCCAAAGAGGACGAGGAAGACATTACGGATGTTGACATCGAGGACGAGGAAGAGGTCAAGGACGAAGACGACGACGTCGAAGTCGAGGACGAAGAGGAAGTTGACGTTGAGGAAGAAGATGAAGACTTCGAGGAGTCTGTTAGAAGAGCTCGTAAACGTACACTTCAGAGAAAGTCTGAATCCGTTAGACGTTCTGTTCCTTCCCGTGTGACCAGAAAGATTTCTACAAAAAGATCTGTTGACGAGGGTTACCAGTTTGACGAAGTTACCTTCAACAGAATGCTTACTCGTTTTGCAAAAGAGAACTATTCTAATGTCAAGTTTGTTAAGATGACAAAAGGTTCCGTTAGAAAGAATACTCTTACACTTGAAGGTGTTGTTACTACTACAAAGGGTTCCAAGAGACCTATTAAGTTTGTTGCAGAAAACTTCAAGACTGACAAGAGAATGACTATTAAGTTCAAGGAGTTTGGACCATTTACAGAGTCCATGAAGAATGATAGAGCCACATTTATTGTTGAATGTGCTATGAGAGGTAAAACAATCACTCCTATCGTTCTTACCTACAACTTCAAGACTAAAGATGCCGGTATGAAGGAAAGTAGAAATGCTTACTCTGTTACTGGTAAGGTTCTGAGTGAATCTGCAAGAAAGTTCCGTAAATAATGAAATAAGAATTAGAAGGGAGTTTTATAACCATGAAAAATTATAAAACTCCCTTAAATGAAATAACAAGATGGGAGATTATTAAAAAATCCCAACAACAATCTCCGGAAAGATTTAACAAGAAACAATTTTACAGAGCCAAAGATTTTAACAATGTTGATTTCGAGGAACTGTTTAATAATGATTCTTTTGTTTGGAGATCTAGAGTAGGAGATTATATTGTTACTATTTCATTTGAGGGTCCTTTTGCAAACCTATATAACCAAGTTCGTGGATGGAGTGGCAAGAACAGATGGAAACGTATAGATCTGAAACTTCTTACTAAATGTCTATCCAAAGCATTAGACGAGGAAGATGTTCAGGTTGACTGTACTTGTCCTGATTTTAAATACAGATTTGCATTTTGGTTATCCAGACCTAATGTAGATGCTAAATACGGTGTTAAACAAAACAGACCTCCTACGGTTCGTAATGTAAAGAATAATAAAGGTTATTGTTGTAAGCACGTTTTAGCAGTTCTGTACGGTAAAAGATGGGTTCCTGCCGCTGCGAAAGCATGGTTAGAGTATATTAGAAGTAACCCAGAATTAGCTGAAGAACTTATATGGGGGTGAGCTAAATGGGTTTACTTACTAGAAAAGACTCCACTATATTTAGACAATATTTCAAAGAGATGGCAAGATTAAGAGGTATACAGGTTGTTTATCAGTATCCTATTGATATGTCTTTTACTATATATGCTGAAGAGAACCCAAAAGGATTCTCCGAAGAAATAGTAATGGACATTATATTTGAGGAGAATCCAAAAGTAACTACACTTCGTAAATATGGTTGGGTCTCTGAACTTCCAGAAGATAAACCTTATTTAGCACAGCTTCCTTTCGATGCCAAAAATCTTTGTAAAGGTTGTCGAATAAAGATAAAACCTCCATTACCATTAGCAGATGATCGGGTATTTGTTATTACAGATATACAAGCAAATTTAGAATTTCCAGATAACTGGATGTGTAAATTGGCTCCTGTGTTTTTTGCAAAACAACCCGAAAAAAATGCTGATTATAAAGATAAGAACAATGTGTTTATGAATTTGGACGAGTAACTATGAAAGTATGGTATCCTTATAACTACACAGATTCTAAATGCAGTAGTATAAACGAGTATATTATGAGTTGCACTTTAGATATGTCTAGGTTTAAACTTATTCTTATGAAAAATATAATTTCCGAAAGATGGAGATTAGTTACAGTTAAACTAAATAATCTACTACATACCGATACGATAAAACGAACTGATATACCCAATAGTTATATAAATTCTTTAACGTGTGGTTATGATCCAGTTAGAGGATGTTGTTATTACTATATATCACCTTTTAAAAAAGTGGGTAATACAGTATACAGTTTAACGAAAACTATAAGATTATGTGAATATGGAAATGATACGATACCTCCTTGTAACTGGATAAGACATAGTTATAACGAATTTGTAGATGCTATAACAGGTGATCGAAAATGAGTGTTAAATCTTACGATGACGCTATAATTGCTAAATTCAGAAGTCTATTTAATGACAACACTATTCATATATTACCTGTAGAAAATGCAATTCGTTTTACAGGTCAACTTAAAAAGGATAATGTAAGATTTCCTATGATATCCACAACTAGATTAGGTTACTCTATTATTGGTTCTAATGTGAATTTTAATGCAAAACGTATAGGTTCCTTTACAAGACGAGACGGTGAAGATAATAATATATTTGCACAAACAATTCCAATTAGAATCGAATACCAGTTAGATGTATTTACTGTTGATCAGGAAAGTTGTGACAATATTACAAGAGAATTGATATTCTTTTTTTACCAACATCCTACGTTATTAGCTCATTTTGAATATGGGTTGAACATAGATCACAATTTCAACTTGTTTCTAAATGATGATATTGTAGATAATTCTGATACAGTAGAACATATCAACAATGGTGTTATGTTCAGAAACACTTTAACATTTTATACAGATGATGCCAGACTGTTTAGAAGCAAAAAACAAAAACAAGGTGAAGTGGTAGCGTCTGTTGAAATATTAACCAAGGAAGGGATTGAAAATAATGTTTAATATTCAAAACCTAACAAATAAGACCTTATGTTTTCAAGGCACTACCATCGCACCATATGGCACATTATCTCTAACATCTGTGTATGATTATATTACATTAGCAAAACTTACAAACTCTGGCAAAGCTCGCTATTTTACTACTGCTGATATCAAGACAGAAACTGCGGAAGTTAAAGCAGAGGTAAAAGAGGAAGTCATGGAAACTCCTAAAAAGGAAGAACCCGTTATTGAGTCAGAAACAAAAACAGAAATCACTTCCGAGTTAGTTGAAGATATACAACCGGAAACAACAAAGGAAGAAACTGAAAAAGAATACAAAAAAGAAACAACTATAAAAACAACTAATAAAAGAGGTAAAAAACGTGCCACTGAATGAGTGTAATCCTATTTTAATGAAAGGGGAAATTAAATATGCCTCAGATCACAGTTAATGAGATTGATCAAAGTGTAGTAACTCGAGTTGTATCTGACGATAGAGTTAAGGTACTTTGTCCAATTATTGCTTCCTTTGGTCCTGCATTTGACGGCACACAAAACTCTGTTCAAACATTTACAGACGTGACTGATTTCAATAGAGCATTTGGTTATACATATGCTGAGTTTGATCCATTCACAAATGATTATTCCAGAATGTATGCAAGAGAGCTTATTAAGAAAGGTGCTGCTGTTTCTGTTGTTAAAATTAACAATAACGGACAGACGGCAGAGATGGATATCGATGGATTTAGTGCTAGTAGAGCTACTGCTAGTGCAAAGACTATTTGTCCTGCTGTTATGCGTTCGGCTGATTTTGAAACAGAACCTAAACTAACTGCAACTGCTACATCTGGCACACAGATACAGACTGATTTACCACTTCCAGGAACTATCACTGTAACGTATAAGAATGTTCCTTATACAGATGACGGTGTTATATACGATAACGCGGGTGTGAAGACCGGTTATGTTTATACAGAAGACACTAAACTTGCTACTATTGTATATGCTGACACAGGTGTTACTATCACAGTAGAAAGTGCTGTTACTTCTGATGTATCCGGTATTACATATCAGTATCTACAGAATGGTAATGATGCTACTAAAATGGCAAAGTATACATTTTGTCCACAGATTCAGGGTATTGAAGCAAAGTATGCTGGTTCCTTTGGTAACAACATTATGATTTCTATTACACAGATTAATACTTCTAGACTAGCTGAATCTTATCAGTATGCAAGTATTTCTGTTTACTATATTGACCAGGAAGTCAATTATAAATACAATTCTGTTATTGGACAGATCGTTGTGTCCAGTAGAATTGTTAAGGGAACTACTCTTTTAGAGAACAAGATAGTTTCTACTAACCCGAACGATGCGAACTACTTTGAAGATGTTGAGTTTGACTTTATCCGTATTGTTCCTATTCCGGGTGCAAGAGATCAATTAACACTTGTCTGGAGTAACATCGAGGCAGCACCACAATCTTCAGCACAGTACTCTGGATTCCCAGTAATCCCATTTAAGTATAAGGATGCTAATGGATATTCTACTAACTACAATTTTGATGCCATGTTTAATAAAACTTTTGGTACTGATTTTGCATATAGTACTGATGTTCTTAATAAACTAAAACTAGGTTTCAAAGGTTATTGGACGGGTTCTCAATGGTCTGTAACTGATGTAAATAATTATCTCGAAGATGTATATGGAGATTCTGGTATTGTGACTTATATCTATACCCAGCTTTCCGATGTGTATCAGAATTTTAAGGATCCATACATTTTTGACTTCGATTTCATAACAAGTTCTGGTTTTGTTTACGAACAGTATAAATTAGAACCACAGCAAAAGAAAACAGCCTATACAGGATCTGCTATTGCTATCACGAATAATGAGGGTACTATTAGTACACTAGGAAATGGTATTGTTTTCGGTACAATAACTATAACAGGAACCAAAGATACTGCTACAGTTACTATTAAAGATGTAGTAGATGGTGGTGGTAAGACTGGAACACTGAAAATCAACGGTGAAGGTGATTCCGTAGGTAGTGTTAATTATGAAACAGGTGTTGTAACACTTCTTGCTGATGCATCCATTACATCTGCATCAATCACTGCATATAGTTACTACACAGACGATAACACCGTTCCAAAGACAGCATCTGTTATTTATCCAAAATACAGTGGAACAGGTCTGAATACTGCACAGTATACAGCTCTTACTCCTATTCACGAAGCTATGAAAGCTCTTACAGAAGAACGACAAGACTGTATTGCTCTTTATGATGTTCCTAGAGATTATGATCCAACTGCTATTGTGGAATATTCTAGAATGATCAATACTTCCTATGGTACAATGCATCACCCATGGTGCTGGGTTATGTCTCCAGATGTTGCAGGTAAACAGATTCTCATGGCTCCATCCTACATCTTTATGTATACATTCCTTTCTAACCTGATTGATAATGTAGACAGTCAGAAATGGTTCCCACCTGCAGGTGTTACTAGAGCTACAGCAAGAGTTGTAAAGAGACCTGATTATGAAATCGGTTCTGTAATTCTTAACGAATGGCAGAATGATAATACTTCCAGAGTTAATCCTATTATGAAACTCAAGCAGTATGGTTATGTAATTTATGGTCAGTATACTACACTCGAAGCAATAGATCTTTATACACATTCTGCACTAGAAAGTCTTAATGTTAGACTTATTGCGGATGTAGTTAAGAAGAAGATATTTGATGTTTGTCTGAATCTTGCATTTGACCCGAATACATCCACACTTTGGTTGAAGTTCTATGCCCAGATGGATGAATTCCTTAGATATATGAAGTATAATGAAGGTGTTTATGATTATCGTATTGTTATGGACGAAAGTACTGTAACAACAGATGATATTAATCATCTTCGGTGCCCGGGTAAGGTTTACATCGCACCTACAAGAACAGCAGAGTTCTTCGATATTGACTTCATTATCACAGAAGCTGGCGCAATATTTACACAAGACTAATTACAGAAGGAGTGAAATGTTATGCCGTTAAAATTAGGTGCCTATCATATGATAGACAGAAACGAGTGGGAACCACAAAGAACGAATAACTTCGAGATTGTGTTTCCTAACCTAGGTGATCTAACATCTATTGACACGGGAATTGCACTTCCGGGTAATGCTAGTGACCTACTAACTCTTTCTGTTAAAAGTGTTGGTTATCCTTCTACTAATATTGATAAACTGACAGTTTACTACGGTAACAACTCTATTAACTTTGCGGGTAAGCCTTCTTACACAGATGTTGAAATTGTTGTTAATGACTTTATCGGTTTACAGACAGAAAGAATTCTTATGGCATGGAGCAAGAAAGTCTATAATCCAAAGACTGAAACTATTGGATGGGCTACAGATTACAAGAGAGACGGTTATCTGTTAGAGTATGCTCCAGACGGTACTAATGTAAGAAGAGTTCAGTTAAGAGGTTGTTTCCCAGGTACAGTAAGTCCGGGTGGATTTGATAACAGTGGAAACGATCTTCGTGAGATTTCAGTTACATTCTACTGTGATGTTGCTATTCCACTTGACAATTAATTTGTCATATTTAGAGGAGTACCGGATATGGAAAGTATCCGGTACTTTTTTATAAAATCTATGTTGAATTCCACACTAAATATATATTGTTTTTGTACTATGGGAAAGCTCTTTGCTTAATATTTAAATGGAGGAAATTAAATATGGCAAATATTATCACTGAAAGTATGGTACTTCCAAGTGCCACTTCCAAGATTTATGGTGACCACTTTGATGGACATCTGACTCTTCGTGCTATGACAACAGAAGAGGAAAGAATGCGTTTAAGTGGTCAATCTTTTTACAATACAATGAGTACTATTGTGAACGAATGTATTGTAGATAACAAGAATCCAGATGGAACCTATAAAATCGATTCTAGGTCATTTACAGAGTTTGATTTCTTTGCAGTATGTGTTAAATTAAGAATTATTTCTTATGGAAATAAATATAGAACCTCTGCTATTTGCCCTGTATGTGGTTATGAATTCGAATACAAGGCAGATTTAGGTGATCTTATTTATAACACAGTACCTGAAGATTTTGTAGAACCTTATATTATAGGACCACTACCTAGTAATGGTGATACATTAGGTTGCAGATTTTTAAGAATCAAAGATCGTATTGATATTGAAAAACAGAAGGAGTTATTCCTTGTGAAGCATCCAAATTATGATATCAATATTCAGGGTGACCCAGCATATACTATGGAAATGGAAAAAAGAATTGTAACTGTAAATGGAAAAGAATTAGATTACATAACAGCTCCTGAATATGTTAGAAGTATGATTTCTATGGATAACTATGTTTATCATGAAAAAATAGATAAATTCCCATTCGGAGTTGTTAGACTTAATATGACAACCTGTCAAAATCCAAAAGGTTGTGAAGGTTCTGCTATTTGGATTTTAAAAGCAGACAGAGAGTTTTTTCGACCCTGCCTCGATGATTAATGGTCAACCTTATTCCTTTTATAGATGTGACCAAATACTAAAAGAGCAATTACTTATTGCTTATTTATCTAACGGGGCTGTAACAGTAACAGAAACAAATAAAATGCCTATCCATGATAGAAAAGTATTATTAAATACTTTACGTCAAGCACAAGAAGAACGTAAAAAACAACTTGAAGAAATGGATAGGAATAGAAAGCTAAATCATCATAAACGATAGGAGTGAGGTAAAATGCCAGATGAAAACGGAAGCAGAATAAATAATGGCATGAACCCTACCGGAGATATCGTAAATTCACTATTATTAGAGCTAAAAAACACATTTGTAGATGCTTTTCGACAGCAAAATGAATTACTTACTAAAATTCTAAATCAACAAAAAACAACCACCAATTATGTTTCTACATTTAATCGTTTTGGTACTAAATCTGTTAAAGATATATTAAATCAGATAGAAGATTTGGAATATAATCTGTCAAGACTTCAAACACATACAGATTCCGAAATAACAAAATTAAGACAAGATTCTAAAAAACCTGTTAAATCAGTAGATTCATTAGGTATTGGAAAACAACTTGCTATATTTGAAAAGTACCAAAAAGAGTTAGAAAGAATAGAAAGAGAACGTATAAAACAATCAAAAGAAGCAGAAGCTACTATACAAAAATTAGAATCTAGTATTCAATCCTTACAAAAACAAAGATCTGAATTAGACCCTAGTAATGATCAGGAAATTATTAATAAGTTAAACACAGAAATAAATTCTCTTACTTCTCAGATACAGGATGTAGCTAATGCTGTTCAAGAGAACGTCAGTGCTGCTGTAGAGCGAGCTACTCGTGATAAGGATATAGAATTAGATAAACAGCAAAGAAATCTGGATAAACTCATTCGTAGCTTTGATTTGGCACAGCAAGGTAATCAGGAATTAGCAAATATTTCTTCTTCCTTTGGTTCTTTTATAAGTAAACAACAAGAACAAGAAACAAAAGAAAATGCTAATGAAGAGTTTATGAAGGCTGTTAAACTTCAAAAAGAAACTCTTACCAAGTATCTTAAACAGATAAATGATAAGCTGAAACAAGACAAAAGTCTTACAAAAGAAGAAAAAGAATTATTAGGTAAACAAAAACAACTTACAATAGACCAGATAAATTATCTGCGTAATCTAAATCCTGTTTCTGATATATGGAAAAAAGCTGGGCAGGATATGAAACAAGCAGGTAAAGATCTAGCTTCCGGACTATTACATACAACATTGGGTCTATTAAAAAATAGATTTTTGGATTCTTATGAAAAAGGATTCCAAAATGTATATAGTTCTTTAGAATCTACTAGAAATACTATATCGGCAAGAATGGGTCTTAATCAGGGCGCTTTCGAAGATCTAATTAATGATCTCCAAAAAGATTTAACTTCCCAAAATCTAGAAGGAGTTATGTCTGTTGTAGATTTACAAGAAGCTCTTGTTTCACTTTCTTCCGCAGGTATTACAGATAAAGAATTACTTAAAGAACTAACTATGGACATGGCTGAACTAAAAGCTAGTGGAAGTAGTTTAGATTTAAGTAATGAAGAAACACTATCCAGAATAGTTAATCTAGTAAAACAAGGAACAACTACAGAACAGTTACGAACCTTCTTCCGTGCTGCATCTGCCGAAGAACGAGGTGTAAGAGAGACATTTGGTAGTGATACAGCATTAGTTCACGGTGGTTTCAATACAATACTGAATCAGGTTCTTGATATTGGTTCCGCTTATGGTAGATCCATAGAACAAATAGCAGATGACTTAAATTCTAGTATAACAGTAGCACAAGCAGGTGTGAAAGCAGGACTTGATAATGATTATTTTGTATCAAGACTAGCTAATATAGCACAAAAGTCTCCTCAAGAATTAAGTAAAGAAGAGCTAATCTCTTATACTCAAGGTGTAACACCTAGTACTATAATGGAAGAAGGTTTTGAAGAAGCCTATAAAAAACTAATATCTTCTGCTAATGTTATTGCTGGAAATGCTGCATCCAACCCAGATATAGCCGCATCTGTTTTATCAGCTTATAGTTCAGCTATGACTACTTCTGGTGCTTTGAGATACGGTAGAAGTGAAGGTATTACTCAAACATCTATAGACGAGGGTACTATAAAAGAAATGGCAAAAAGTACCACAAAGGCACTACAAGAAGCTGATTGGGTATCACAAACAGAAAAAGTTATGAATAAAGCTGAAAATGCTATGACAGATCTAGCTCAAACAGCGGAAGAGTATTATGAGGGAGATAAAGCATTTTTAGAAATAGGACATACATTAGTGGATACCACAAGCAAAATTCTAAATATACTAGCGAATGCCGGTGTCAGTACACTTAAAACCGTCCTTACAGGTGGCGGAACCGCAGTTGCTGGTGCTGCAGGTGCCGCCGGTATGGCAGGTAAGCTGGGTGATGTTATAGGTAAAGTAGCTCCTTTTGCTGTAGGTTCTAGTGGAACTGTTTCCGGAACCATAGGTAAGAGTTTAGGTGTATTAGGCGGTTTAGGAATAACTGGTTATAATCTGTATCAAGACATTAAAGCAGGTGAAGGTCTAGAAGGTATATTAACTGATACAGGAATATGGACAGGTATTGGAACAACACTAGGTTCTGCTATACTAGGTCCATTAGGTGGATTAGCTGGAGGTTTATTATTTAAAGGAGCTTCTGGTGTAGGTAATTTGCTTGGTGATAAACTAGGTGACTGGTTTGTCTCTGACGATTCACTAGTATTTAATAATGCTGTTACACAATTACAAGAAGCTGCTACTAAACTTTACGACAGTGCTAAAGCAGAATATAATAATATAACAGAGCAAGAAAATACATATAAGAGCTTTGATAGTAACCAAAGAAAACTTTATCTTTTACAAACAGGTCAGTATGATGCAGAGAAACTTGCTACAATGGAAGAACAAGATATAAATAATGAATTCCTGAAACTTATCACACAACAATATGAAAATGAGAAGAAAGAAGCTGCACTAGAATTACAAAAACAAGCATTTATAAAGCAAAATGCGGATAAACTTGTAGGTCTCCATGAGGATATGGGTACCATACGAAAGATGAGTTCCGAAACAGATGAGTCAGGTTCTTCTGAAATGGAACGTGCTATCACTACTCGACTAGGTAAAGAAAGTGTTTCTTCTTTAGTACAGATGGCATCAATGGATGGTATGTCTGCTGAGCAAATTGTTGGAGACATGGCTTCCGATTTAGGTATACAGGAAAAAGATAAAGAAGTTTATGTCCAATATGTAGAAGGTATATTAAGTAGAAAAAAGAAGTACGAAGAAGCTAACAAAGAGTTTCAGGACAGATGGAAACAAGCTGCCTCCAAAACTAACGATAAAAGTTCGTTCGGTATACTTGCATCATATATTAAAGAATTCGGTATATCACCTAATGTTATTATAGCAGATGACGAAGTAAGTCCTTTACTTGTTAATGGATTACCAAGTCTAGAGGATTCTGGAGGATTATACTACGAAAACAAATTTGTAGGTAGATACAAATCAGGTTTAACAAGAGTTCCTAGTAATAATTATCCTGCCCTACTACATGAAGGTGAAAGAGTTCTTACAAAACGTGAATCTGATGTATACAACGAAATGTCTTCTTATGCTATGAGTCAGATATCTTCTATGGCAAATAACTCTTATTCAACTGCTTACGGTAGCAAACTTGATTCGGAATCTATTAACAGATCCATTAATAATCAGACATCCTCTGTGGAACAGCTACTCAAACAGATAATTCAAATGCTTCAATCTATAAGTATAACTGTTAGAGGTTCCGGAATAGATAAAGGTAATAGTAGTATATTAAGAATGAATTCAAATATCACACAACTAAATACTGCTACATAAAGGAGGGTAGGTTATGCAAAAACAATTTAAGGATAGTGGACTTGTAATACATTATATTCAACAAATGCTACAGGAAAACTTCAATTCTGATATTAAAATAAATTCTGAATATTATCCATACATAGATATGAATTATGGATTTGCACATTATATTGCGAAATATTTAGATCATACCTACCCTCTACTTGATAAAAAATCCATAAGCGATTATAGTAACATTCAAAGAAGTGATGTTAGACCTCTAACAGAACCTATATCAATCTGCAATTACTTTTTATCGGATAACAAAAGACACAGACTTATGTTTTCTAATTTCTATACAGACGAGGAATATGCAACATTACCTACATCTGTTAAAAAAGAATACGAAGAGAAACCACAAGAACTATACAGAGAAATCTATAATAGATATATGGTGTTGAAATACGATGGAAGTACAGGTATGTACAAACCTGGATATCCTAAATATTTTAATCACAGAGATTTACCTTTGTTCTGTTTTGAAGAATCTAACAACTATTACAAAGTGGATAATAATATTATATTTACACTTCAAGAATGGGGTTATGAAAAAGAAATCTGTGAACTAGATGACCTAGTAACCTCTTATTTACTAGGCAGAACAATAACACCTAATTCTTCAAGAGAAGATATATATTATGTTCAACAACTTCTTATCAGAGATCGAAACATAACAAGAGAAGAAAAAGGTGTTTGGTGCATTCCTGGAATGGAAGGAACACAATACGACCTTACTCAAACAATTATAAATTATCAGAAACAAAGAGTAAATCCTATAAATGGTGGAAAACTATTTGTTACCGGTTATTTTGATATATTCACAGAAGCCTATGTATTAAAGGAAGTAGGTGTAAAATCAAATGGCATATTTGGATTATGAATACACCGAAACAGATACCTTTGCTAGTATCGCAGAAGATTTTGGAGTAACTGTTACAGAATTATATAAGGTAAATAACATTCTTTATCCGTATCCCAATAAACCTTCTGAACTAATGTGGTTATCTGGAAACTTAAAAGTACCTAATGTTCTTACAGGTAATGAATCTTATGAGAATAGAGTTAGAGAAACAACTATAGAAGCTAAAGAAAGTAAACCACTTCAAAAGTCTGTAACAAATAAAGGTAACGTAGGCTACTATTCACAGAAGAAATGTTGGATACGAATAAACGGAATTATATACTTTTTTCCTTGCTGGCCTGAAAATTATTCAGATACTAGACAGTCCAATTTCACAAGTCAACATCCTCTTGGAAGATCTGAACCGTTTCAAATCTATCAAAATTCTGGACCCAGAACTGTTTCTGTATCTTTTAGAATGCATAGAGAAATGGAGCACACTAATAAAATAGAAGATATTGTAGCTGCTGTTCAATCTGCTGTATATCCTACAGGTTCAGATTCTATAGTACCGAAAGTAACATTAAATCTAGGAAATAGTTGTTATATCACAGGTGTTATTGCTGGAACGGTCTCTACGGATTGGGGAGAAACAATAAACGCTGATGATAAATATAATGTAGTTACCTTATCTTTTACAGTAACAGAATGTACAGGTAATCCGAAAATATCAAGCGAGATATTACAGGAAAGAGGTAGAGGAACATGAGATATGCAAAACCAAGAGTATACTCTAATCTTTCTAGATACAGTATTTACAGACAGATAATAGATAGTAACAATGACACTTATTTAGAGACAGCAAATCAATATGTTATAAAAACATCGGAAACAGATGTTTATCATGAAGTTCAACCTAATGAAGAAAATAGATTGGACATTATAGCGTATAAGTATTATAACAATGCTGAATATTTCTGGGTTATAGCAATGGCAAATAGTATCGTAGATCCTTTTGTTATTAAAAGAGGAGATATTTTAAGAATACCTGCATTATCTTCTCTAATGGAATGGAAAGGTCCTTTATACGGTAGAGTATGAACAGTATAATGAATCGTGGGTTTGTAGGACCCTATATAATATTTGAATTTGCTAACGGAACTATTGATACTATCCCACCCAGATATTTTGCTAGATTTCACCAAAATAGAAGTGTTTCACAGGCATGCTCTTTTACACTCGAATTGAGTTATGCACCCGGTAATTTTAACGAACAGACAACTACTGTTATTCATAATCTTCTATTATCTTCTGTAAAACAACCTGTTCACTATAGATACGGATATAAAACGCCTGGCGGAGGAATGACATTACAGAACCAATATTACACAGGTATTTTTACAGAATACGAAGAAACACTAGGTGAAGGATTTCTTACATACACAATAAAAGGAATCGCCAGACAACTAGATATTGCTAACATACCAATAACCATGGAAGGATATATGTCCTATATTCATTCTATATATGGATTGGAACAACCAAGTAACTTGGTGGAAGATCTACTCACTACTACAACATCTACGGATATAAACAAAATGTTCCAAGGTTATGAAATATATATTGACCACACAGATGATGCTATAAACAGACAAGATATAAACATAGAGAGCGGTTCTTTACATGATATCTTCTTTGGTAAGAGTAATCAGGATGGAACTATATTACCTAACGGATTTGTTCATTTAAGTCATAGAAAATATACTCCTGATTTTTGGTTACAGCAAGGTCTACTTTCCGAATCAGATGTTGCGTTTCTACGAAATTACGAATGGGCAAATAGATATGCTTCTTCAACTGTTTCACAAGAAATACACCAAAAATATAATTCGTTTAAGAATCTACTCACTATGCCTTTTGTGTGTTATTTTGATAATGTAGTTCCTTCGTTAGGTTCTCCACAAAAAGGAAGTTTCTATTATAAGGAAAAGTTCCACAGACAAGCAACTGATATATTCACATATAATTTTGGAAATAATTTTATAAATAGCGATGTTATAAGTTTTGATGCTAACTATAATTATGTAGTAGCGATGGGAACCGTATCCGCATTACAAGGAGTTAGTAATAACATCGATGCTAATGGACAGAATGTAGGTGGAACATATGTTGTTTCACAAACAGATGGATTTAAGAAAAACACGTTTTCTACATTATCGGGATTTAACGAATCTGCATTTTTATCTGCAACTACAATAGCAGAACATCTAACACTTCCACTAGAAGCATCCATGACGGTTGTAGGTCAGACAGATTGTAATCAGCTTATGGACTGTATAAAGGTTAATGTTTTTGTGAATGGTGTTCAACACGTTCCTCTTACTGGAACATATGCTATAACGGAAATAGAAGACGATTTATCTGAAAGTGGATTCACTACTACATTCAAACTATTAAGGGCTGAGTGGAATAGTTCTGATAACATGGAGGCACCAAACTTTATTTCTAATTCAAGCACATCTAGAGCTTGGCACAACCAAGATTCTATAAATTCTAGTAGATAAGAGGTGATTATATGGGGTTCGTAAAAATGGCGGGTGTAACAAAAGGAATTGTTATTGATACAAATGATCCTGCTGGGTTTCATCGTATTAAAGTAAGAATACCTCAATTACATGGAACTATGACTGATACTCCATATCAAAATGCAGAACCTTATATGAAATCCTCTATTGTTCCTACAAAGGATTTACCTTGGTGTGAGGTAAGTTATCCGTTCGGAAATAACACACCTCCAGAACCTAACCAAGTTGTTCTTGTGGCTTTTATAGATGGTGATTCTAATCAACCTGTTGTTATTGGGTGGTTAGGATACGAGTACACAGATCAAGAAGATGTGTACGAAGTTAAAGAAGTTTGGTTGAATTAAGGTGATATATTATGTTATATACAAAAACAATTAAATATCCAATAACATTCAATCTTATATCAGGTAAAACAGATTTGAGTGATTATACAGATTCCATAAATCAATGTATTGGACTTATTCTAACAACAGGTAAAGGTGAATTATTGGGTGATCCTAATTTTGGAAGTCGATTATACGAAATGTTATTTGAACAGTATTCTGATACATTACAAAATCAAATAAAAGAAGAAATCGTAGATAGTATTACGGCTTTCGAAAAAAGAGTTTCTGTATCTATGGATGACATTACGATAGAGCAGGTAGAAAATGCGGACAGAAACAAATTTCATATTACCATTCATTATGAAGTATACAATAATAAAAAGACAGGAACCTATAGTTTTTATATGGAGGAGGTTATTTCTTAATGGGCAATAAAATACTAAAGTATACCAGTAAAGACTATACATCTATAAAGGAAGATCTTATCGATGCCATACCTACTTTAACAGATACCTGGACAAGTAGAGAAGAAGGTGACCCAGGTATTGTATTAGTTAAAGAGATGTCAGCACTGGGTGATATGTTATCCTACAACCAGGATAAACAGGCATTAGAATGTTTTGCACCTACTGTATCACAAAGAAAGAATGCTGCTAAATTATTTGGTCTTGTAGGATATAAAATGCACTGGTATCAATCTGCACAAACAACCGTTACTCTTACTAATAGGTCGGCAATGCCAGAATATATTTATTATTATAAAAGAATTGTAGATGGTGAAAATCCTGTTGATGTTTATTATGATTACAGATACAGATATAATCATAATGCAAACGATACAGGCAACATGAACATTTCTTTACCACCTATTACTAATATTTCGGGTACTGAAGAACCACTACCACAGGCAATGGTAACTGCCGGTGTAGCTAGACCTAGTATAGGTATACAAGATGAAGGACAGATTGATTTTGATAACCCACCGGAACCTAGCATTAAAACAAATGTTAATTTTATATCACATTCCAATGTTTTTGCGAATAAGGCTAGAGAGGTGTATAGGTACTGGCAGGAAGATAATAAGGTAGGTCTTTATACATATCTTGCCGGAAATACTAAAACACTAAACCTATACGGAAATGATTCTTATTCATTACTGTATACTTTGTTACCTACCACATATACACCAGAATCCGATGTAATAACAGGTAAGTATTTACCTAATACTCTATTGTATCCTTACGAACCTAAACAATTTATAGCTATTCAAGGTTATTTTGCTAGCATAAAGTTCACACCTTCTCAAATAAAAGATAACTGCTATTATGTTCCAGATGCTTCTTTAGATGATACCTATATTTATGTGTCTTATACAACCGTAGACGATAATACTTTAACGGAAAAGACAGTATTTATTGAAAAAACAGATAATCTACTTACTGTTACGGATTTCAAAGATCCTACAGATCCAACTAAAGTAAAGGTTTATTTCCAATTCGATGTTGACGAATTTGATTATCCGTATATTAAATTCTCATCTTATTGGAAAGACCAGATTAGTGATTCTGTTACATTTACATTATATTATGTAAAAACACAAGGTAAATATGGTTCTATTACCACAGATTATCTTACAAGATTTGATTCTAATAGTGCTACAGAAGTTTCTGTTACTAACATCGCTAACTCAAATTATGTTCTAGACGACGAAGGAAATTATTTATGTAAACCTGGATACAATCCACAAACAGCAGCAGAAGCATATATAGATTCTATGAACTACATTATGACATACGATACCTTGGTTACTATTTATGATTTTGCACGCTTTATTAGACGTCAAAAAGGTATTTCCAATGCCTGTGTTTGTGACGGACAGTATTCAGACGATCTTAACAAACAAATCATGAATATTTGTAGTTCCTATACAAAGGAACAATTACTTGATATTTTAGGACCTAATGCTTCTTCTAGTTCTTCCCAAAGTGCTTTAGCAACTATGTTGTATAACATAAGAAAAGTAACTGCTGATTATAAAGATGCTTGTTACACGGTAGACCAAGCAATGAATCCTAGTATTCCTTCTGATTTTGTAAATTACAGTATTAACTTTTATCCTATTTGGGGAGATTTTGCTACACAGGATGAAACAGGTGCTATAGTTGCCAGATATTTTAGTGGTGTTACCTCGGAAACAAATGCTCCATTTATGTTATATCGAGTAACAACAGAAGATGATTATCCATCTAACCCAGATAACTATAAAATTCCTACACTCATCAACAATGCTATTAGACGAACGAAAATTGTTACCACTGTTCCTAATTACACAGCTTGCAGAGTATTTCCATGGAGATGCTGTGGAACCATTCATCTAACACAATCTGTAAATAGAATGGAAGCTAATAATATTATTAAAGCTGTCATAACAAGACTAACTAATCTATATAAACCCTATAACATGGAGTTTGGAAAGAAACTCACTTATATGGAAGTTATAGATGCTGTTCTGCAAAGTGATAACAGAATTAGATATTTTGATGCCGGTATAGGAAATAAAAAACTTATTGACTTTGAAAATGTATTGAATAATTATAGTATGTATTTTAATGTTGAAGCCTATTTTAATCCACAAAGTATTATGAGATATGTTCAAACATATCACGAAACCGTAGAGGATACAAACTCACCTTATTATAATATGATTTGTGTTGATCCAAATTATATTCAGGATTAAGAGGTGTTAGAGTATGATACAGTCTAATAACTTTATACCTCAGGTATATGGAAAAGAACGTGACATACAGGTATTTACAAAACTATTAGACATTATAATCAATAATTGTAAATATGATATTGACCATTGTTGTGACGTTTATGATGCCTATAAGTGTCCACAAGAGTTATTACCTCTTCTTGCTAAAACATTAAACTACGAATATAACTTCGAAGATACTGTTACATCCAATAGACGTACATTAGCAGCATTTACGGCTATGGAAAGAAATCGAGGTTCAGAGGTTGGACTAAAAATGGCATCTGCATTAAGTTTAACATCTTTGGATATTTCTAAAAATAATGCTGAGCTGGTAACAGAAGATTCTGATTATGTTAATGCACTTCGTGATATCCAAATTCAGTATGATTATGAAAATGCAAGAATTTATATAAACTATCCTAATGTATACACATTAGTAAGATATCTTCTTGATTATGTTAGACCGGTTGGTATGAGAGTAGAGTTACGTTCTATTATAGGACATAACATCAATACGGACGCATTAATGATCTATGCTGCTACCGATAATACAGTCGAAACATATCAACCAGAAATAAATACATATGTCAACCGTTCTTTTGTAAACTTTTCTGCTACAACAGATCCAAAGTGGTTGGAACAGTTTTCAGAAGATTCTACAATAAATCTAAATGATTAAGAGGTGATCCTAAAATGGGAAATATTAATTCCTCTAGCATGGGTTTTACAATCAGTAATAACGTGGACATTTTAGTAATGGATACCAGAAGTAACATTGTAAAAAAACATATCCAAACACATAATAAAGCAACTAGACAAATGGTATCAGGTCTTATAAGATTTCTAAACGGTGATTTTAACAAAACATTTTTACAACCCAATCCACAATACTCTAATACAGAACAGTATATACCTTGTTTTTTAGGATGTGGTGATGGTGGTGTTGTTCTTTACGAAAATAGTGAAGGACAAATAGTACCGAAGCCTTCTGATACTAATCCAAGAGTTCCAGAATTAGAATCTGACTGGGACGAATATGTCGACTACAATGCTAAAAAGTTTGTAAGAGAATTCTTCACTGGAAAAGAAGAAGGTGAAGGTATTAGTGGTACTAGATCTCAAATAAGAAAATCAACTCTAACACTAGAAGATGAATCTACCGCTGATATGGACAGTATTTATTTTTATTGTGAGGTACGACCCGGAGAACTAAATATGTACTATAACAATAATCCTTTGTTTATATCAGAAATAGGTTTATTTGCGACACCTGTTCCAGGAACAGAAGATCTATTAGCTTATATAAAATTAGGTAATTACATAGAAGACGAAGAAGAAAAAACGAATACTCTTTATGTTAGACCTGATGATACAGTTGTTATAAGATGGGTTATTACCATAGCGGCTGTTGGTAAAGACACAATGCTTACAGCAAATGTTTTGGATGAAAACGGTGATATTATTACAACCACTATTCAAGAAATTCCTACATTAGGAGAATTTGAATTAGAAGAACACATAGAACCAGGACCTACACCTACACCAGGACCTGAAATGATTATAGGACATATTGTAACATAATAAAAGGAGGAGGTTTTACTATGTTTGATGATTTAACTAACACCTCATTAAACAAAATACCATTATCCGATGTAAAAGCAGCACCTTCCGAAAATTCACCTAATGATGGTGGTTTTAATAATGAGGAAAATTTAAGATGGCTGACTAAAAAGTTGGTTTCGAAACCTTTTATTATTGGTGATACAGAAGCTGAATTAAGTGCTGCATTTAGTGCTACCACAGACGAAGATGGTAATGATATTATTAATGCTGGTATGTTCAGTATTGATGGGTATACATTCAAACTCGGAGACCCTGCACACATTTCATTTGATGATGAAACCGGCGGAACTTTTATTCCTATGGACTCTAGATATGCACAAAGATTTGTAGAAGGTCTAGTAAATCAAGGTACAGCAAATGTTCTTACAACTAACCTCGAAAAGGTACTTCTTTCTGATTATAATCCAAATAATTATTCAACATCTACGAAGTCACAACTTATCCATAAATGGAAATCTGCATACACCAATAAGACTTGTATAGGATACTTAAAATTTAAATATACAGGTTCTTACGCAGATGAACTAACCGTTTCGAATGCAATAATCAAGTATAAGAACACCGATATTAGATTAGACTCGCAAGTATTAGTAGACCCATTAAATAATCCAATCTTACCTACGGATACACCTGATCAAATATGGGCTAAACTGAAAGATAGTGAAGTAGGTTGGAAAAAAGGTGATAATTTTGCAGTTGTAAACGCTGCTTCGGATATCGACATTTACTATGGAATGTTCTTTAAAGATCATGAAACATGGGATACAACTATTAATGAATACAAAACATCGCAAAGAATTGAATTTGTAGACATATTCGGTCTTACATTCTTTTATGATAATACTATAACAAGTTCTGACTGTTATCCAGCAACTCAAAATACAGATGTTAATCTAGGTGGTAATACACTTTTATCTGGATTACCTTTTAATAATTGTAAGCTTGCTACTTATCCAAAATATCTGTATAATTTTGAAGAATTGTATGATAATGATTCAACCAGATATACTGTAGAGGATACTGTTACTTATACAGCAACAGACTTTCCAAGCTATTCTACAATGTTAGAGACATTATTTGATAAAAAGACCACATCCGAACTGCTTACAAGTTATGTTCCGTTAGGTAATCCCGCAAACATCGCAAAAGTAGAAACAAACCTAGATTATTTTTGTATCAAGGGTATTCCAGACACATTAAAGAAATCATATGTCGGACCTAACAATGAAACAATTTATATTCCGGTTTCTTTCATGACATCCGAAGGAAGTTTAACACCTAACGGATTTCTAATAAATAATACTTCAACTTGTAACACCTATCCAGTAGAAGGATATTTACACTTTATAAAAAGACTTTACTGGAAGGCAACAAATGGAGAAGAACCTACTGAAAATAATATTAAGAGTGTAACAGTTCAACAACTCTGTTCATGGACAACCTCTGATGCAACATATGGTAACTTCAAAACAAATTATCAGACATACATTTTACCTTATATTTCAATGTACATTCATCTGTGCTATTGTAGTTTAATGGATAATGTAGCATATGGATACAATAATAGTGGAAGTTCTCCCACATATGATTATGAGAGTATGAAATCTATTGGATGTGGTGTTCAGTTAGCAGCATCCGGTTATGGTGTTTCTACTGATTTTGATACCATTCAACAATACAATAGCACCGAATATAATTATGATAGTAACAATAACACATTTACACCTAGTACAGTTATTAAAGAGATACACTATAGCAAAAACGTAAATTCAGATACAGCAAAAATTACTAATTTCACAACCGATGAGGTCTGGAAAGACACCGGGAATAATCCTCTTACATTCTCTTACTATGTTCGTGCATTAGTTAATACAGAAACAAACTATGCAATTCAATTTGATGACCCAATAAACTATTATAGACAATGCGCATTAACAGATAATTATGTACCATTAGGAAATAAAAATGCTATTGTTTCCGATGTAGTTGTTCAGAGAATTGATTACACTGGAAATACATTCAGTATGCAATATGTTAATAAGAAGGTAGCATATGTAGATACTCCGGTCGTATTAGGTCATGTATCATATCTATTAATAGACCAGTATCTAATGCCTACAAGACCTTCCTGGACAAATAATCGATTTGCCTATAATACACTTCCTGCAATGTTTGGAACACATAACATAAAATCTCTGAACGGTACAGGTAGTTCTAATTCTATAATAAACGGTATGTGTTATGATTGGAACGAGGCAAACTGGATAACCTATATTCCATGCACAGCTACCATTAAAAAGGACAGTCACAATTATTTAAGAGGAAAAGATTTTGATCAACCTAATAATTATGCTGGACTTGAACTTTCATATACATTACCAGGTGATGTAGATAATAATACCTGTTATCTATATAACCTAGAGGTTTCAACTGATCTAACAACAGGTACCAATGACAAAGAAAAACCTAATACAAACATTGACATTAATTCTAAATATATTAAACGTAGACGAGAAGCAATATTCCATATCAATAAGATATACGGTCCTAACTATACCACAATTCAAGATATTATAAAACAAGAAGTAAATGTGGATGATTTAAAAAGTCTGATGGATTATCTTAAACAGAACAGTATAATTAGATGGCCTAATGGAAGAATTATTGTTTGGATAGGACAACCGGATGCACCAGGTTCCAATGTAAAAGCACTAACGTCACTATCAGCAAATAAATATATAGAATTAATCGTACATATGAATCCAGATTATGTTAATATTAATAAAGGATCTCATATCGAAATACAACAATTAGTTGGCAGTGCAGATACAAGTACTAGCTCCTATCAAACACAGTTCCTGAATAAATTAGAATATAAATGGTATTTTGATATACCTAGTAATCCGAGTTTAGATAAAGTAGTAGGTATTAGAATCTATAATTATGGAGACACTATAGATTCTAACAATATTGCAAACCTAATGATTGAGTTTCTTGGTGTTCCATTATTATCCGGAGGTAGTATAGATACAAGTTCTTGTATACTGGAAGATCCTAACAATCCAGGTCATTTGTGGATTGAATGGGATGGAAATGAATACGATGTTCCGTATACATCCGGCGGTGGAGGTAACGGTCCACAGTTAATAATTGGAAATATCGAAACTACTCCATAAAGGAGGTATAGAATATGATTAGTTATGAAGCGGATTTAACTAATGCTACTTCTAGAGCAGCATTAGTATCTTGGATGTCAGAACATCTTCCGAGTGATATTGTAGATAGTGTCGCGGAAGGTGGATATGGTCCAATAGGAAATGTATCACAGGCTGTTACAATAACGCTCAAAACCGATGTAACAGTATCAGATGTAAAATACAAGCAAATCATGTGTTTCCCTACATACAGAACACTTGGATACAAGATTTTCAATTACGGCACATGGTTCAATAGTTCTCCATCACACGGAGTCGCTTTTTTTGCAAGCAATACGATGGTTTGTAAGGTAATGTCATCAGGAACATTCCTTATCTGCTGGAAAGTGGATTCTGCATATTCATCTACATACGATCAAGGTGCTTTATTCTTCGGTATAGCTATTGGAAAATTAAGTGATGATAATATTGGATTGCTAACATTTGGAATACCTACTTCGGTTTTACAGTCAGGTCCAGGTAGAACATTTAGTGATACAAGTGGTTCAGTCGGTCCGTATACTACAGGAAATTATAAGGTCGAAGCTCCTAATGGAACCGGCGGAAATGTTGGTATTGTAAATCCATGGTCTGGATATGTAGGAGCCAAAAACCTTGTTATATCTGCAACACCGAATGTATACCCGGCTATTGAGAATAATATATGTACTCGATACAGCCCAAATCCATCATATGACACTGCTGCAAATAAGACAGCCATATATAATTGTCCAATACCAGACGAAACAGATAATATTTATTTCACCGACATATATGTATCCGTAACAACAGAGACACTAGCATGTGAAGAAATAACCTTAAATGGAGTAACTTATTTTTCGTGGTATGGTATTGTATTTTTTAAAGTATAAGGTGATTATAAAACCAATAAAAGCAAACATTTGGAAGTTAAAAAAGTTAATCCAGAATGTATAGAATTACGAGGTGGTAGTAAATGTTAATAAAAGAAGCAGACCTCACTGATTCCGAAGCTCGATCAGAACTTATTACCTGGTTACAAGAAAATCTACCCGGTGATTTAGTAGATACAGTAGTAGATGGAGCAACATATAGTGGAGATTCCTATACAGATGCTATAACTATAAATACAAAGTTAATGGAATCTAATACGACAATAATGTGTTTTCCTAGTAAATATCAAACCCCATACGGTGTAAAATTATTCGGTTATCATTCGGGTATACCTAAACCTCCTTCCCCATTGGAAAGACTAAATAGTAACACGTTAATATGCTATATCTGTTCAACTGGAACTATCTTCTTTGGTTGGAAACTAGACGACAATTACCAAGGTGAGAGTAGATATAAAGGACTGGCGGTGTGCTGGTGTGGTGTTGGTAAGACTACTGACGATGATTGGTCTATATTTGAATTAAGAAACAGTGCTAACGACTGTTCTATGCCTGGATTTGTAACCAGTGGAGCACATACATGGCCGATGTCTCCTTATGGATACAGAGAAAGCCATCCACTTTCTAGTAGCGAGGGTGGAGATGTAGGTTGTCATAATGGTGCTATAGGAAGTTTAATGACGTGTCGAGTAAGTTTAGGTACACCTCAGCAAGTATTCTCCAGAAGACTTCCTGTTCATGGCGGTTATACTTGTATATACAGTGCACCAATAGGTTATCCAAATAATCCCACTGTATTTAAAGATCTGTATATTGCAAGTAATACCGAATACTTCGGAACAGGTTATGTAACATTGAACGATACTCAATATTATGTATTAAGTGGTCTAGTATATGTAAAAGCATAGATTTCTCAATATAATACGAAAAAACAAGGGTAACATCTTGTTTGTTATCCTTGTTTTTTATTCTGATTTTATATACACATAGTATAATTACAATAAAATATTACAAAAACCTAGTAACATTTTGTAACCCTATAATTCCGCGATATCGTGATTTCAAGTGTTACAAAATGTTACATATATAATATATAATAAATAATAAAGACCAAAAATAAAACACTAAAAATACTAATTACTTAATAAACTAATAATATTACTTAATATCTATTATTTACTTTACTATTACTTAATATATTACTAACTAATTATAATAATACTAATATCTATATATGGACTATTGTTTTAGTAAAACAAATAGAAAAATAGAAATATTTATTAATATAGGGCTTTGTTAAAAATGATAACTTATACATAAAATGTTTACAATTTATTTTAGATTATTTTCTTAAAAACCCTTGACATTTGAGTCTAAATGTGTTATACTATAATTACAAAAGTTAAACCACACAAAACACAAACACAAACAAACAGGAGGAAAGTAAAATGAGAGAAGCAACATGGATTAACATGGGTACTGATGTTAGAGGAATGACCGACGTCAACGAAATCCTTATCAAGGCTAATCTGGACTATAATGTTGTTAAACAGGATATCCAGTTGCCGAACGGTTTTGTGATTCCTAAAAAGAAGGCAACGGTCAAGGAAGGAACTAACGAATACATCGGTGTTGTGTCCGACACTTATGAAATTTACCAGAATCAGGACGCATTTGGATTCATTAATGAAATTCCTAATGTGACATTTGAACAAGCTGGTGAAACTTCTAAGGGTCTTGTTTACATCATCGGTAAACTTCCGGAAACACAGATTCTCGGTGACAAGTTCAATCCTTACATTATCTTCCAGACAAGCCACAATGGACTGTATAATGTTAAAGCAACAATTTGCCCGCTGCGGTTTGTTTGTCAGAACCAGTTCGCAGTAAGTTTTAAGAAAATGAGAAATACTGTGGATATCAGACACTCCAGAAGACTTCCTACAAAGATTGCTCAGGCACATACACTCCTTACAGAAACCGCGGCATATATGGAGCACTTTAACGATACTGCCGAGGAACTGGCAGCAATTAAGGTTACTAATATGGATATCGTTCACCAGATCCTTGACAAGTTCTTTGACAAAGTAAAGGAAGACCGGGAACTTCGTAAGCAGAAGGAAGCTACAGAACGTCAGATGAAGAGAATCGAAGCCCAGAAGGAGTTCTTCATTGACTGCTACCGTAGCGAAGACAACTCCAATTTTAGAGGAACTGTTTGGGGACTGGTAAACGCCTTTACAGATTATACCACTCACAGACAGCGTAAGAAGACACTGACAGCTAACGAAGGTGCCTTTATGGAAGCAACATTTGACAGTGCCAATACTAATAACTTCCTTGAAGTTGTAAGAGAGTTTGTTTAATTACAAAACAGTTACAATTTTAGTTAAATAAACGATTTTGGTAAAAAACACTTGACTTTTGGTAGAGTTTATGTTATAGTATATTTGAAAGATGTAGTAACATAAACTCTACCGAGGTTAGGTGATTAGTTGGTAAATATTAGAGTAAATAAGGGTACTATATTTCTAAACTCCCAATACGACCAGAATATACTCAAATTCATGCGAAGTAGAGCTAAACGGTTTTGGGATAAGGAAAACAGAGAATGGCAAATACCAGAAAGTGAACTAGAAGCATTGTTACAGGTTCTACAAGGATATGAGTATAACATATCCTATGATGGAGTAAAACAAACTGTAACTAATGAAGAACCTAGTAAAATATTTACTTGTAAAAATCTTATACCAGATTGGTACGAATATAAGTTGCAACCTTATCCGTATCAAGTAGATGGTATAAACTATGGATTGTCACATCCAAAGTTCCTACTTGCAGATGAACCGGGTTTAGGTAAAACAAAGCAAATACTTGATTTATCACAAATACTCAAGAAACAACATGGTATAAAACACGTTTTAATTGTCACCTGCGTAAACAGTTTGAAATATAACTGGTATGACGAGGTATATAAACACACAAACGATAAAGCATTTATCTTAGGTACTAGAATCAGTAAACGTGGTAATGCTTCCATAGGATCTAATGAAGATAAATTAAGTGACATTGTAAACATAAACACAGGACCTGCAAAAGACTGTTTTTATTTAATTACGAATATTGAAACACTTCGTTATGTAAAAAGAGTTCAGGAACCTCTTAAAACGAAAAAGAACGGAGTTCAACGATTTAGAAAAAGAACCATTTTTCTTATGGTAGAAGCTTTACAAAAAGCTATAAAAGATGGTGATATTTCTATGATGGTAGTTGATGAGTCACATAGAGTTAAAAACAGTGCCTCGATACAAGGTGAGGCATTACTGTCATTGTGTTGTGACTATCAAGTAGCATTAACAGGAACTCCGGTTGTAAATAAACCTTTAGATGCTTATATACCACTGAAATGGTTGGGTTTTGAAGAACACTCGTATTATCAATTCGAACGCCATTATAGTATTAAAGGTGGCTTTGGTGATCATCAGATAATTGGATATAAAAATTTACCAGAATTGGTTTCTGTATTAGACAAATGTATGATAAGACGTCTAAAAACAGACGTTCTGAAAGATTTACCCGAAAAAATCTATATAAATGACTATGTAGAGATGACGAAAGACCAAATAAAACTATATGAACAGATAAGAGAACAAATACTAACAGATGTCATAGACAAAGTTAATATCAGTCCTAATCCATTAACAACTCTTATTAGATTAAGACAGGTAACAGGAAATCCAAATATAATTAGTTCACAAATAAAGGATAACCCAAAATTTGATAGAATGGTTCAGTTAGTTGATGATGTTGTAGATAATGGAGGAAAATGTTTAATATTCAGTAATTGGACAAATATTATATTTCCCGCCTATGAACTACTTCAGAAGCTAGGATATCAACCAGCCGTATATACAGGACAAAACAAGAAAGACAGAGAACAGGAAAGAGAACGATTTTGTAAAGATGAAAAATGTAAAGTTCTATTAGGTACCATGGATTCTATTGGAGTTGGATTTACTCTTACAGAAGCTAATACAGTTATATTTTTAGATGAACCTTGGAGTAGAGCAGCTAAAACACAATGTGAAGACAGAGTACATAGAATAGGAACTAAAGAAAGTCCTAACATCATTACAATAATGTGCAAGGGAACCATTGACGAACGAATAAATGATATTGTTTACAAAAAAGGTAAAATGTCAGATATCCTTATAGATAAGGAAGAAGATATACTAAAGAATCCAAACATTATAAACTATTTGCTTGATGTAAGATGAGGAGGAAGAAGTATTATGGAGGAAAATATTAAGCGATATTCAGCTAGTTATGTGGCAAATAAACTCAATATTTCAACTAAAACACTAAATAATTGGTATAGATGGTACCAAGATTCCAGTATTGAAAAACCGGAGGATTTTCCAGCACTTCCAGATTTTATTCAGGAATCTGTGAGAGGTCCTAGATATTGGACAGACGAGGATATTAAGCAGCTTAAGAAATTTCAGGAATGGCTGCCACACGGTAGAAACGGTGTCATGGGTGCTATCAGTAGACAGTATTGGAGCAAAAAAGTAACAGAAAAACAAACAAAGGAAACCGAAAACAAGTAAAAAACAAAAAAAAACAATTTGGAGGTAACTACCATGGAAGAGATTTTACTTACTAGTGAACAGAAAAAACAGTTGGAGATGCTTACTGAACAGTATGATGAAGCATCACAGGAATTCACATCAGCAGAAGCAAAAAAGAAATCACTTAATCTTATTCTTAAGAATCTGATGAATGAATTTGGTGTAACACGTTTTGTTTCTGAAAATGGAGTTAGTTTAGCTCTTTCAAGTAGACCTAACATTTCCTGGAAGGAAGAGGAACTTATAGAGTTCTGTAAAACCCTTAAGATTCCAGGATTGATTAAAACTAGAAGTTATGTAGATATGGAAGTTTTGGAATCTTTAGTATACAATAAAAAAGTCACAGCGGAACAGCTTAAACCGTTCCAGGTTGTGAAACCTGATACGGAAACATTACGAACCACATATAAAAAACCGTTGAAAGAATAAAGAATATTTTGTACGAAACATAAAACTTTGAAATACCTATTGACATTTACTGGGATTTGTGTTATTCTATAATTGAGGAAAGGAAAAACGATCCCAGTCGTTGTCCAAACAAAGGTATTAAAATAGATCATGATTTATCATATCTATTTTTAATATATGAAACTAGGCTAAAGTGACTGGGACCTTTAGCCTAGTTTTTTATTCATCTTTTTTGGAGGTGTTTTACAGTGCCGACAGGTTTATATAACAAGATGAGACAAGAAAGTCGTACAGAAACTAAAATGGAGTGGGAGAAGAAATATATAGAGGAAGAGACAGAACGACAAAAAGCATTGCTGGAACAGTTAAAGATAGGTGGTACCGAAGAATTTAATAAGCGAATTCATCTATTTCCATTAGGTCTTATTCCTAGTCCTGTAAGAATACCGGCTTGGATGTTTCGTAAATATCCACACAATCCAGATTTTGAATTAGACGATATAGAAAAAGTAGCCATGGCTCATGTCATTCACTTTACTAATTGTGATAACCCTACCGGATATATTGAGTGTAGTGGCAATATTGAAAACTGGTGCAAATGTAGTGTAGAGGAAGCACATAACGCTCTTAAACGACTTGTGAGAAAAAATCTGATTAAAAGTCATGTACTGGATCCAGAGTATTGTTATGGTCATAAAAGAAATCTAGGTTACTTTGTAAATGTTCCTTATGTCCATACGATTCTGAATTTATATAAAATGGATATTTGGACATAAAATTATATAAAGAAAAGGGTGATTTCTTTGAGACTCAACGATACTCAAACAGCACCGAATATAATTATTTGGTATTGGATGAGAACTATTCTAAAATTAAGTGGTAATGAACTGTTCTTATTTGCTTATATATTCACACAAACATTTGATAACGTGCATAAATGTTATTCCACAATGTCCGAATTGGAGATGTGGTTTGGAAATGCTAGACAAACAATATCACGAAATGTAGATAATTTAGTTTGTAAAAACTATATAATAAAGGAATGCAAACAAAATCCAAACAACCCAATAATTAAAAAGAACAGTTATCAAGTCAACATAGAATATATCACCCAATTATGTGAACAAGCTAACAGTTCCGATTATAAGAATTTTCTGGATTCGTATGGTTATTTGTTAAAGCAACGGTTCCCAGAAGACGGAGAAACTATTGATACTTATCTTAATAACTTAATGGAATACCACGATAACAAGGATATAGAAATATGTATTACAGTAGGTGAACTAGCAAAGCTCATACACAATAATACAAAGATAGACAGTTCGTCTATAACAGATATGCTGGAACACATACAAAAGGAAAAACAACCAAAAAAGAATCCAGAAAAGGATTATATACAGAAATCAAATAACGACACAACCTCGGAAACAACACAAAAGAAGTTGTTCGATGAGCCTAAACGAAAGTCTAAGAAAGCTCTTCATAACGAATGGGATGTAGCAAAACGTGAGATGACACACAACTTCGTTTATATGAGAGTTGGTGGAAATGACGAGTTATTGAAAGTTATCAATAACTTCCTTGATACAGATAATGGTAGAAGTTATACTCCTGCTCAATGGGAACAGCAGCTAGAGAATCTATATAAATATGGAAGAACAGTGGAACGAATGATCGAAGGTGTTAAATTTACCTTCATGAATAATTATCGTTCCCTTTATATACAGGATAAGACAGAAGTTGATATGAGACAGAAACTAGATGCTATTGACAGATATATAGAGGATGAGTGCGAAGGAAGTTCAGAACTTAAAGACCTGTTATACTCTTATGTTACAGACACACAGAAAGGGAAAAGTTTTACACTTAAACAGTTCACATTAGCATTAAAACGTCTTTCTACTATTTATCCAGAATTACAACAAAAGATAGAGAGTGTTGAACTTTCTTATGCTAACGGTTATGCTGCATTAGCTTATCCGAACGGAACTAATCTATACGGTAAAACAATTCAACAAGCACAATCAAGTAATGCTATTGATACAGATAAAAAAATCGAAAAGATTCATACATTCATAAAAGAAGGTTATTATCAACTTTGTGAAGGATTGGAAGAAGCTCTGATTACTTATGCAACAGAGACAGAAGCTGGAAGTTCTATGACATATACTAACTTCTGCATCATACTAGATAATCTACGATTGTTCTGTTTGGATGATTCCGAAAAGGTAACGAAAGTAAAACTTGCTATACAGAATAACTCTAATAAACTTGCTACGGAAGATTATGTTGAAACGGCACAGTTGAAACAGAAGTTAGAAACCCGTGAGCACAAAGCATCCAGTTTGGATAGATCTAGAAAAGCCAAAGTTATGAAAGCAAAGAATTTGCACCCAAATGACGAGAAATTAAAAAACATAACATTTTAAGAGGTGATTTGTAGTGAGGGATGATCTGTACACTCACCTAGAAGATACTAGCAAATGTTGGTATAAGAACTTCTGTGATAAATGGGAAACTCCTGAATGTGTTCATACTTGTAAACGATTCACACAAACAGACTATTTATTTCAATTAAGTAATTTACCTAAAAGTATGTGGAAATACATTCATTTGGAAAAAGATTCTCTGGAACCTGATGTAGCAGAAGTATTACAGACTATAATAGGTGATGTTGAGTTCTTTGTAAAGAGAGGATTTAATTTATATCTGTATGGTGAAACAGGTGTAGGTAAAACATCGTGGGCTGTAAAAATTATGAGTAACTACTTTGCACAAATAGCAGAGGTAAACGATTTCACACCTAGAGGATTGTATATAAATGTTCCATCGTTTTTAAGAGATGCTAAATTGTATATGACATATAAGTCAGAAAATTATTTAGAACTATTACACACAATTCAAAAATGTGATATTGTAATATGGGATGATATAGGACAAACGGACCCAACAAAATACGAATCACAATGGTTATACTCTTATATAAATGAGAGAATGTTTGCCAAAAAGTGTAATATATTTACGAGTAACCTATCACCGGAACAACTAGAAAGGTTAGATGCACGAATATATTCCAGAGCGTGTGAAGGATCAGATTGTTTACATATTACTGGAATGGATATGAGGTATAAGAATACCTACACTAATTTTATGAATAGTGAGGTCATTGACGATGGTACAGATTCAGATACTTAATAAGATACTAAAATCTAAATCCGTAGATATCGTCTTTGAAAACGATCTTACTGCGGAACACTTTGCACCTTATTCTGCTGAATTTACATTTATTATGGATCATTATAAGAGATACGGTAATGTTCCGGATACTCTTACATTTCTTGATCATTTTAATGAATTTGAAATCACAGAAGTACACGAAAGTGATGATTATTTAGTAGACCAAATAGGTGAAGAATATCTATATAGTACATTAGTACCTATTCTTAACAAAGCAGCTGAACTAATAAAGGATAATTCAGAAGCGGCTTTAGAATATTTAAAGGCACAGCTTAAATCACAGGAAGTGATAGGTGGTGATGTAGGTGTAGATATTATAAAAAATGCTAGAAAGCGTTACGAGGTATATCTTAAAAAGAAAAATTCCACAGAACCTTGGATGAGAACAACAGGTTTCCAGGAATTAGACGAGATTATAGGTGGACTAGCTCCTGGAGAAGAATATGTTGTTATTGTAGCTAGAACAAACCAAGGTAAATCGTGGATATTATGTAAGATATTAGAGCATAACTGGAAAGTCGGGGGTAATATAGGTTATATATCTCCGGAGATGAGCGATGACCAGATAGGTTATAGATTTGATACATTGAATGAACACTTCTCCAATTTTAATCTGTATACAGGTAGAGACCTTGATGGTGACTATGAACAATACATAACGGATCTTGAAGAGAACGCTAAAAACTCGTTTATCGTAGCGACACCTATTGATTTCAATAAAAAGATAACTGTATCTAAATTAAGAAAGTTCTGTATCAAAAACAATTTAGACGTATTAGGTATAGATGGTATTACCTATCTCACAGATGAAAGATACAAAAAGGGTGATAACAAAACTACATCACTCACTAACATTAGTGAGGATTTAATGAGTTTGAGTTGTGAGTTAAAAATACCTATTCTTGTAGTCGTTCAGGCTAACAGAGAAGGTATAAATGAAGATGGAAGTGCTCCAGCTCTTGAAAGTATTAGAGATTCTGACGGCATAGCTCAGAATGCTACAAAGGTGCTTTCTATCCGACAGAGAAATAATAAACTTAATATAGAGATACCAAAGAATAGAAATGGTAAGGTAGGTATTAAACTTTCCTATGATTGGCATATCGATACAGGTGAGTTTTCTTATAATGCAAATCCAGATGAATTTACAGATACAGAAGAAACTGAATCCAGATATAGACGTACAGAAAATACAAGACAACGTGAGGTAGAAAATAAACAACCCATAATGCCAAGACGTGGTGGGGCACAAACACCGTTCTAAAGGAGAGACTTAAATGGATAGTTTGATCAATACAACCATAGTTCCGAAATCTTTTACACGGGAATATCTAAAAGAACACGGTTCCTATGTATTTAGAGATAGAGAACTTGTGGTGGAAAAGGAAGAAAACGGAGAACCTGATAATCCTATTTTAAGATTTAAACTAGGTGACGGAATTAGACCTTATAGTGAACTACCTTATATATCTTCTATTTATTCACTATTCCCACAGGTACATTTATATAATAATGACTACAGTAAAGAAATCACTATTGAATTTTAAGGTGATACTATGTTTACAGTAATGGGTCGTCCAATATTGGAGGACGAACTTGTTATATTGCAGGAATTAAGAAATCAACTTGAACTTAATGGTAAACATTATTTTCATACTTTTATACCTACCACGGACCATATACAATTTAGCTGTCCATTTCATAAAGGTGGACAGGAGTTAAAACCTTCTTGTGGTATAACTAAAAAGGATATTTATCAAGGTGGCAAATTAATCAAAGCCGGTACTGTTCATTGCTTCACTTGTGGTATGGTATGCTCTCTCGAAGAAATGATAAGTTATGTTTTTGATAGAGACGACTTTGGTATATTCGGTTCAGAGTGGTTACGAAAAAACTTCCTGACTGTGGAGTATGAAAATAGACCTGAATTAGTACTAGATACATCTAGAGGAAAAAAGAATAATCAAACTACTATAAATTATGTTTCCGAAGAGGAATTAGACTCCTATAGATATATTCATCCATATATGTACACAAGAAAACTAACTGATGAAATAATAGAATTGTTTGATGTAGGTTATGACAAAGATTTCGTATTAACGTCTAAAGCAGGAAAGAAATATCATTGTAAATGTATAACTTTTCCAGTTCGAGATGAAACAGGTGGTACACTTTTTATTGCCAGAAGAAGTGTAGAAACTAAAATGTTCCACTATCCTCAAGGTGTATTAAAACCCGTATACGGACTATATGAATTGTCTAAACTACCTGAATATCCAAAAGAACTGTGTATTTGTGAATCTATTATAGACTGTCTAACTTTATGGACACATAAGAAATATGCAGTTGCTCTTAATGGATTAGGTACTGACTATCAGTTTGGACAGTTATTAAAACTTCCAATACGAAAATTCATAATAGCAACCGACTCGGATAAAGCCGGTATGGATGCTAGAGAAAAGATAAAACGAAAGTTAAAAACAAGAATGTTGACAGAGTATATTCTTCCAGAAGGTCGTAAGGATATAAACGAATGCACATGGGAAGAAATAGAAAATCTAAAAGAAACTATTTTGTAAAAATAAAAATATTTTCAAAAAACACTTGACTTTTGTTGGTTTTTATGTTACACTTTAATTAGAAAGTAAAAAAGTACAAACTGTATAATAACACAAAACAGAAAGCAGAGTGATTACAGATGAAACAGACTAGACTATACACGAAATCTCTACCATAGTTGACATACTAGATTCAACTATTATATATAAGAGTACCGTAAGTCTAGAATCTGTTTTATATATGGAGGATAGGACTTATCGTAAACTAGATAAGTCCTTATTTTTTTACTGATATATTCAGTGAAAGCTGATTATATAAAATATTTTATAGTAAGAAAGGATTATGTATTATGAAATTTGGATTTGATGACATTGATAATTATGTGTCACAGTCGGCAGGGTTCTTTGGTCTGAAAGATGACGGAGACAGTTGTAATGTCCGTTTTATGTACGAAAGTATTCGTGACTTTAACGGTTATTGTTGTCACAGAGTAAGAACAAAGGATGGGAAATTTACAAGTATTAACTGCCTCAGAGGTTATAACGACCCACAGGAAATGTGTCCACTTTGTTCTTCTCCTATTCTAGAGGATAGAAAGACAGAGAAAAAAACATGGATTCCAATTTATAAGGTAGATGAATCTGAAGTAGCACTCTGGGATAGAAGCACAGCTTTCTTTAAGAAGTGTATCTATCCACTTATGGTTCAAAAAGGCGAACCGTTCTGTGCTAACATTTTCACTATTACTAGACGTGGTGTAGCAGGTGACTCTGATACACGCTACGAAATTACTTTCGAAAGTAGTGACGACACAACACTCGACGATTTCGATATGATTCCTAGTCCGGACGGTGTCTATGTTCAGGATATGGATTTTGATACAATGAAGGATTTTATTAAGAACAGAACTCTTAATAATTCTTCTGAAGAGTCTACGTCTGAAGATGCCGGTGTGTATCGTAGAGGTTCTAGAAATTCCGAAGAAGAACCAACGGTAAGACGTGGTACAAGACCTAATATGGTGTAATAGCTCATGGCTGGATTCTTTAATTTACCTAGCAGCCGTGCTACTACCAAAAAGGACCAGCAACTACTTAAAAAAGTCACACAACCTATCCAAGATAATAATATTAAATTAAAGGGTTCTGGAAAACTCATTGACAGAATTCAGGCAGCTTGTTCTTTTGTAAAGTCTAAATTTGAAGGTAAAGAGGATTCTTTACTTCTTATACGGGAAGAACAATCACTTATAGATTACATTGACAAAGCTATTGAAAATAATAGGATAAGTATTGATACAGAAACTACAGGATTAAATACAATACTTGATGATATTGTAGGTATCTGTATTCATACAGAAGGTCTTAAACCTGCTTATATTCCTATTAATCATGTTAGCTATATAACCAATGTAAAATGTAATGATCAGCTACCTGTTGATTTTATAAGAGAACAGTTCCAAAGATTAGTTGATGCCGACGTAAAAACATATTGGTTCAACGCACCCTTTGATATTAAAATTCTTGGAAATCACGTAGGTGTGTGGTTTACTCCTTATTGGGATTGTTATATCGCTGCTATGTGTCTTAATAGTGACGAGAAAAAAGGTGAAAAGAGCCTGAAAGACCTTCGTAATAAATATTGTAACGATGGAAAAGGTGAAGTATTAACTTTTGGAAAGTTGTTCGAAGGAATACCGTTCAACCTAATTCCTATTGATGTTGCCTATTTATACGCGGCTCATGATGCTATTTATACAGATGAATTAGCTGATTTTCAAGCACAGTATCTGGAACCAAATGGTATTTATTATGAATCACATAATATGCAAGGTGTGTCTAATGTATTTTTTAACATCGAAATGAAATCTATGCCGACCTTTATTGCTATGGAGAATTTAGGTACAGCAATAGATTATGAGCATGCCAAAAAGATACAGGAGAAATATCATAAACTCACAGATACAATGCAGCAGAATCTAGATAATGTTCTAGAGGATTATATGGGACAAATAGACGAGTATAGAAGAAGTCATCCTGGATGTAAGTTATCTGATCCAATTAATCTAGGAAGCACTCAGCAACTTGCTATTGTTTTGTATGATATATTAGGTTTGAAATCTCCAGATAAGGAAAAACCTAGAGGGACCGACAAGGAAATACTAGAACAACTAGATCACCCTTTGTGCAATGCTATATCAGACGTTAGAAAATTCAAAAAAGTCGTTTCTACTTACATTGATAAGATGCCAGAAGAAGCATCCAAATATCCGGATAAACGAATTCACTGTAAATTCAATCAGTATGGTGCTGAAACAGGTCGTGTTAGTAGTGACTCGCCGAATTTACAGAATATCCCTTCCCGTTCATTTAAATTAAAAGACGGAACAGAAATAGATTCAGGACATGATGTAAGACAGTTGTTTACAGCCTCTCCAGGATACATTATGTTATCTTGTGACTATTCCGGACAAGAAGTTCGTGTTACTGCTCATTTAAGTCAAGATGAAAAGATGATTCAGGCTTATAAGGACGGTAAGGATGTTTACTCTGAAATAGCTTCTATCATTTTTAATGTTCCATATGAAGAATGTTGTGAGAAACGACCTGATGGAACATACAGTAAAGAAGGTAAAGAAAGAAGAGCTACGGCAAAACCAGTTGTTCTTGGCATTCTTTATGGAAGAGGTATAGCATCTATAGGTGAACAACTTCATAAAAATCGTAAAGAAGCACAGGCAATTTACGATAAGGTTCTAGCAAAGTTCCCAGGTCTCGCTATGTTCTTGGAAGAATCAGAGGACATGGCAAGAGAATACGGATATGTTACTACTGTTTGGGGACGACGTCGACAGTTGCCTGCCATGCAACTTCCATATTATGAGTTCACATATAAGAATGGTATGACTCCTGATTTTGATCCACTTTCAGATGAAGAGACAAATTACTCTACAGAAGTTCCAGAAGAAGAAGTTAGACGTCTCACTAATAGACTTCTTAGATGTAATTATAAAGAACGTGAACTTATAAAGGAAAAGATTCGTCAATCCGGTATTAACATTAAAGATAACACTGGACATATCGCTAAGGCTAAACGAGAGGTTGTAAACAGTCGTGTTCAAGGCTCGAGTGCTGATTTGACAAAGTTAGCACAAATAGAATTGTTTAACCATAAGGAGCTAAAAGAACTAGGTTTTAGAATGTTAATTCCCGTACATGATGAAATTATAGCAGAGTGTCCTGTAGAAAATGCTAAACGGTGTGCCGAACTCATGAGTCAATGTATGATAAATGCAGGACGTGATCTCTGTGTTCCACTCACTTGTGATGTTGAATTGTTTTATAGTTGGTACGGAGAATCAATTGATGTGAATACATTGTAATTCTTTTAATCAAATATGGGTGGGTGTAAATCTACTTAGGATATGAAAATAGAGGTGATTAGATTTGGCATTTGATATTTATTTTGCCGGAAGCCAAAATAAACTCGCCGAAGATTATATGATGAATAATGGTTGTAATAGACTTCTTTCCTATTACAGCGACAAGTCTATTATTAGATCCTGGGTAGACTTTAAAAAGTCTACCCAAAATGCTAAAAATAAATTATTTATAGATTGCGGTGCCTACACAGCTTTTACTCAAGGTGTTACTATCGATATAGATAACTATATTCAATATATAAATAATATCATCGAGTACATTGATATATTTGCGAGTTTAGATATTATTGGTGGTAGTGGTGTTCCAGATTCAGATAAAAAAAGTTATGAGAACTATTTATATTTAAAGGAGCATTGTAAAGATAAGCATAAATTACTTCCTACATATCACCAAGGTGACAATATTCAATATTTATATAAGTACCTACAGGATGATGATATTGATTATATTGCGCTAGGAGGATTGGTGGGTAGTACAAAGAGTATTTTAGATAATTTTTTTCAGTCCTGTTATAAAGTTATACAGAAAGTGAGACCCGACATTAAAGTTCACGCTTTTGGTATGACTTCTAAACCTCTTTTGAAGTCTTATCCTTTTAAAAGTGCGGACTCCACAGCGTGGATTATGACAAGTGCTAACGGGGGTATAATGTCACCTTGGGGAGTCATTAATATTAGTGAGAAGCAAGATTATCTGGCAAAAAATTATGCTAATATGAAAAAGGATGAACAGGAACAGGTTCAAATTTATTTAAAATCTCTAGGTTTTACCGTTCAACAATGTATGGAAGATTATAAAATAAGATGTCTTGTTAATATTATGTACCTTCAACAATTTGCAAATAACCATGAACGTAAATTAAAAGGTTTAAAAAAATCTTTATTCTGAAAGGAGATTTTTATGTGTACGATTTGTGGTGGAACCTCCCTGAATGAAAAATTTCTTTCTATATTTCAAACGTCCTTAGATCGGGGTAGAGACTATAGTAATGTTTTTTATAGAAAAGGGAGCTGGATTTGTAACCATAGGGCAGTTCCTACGACGGAGGTTGAAAATGCCGAATTTAATCAACCTTTCGGAACGGACTATAAAATAGTTCATAATGGAACTATTAGTAATGATAGAGAATTAGGAAATCCAGATGGGATGATTGATAGTTATGTACTTAGTAAAGTTCTGGACTTTACAAATATTTATTCTCTAAGGGATAGTTTGTATAAGGTGGTAGGGGCCTATGCCATCGGAATTTTAAAACCGGATGGAAATTTCTACCTCGCCTGTAATTATAAGCCCATTTTTTATTCTTACGATAAGGATGGTAATTTTTATTTTAGTTCTTATGCACATCACTTGGTTTCTATTGGGGATGTTAAAAGAGTTCCCCCTTATTCTATAATGGATTCTGAAACAAGGGAGATTATAAGTATAAAAAGGGATGTTCAAGATAGCGCCATTGTTATTGCTTCAGCAGGTTTAGATAGCACCGCCGTTGCAGCATACGCTTGTGCCACACATAAGAAAGTGACTTTATTGCATTATAATTATGGGTGCCTAGCGGAGACACCCGAATTGATTCGAATTAAAAAGATTCAGGAATCTCTTAATCACACATATGGTAATTGCTCTTTATATGTAATGGATTTAGATTTACATTTTATGGCTCATGCAAGTACAATTTTGGACGGTAAGGAAAACATTTCCGAGAGCGTTTCTGGAAGTGAATATGCCCATGAATGGGTACCTGCCCGTAACCTTATTATGATGTCAATGGCCGTAGGTTATGCGGAGGCAAATAATTTTAGTTACATTTATTTAGGGACAAATTTAGAAGAGTCTGGGGCATATCCTGATAATGAAGAACAGTTTATTAAGGATTTTAATAGTTGTTTGTATGGAGCTGTTCAAAATGGAAAGTATGTGGAGATTAGAACTCCTGTGGGTAACTTAATGAAGCATGAAATTATTCCCTTTGGTCTTAAATATAAGGCACCTTTTGAATATACGTGGTCTTGTTACAGAAATGGGGATAAAGCCTGTGGGCATTGTGGTCCTTGTTTTATGAGACAGAAAGCGTTCTTTAGAAACGGTTTGGTGGATCCTATTGAGTATGAAGAGCGTTTAGATTTTAAGGATAAGGAAAAAGATTATGCTAAATGATAGGGATAAAAAAGATATGACCCCAGAAGTATACTATGTAACATGGGATCAAGTAAATGAGTTCATATATTGTTTAACAAGTGTTATTCAGACACAGGGTAGGTCATTCACAGGTGTATACGGACCTGCTAGAGGTGGTTTGGTGTTTGCCGTAATGCTTTCACATAAACTTAATCTTCCATTTCTAGGTGCCCCACAACCTGGATGCCTTATTGTAGATGATATCTGTGATACAGGTAATACAGCACTTGCTTGGAAAGATAAAGGATACTATATTGCTACTATGTTCTATAAGAAGGATGCAAAAGTAACTCCAGATTATTGGAATATGGAAAAAGGTAATCTCTGGATTAAATTTCCATGGGAATAAGGTGATTATTCTATGTATAATAAAACCTTTATGCTGCAAGCTGTAGATATAGCATATACTAATTCTAATTTAGGTTTAGGTGGACCTTTCGGGGCAAGTGTTGTAAGAGATGGAAAACTTATAAGCTGTGAATCTAATACAGTACTAGGTACTAAAGATCCTACAGCTCATGCCGAGATAAACGCTATAAGAAAAGCGTGTCAAAAACTACAAACACATGATTTATCTGATTGTGAATTATATGCAACAGGTTATCCTTGTCCAATGTGTTTAGGTGCTATAATGTGGGCAAATATAAAGAAAGTTTATATTTCTGGTACGTTAGAAGATGCCGAACATATTGGGTTTAAAGATAAACATATTTATGAGACTATTGACAATCTTTCAAAAATGTGTTACAATACAAATGAACTAGAATTCGAGTTTAGGGACAGAGATCTAGCTCAAGAATTATATAAAAATTATTCAGAAAATAAAGGAACAATTTATTAAAAAGAGGAGGTTTTTAGTTTGGATCGTATCAGTGTTACTCGTCATGTAGAGTTTGAGGCAGCACATCTTCTTTATGGTTACGAAGGACTCTGTGGTAACCTACATGGACACTCATATAAACTGGAAGTTACAATCAGTTGTCCAGAATATGATAGAATGTCAAACAAATTTAATTTTGTCGTGGATTTCAGTGTGTTAAATAAAATCCTGAAAGATTATGTACCAGATCATTCCTTCATTACCAATATGAGTAATGGTCCGGAGACTACAGAGGGCAAGATTAGAGAGGTTCTAGAACAAGCTAATATGCGTATTTTCAAGATGGAGAATAGTCCATCTGCCGAGAATATGGTAAAGGCATTTGCTAATGACATCCAATCCTTATTAAATAACAACTTTCCTAATTTGGAATGTACAGTAGATAAAATTGATTTGTGGGAAACCACTAATTCTCATGCCACCTGGAAAAGAGGTTAAACTATGAAAATAGTTGAGTTGTTTAAATCTATTGACGGTGAAGGTATTAGAACAGGAAAAATTGTTACTTTTATACGAAGTTTCGGTTGTATTTTGTGCTGCAACTACTGTGATAGTATTTACGCAAATGAAGTCGGACACGGTGCTGAACCTAAAGACATGACAGTAGAAGAAATTGTAGAATATTGTAAATCCAATAAAACACCCTATGTGACTTTCACAGGTGGAGAACCTCTTATTCAAAAAGATTCTGCCGAGCTCATTGAAGCATTACTGGAGGAAGGTTTTGAAGTAAATGTAGAAACCTGCGGCGCTGTTGACATTCAACCATTTAAGAAAAGATTACTTACATCTTTATCGTCATACTCTCATGAAAGATTAATCTTTACTATTGACTATAAATCTATTTCTAGCGGTGAAAACAATAAAATGATTCCTGAAAACTTTACAAAAAATCTTAATGATTGGGATGTTGTAAAGTTTGTGGTAGGTACAAAAGAGGACTTAGAGGATATGAAAAGATGGATAACTACTATTAAAAATAGTTATTCAGATATGCCGCATATTTTTGTAAGTCCTATTTTTGGTATGATCGAACCTAAACAAATTGTAGAATATATAATTCAAAATGATCTGTTCGATGTTCGTATGCAATTACAAATTCACAAGTATATCTGGGATTTTAATGCGAGAGGAGTTTAATATGTTAGATATTGTTGAAGTTATGATGGGAGATACTATTCAAGCCTCTGTTTCTGATGATTTTAGAGATAGATTTCTTGCTGAATATTGGCAGACAAGAATTAGACTGAATAAACTTCATGTTAGTAATGTTAGAGAAGAAGCAGAATGCCGTGTGATGGATAGAGGTTATAGTAACGAAATCTGTTACACTAAAGACGATGAAAAACGTAGAAGTGAAAAATATACCTTAAATCAGATTATGCGAGACCAGGAAGAAGCTATGACAAGATATCTGTACTTATTGGAATTAAGAGCACAATTATTAAACATTGACCTTAATCCAATAAATCTTAAAAAGGATAAGAAGGAAGTGTGCGAGAATGTCTAAAAAGATCAATAAAGAACTTATTGAGCAGTCCATTCGTAATATTCTTATTGCTCTCGGAGACAATCCGGATAGAGAAGGACTTTTAGATACTCCTAAACGAGTAGCAAAGATGTACGAAGAAGTATTCGAAGGTATGTGCTATACCAATGACGAAATCGCTACAATGTTTGATAAGTGTTTCGAGGACACTACAATGGGAGACCTTGTAATTGTAGACGAAATTCCTATTTATAGCTACTGCGAACATCATATTGCACTTATGTTTGATATGACTGTATCTGTGGCATACATTCCGAATGGTAGAGTTATTGGACTTTCCAAGATTGCCAGAATCGCAGATATGGTAGGTAAGCGTTTACAGCTTCAGGAACGTATTGGAAGTGACATCATGGAGATACTTCAAAAAATTCTTAATACGGATAGTGTCGCTGTTATCATTCAGGGCAGACACAGTTGTATGTCGGCAAGAGGTATTAAGAAACCTAGTATTACTAGGACCTGTGCTTTAGGTGGTGAGTTCCGTGCTAATGCCTCATTGAGACAGGAACTTTATTCAAATATCACAACAAAACATTAATGGAGGATTCAGATTATGGCGTTTACTATTAATACTCAGGTACTTCAAACAGCTATTAATAAGGCAATTAAAGGTGCCGGAAACAGTAAATTCAGTGCTATTACAAGTTTGATGAATTTTGTTGTAGACAGTGGTAACTTCTCTATTACAACAACAGATTCTAATAACTATTTTACTGTAACTGACAAAATTCTTAATGGAGATCCTGTAACATTTACAGTTAATGTAGATACATTCTCTAAACTGATTATGAAAACAAGTGTAGAGAATATCAAGATTGATGTTACAGATAGTTTTATTTCTGTTACAGGTAATGGTACTTATAAGATTCCAATTCAGCTTGATGTAGATGGTACACCTATTAAGTATCCAGTACACGAGATCAATAATCCTGAATACAGTGGAACTATCAAAACATCTGTTATTAAAACACTTATTCTTCATAATAAGCCCTCTTTGGCACTAACATTGGAGGCACCATACCTGGTAAATTATCTGTGTTTGAAGAACAGAGTTATTTCTGCTGATACATTTAATATTTGTATTACACAGTTACCTACATTTGATAAGGACATACTCATTCCACCGAATGTATTCGAACTTTTAAGTATGACATCTGAAGAAGACATTACATATAAGATTTATCAGAATAATATTTTGTTTAAGACCGAGAAGATGAAACTGTTTGCTGTACTTCCAGAAGGTATTGAAGAATATCCGGTATCAACTATCGATGCTATTTTGGAAAGAGAATACGGTTCTGATTGCATACTTCCAAAAACAGCTCTTCTTAATATTATTGATAGATTGTCTCTGTTTATTAGTGATAATGATCAGAATGGATTGTACATGACATTTACTCAAGCAGGTGTTAAGGTAGAGTCTGCACATGATGACGGTATTGAAACGGTACCGTATCAGGGTAGTAACAACTTCAAAGACTTCACCTGTTTTGTAGGTGTGGAATCCTTGAAGAAGCAGCTCAATGCTAGAGTTGGTGAAACTGTACATCTTTATTACGGTGAACCTTCTACATTCCGTATTGAAGAGGATAATGTAATTCAGATTATTTCACTATTGGATGACCCAAGAATGGAGTCATAAATATGGCACAGAAAGCACTATTTAATCTGAATAGGTTAGTAGCAGATTCTGGAAAGGATGTTTCTCCGGAAGCATCCTTTCTTTTGGATCTGGATTATACTATTCGTAAAATGAATGAGTACAAAGTAGGTTATTATTTCAAAAAGATAACCGATAACAAGGATAAATATCTCGACACCAAACAAGAAGGTTCCGAAACGTATAGAAGAGTTGATATTGTTTGTGTAACAGAATTACCTGAACCTAATAAGGAAAACTGCTATGATAATTCTCATATTGTTTATCATGCAAATGATGATTATTATGTGTGTGTGTATTCGGACGGAAAGCCTTCCAGAACGTATAAACCTTCTTCGATGAAGTGTATTCGTAATATGTACTATCAGGTAATAGGTGCTGACCAGGATAAACAATCCAGTAAAACATCTGATTTTTACGGTATTTGCGATAGTGGGACTGATAGACATGAACGTATTCAAAACGCTATTTCTAAAATGAAGGAATACGTTGTCGACTGTGAATTTGTTGATGTTGTTGAGTTTGTTAAAGAACATAATTTACCTTTAACAATTCAAAGTAAGAAAGACTATGAAGTAAAACTGTACGACGAAAGAAGAAATATTGTATTCTTGTGTGATGGAATTATAAAGTATAAGAATACATATTATATTATAGAAATCAAAACAGAATCATCCTATAAATGGATGGACAGAAAAGCAATGGATCCAGAACATAGGATACAAGCATACACATACTCACTAGAATTTGGAATTGATAAAGTTATCTTTATTTATGAAAATAGAGATTTTTGTACTAAAAAATCATTTCTAGTAGAAGTGACAGATGAAAATAGACAATATATTGATAACAGAATTGCTACTTGTCAGAGTTATGTAGATAAAAAAACACCTCCTCCTATAGAAACGGATATAACCAAGCACATATGTCAGTATTGCGATTATAAAACTGTATGTAAGGTTGATAATAAATGAAAGCAGTAAATAGAGGTAAAGACTTTGAGGGTGCTATAAAGAAAAGTCTAGAAAATCTACCTAATGTATCATTTGATAGACTTATAGACCCTATGGCAGGTTATTCAGGTGTTCGTAATATTTGTGATTTTACAATGTTTAGTTCTCCGGATATGTTTTATTTGGAGTGTAAGAGTAAATATGGTAATACACTGAACTATGCCGGGGATATTACAAAGAATCAATGGATTGGTATGTACGAAAAAAGTCAAATATACCGTTGTGTAGCCGGTGTGTGTGTTTGGTTTATGGACCATGATGTTACAGCATTTGTGAATATTAAAGATTTACAGAGACATCGTAATAGTGGGGCAAAGTCTTTGAACATAACAAACCTAGTTACAGATTCGTCTAATGAAGATTTTATTCCACATATCTTAATTGACGGTATGAAGAAACGTGTTATGTTTGACTATTTCGGTGATAAGTTTTTACACAAACTTCACCAAGAATCCGATAAGATATGGAGTGAGTACGATGGAAAAATTAACAAATGATGAACTTGAAAAGCTATTGGAAACATTAGATGTTAATACAGAGTATGCAAGAAGTATTGTAGACTCTCTGGTTCATCAATGTTGTGATAAGCTAGACCAGTATGTGCAGTATGTATTCGAATTATTGGATGGTGGAAGTAACAACATAACGGATGCTGAACTAGACGACATTATTATGACAATACCAGCTCTTTTGTATTTCTGTGGAACACAACAAGAGCTACTGGGTCTTAAACAGGATATGTCTGATGTTTCCAAAACAACAGACTATAACGATATTTATACAGAAACAGCAGGTACAGAAGGTTATAGAAAAGCTGTAGCAACAAATGCTGTTATGAATAAAACATTAGTTTCTACTATATATGGAAGTGCTTATGATATAATCAAACAAAAAGTATCTTATGCTACAGAACTTCTACAAAGTGCTAAAAAGGTAGTATCCAGAAGAATGGCTGAATTGGAGTTATCCAAAGTAGCTCCTACAAAAACGAATTAAGGGGTAATGATATGACCAAGTCAGAAACACTATTTAAGGAGTTTAACAAGAAGTACAAAATGGAACTTTTCACAAAAGGTACTATTATTCATAATTGTGCTAGAATTCCATTTAGTAGTCCTAATGCAAACCGTATGTTATATGGCGGTATTCCAAGAGGACGTATTGTTGAGTTTTTTGGTGAAGAGAGTTCAGGTAAGACAACCACAGCACTCGATATTGCTGGAAATGCCCAAAAGCTATTCCAGGAGGAATGGGAAGAGAAAATCCATAAATTGGAAAACAAAGAGAAACTGAATAAAGAAGAATCCGGTTACTTACTCGAACTTCGTGAAACTGGTCCTAGAAAAGTATTGTGGATTGATTGTGAAAATACTTTTGATGATGAGTGGGCAGAAAAACTAGGTGTTTGTGTAGATGACCTTTATATGATGTCTCCAGAATCACAGAGCGCTGAAGAAATATTTGATATGGTCTATCAACTTATTGATGCCGGTGAAATTGGACTAGCTGTTATAGATAGTCTTGGAATGATGGTATCCCAGCAGGAAATGGATAAGGACATTGAAGATTCTACATATGGTGGTATATCCAGAGCTTTAACTAAATTCTCTAAAAAAGTAGAACTTATATGTTCTAAAAGAAACTGTGCCTTAATAGGTATAAATCAAGTAAGAGATAACCTTAATGCCGGTTATGGTGGACCTACATATACAACTCCAGGTGGTAAATGTTGGAAACACGTCTGTTCTGTTCGTGCTATGTTTAGACAAGGTACACCTTTTGATGAGAAGTTCGATGAGGTTAAAAAGAGTCACGAAAGTCCATATGGACATAAAGTAATGATGAGCATTGCAAAGACAAAGGTATGTAAGCCAGATAGAAAGTTAGGTTCGTATACCTTAACATACGATCACGGTATTGAACCACTTATTGATTACATTGATCTAGGAATTAAAAGTGGTATTATAAATAAAGCAGGTGCATGGTTTACGTTTTTGGATCCGGAAACAGGTGAACTACTTTCCAGAACAGACGAAGATGGAAATAAGGTAGACATTAAGATAAACGGTCAAGCAAAACTAATTCCATTTCTTAAAGATCCAGAAAATAAGGATGTGTACGATAAAATTGTAAATCATATAAATAAAGAAATTTATGGATGACGGAGGACACAAACATGACTCAGAAAGAGAAGGATTATGTAGAAAATATCAGAAATACCGCAGAATCCGAATCTGAAGAAGTTGTATTAGAAAAACTCACCAAAGACGAACGAGAAATAGTTCTTCTTTACAATGAAGCTGAAGGTGTGTGGTATGCTGATACAAGTATACCCAAATATTGGAGAAAACTGGAAAAGAAGAACTGGATATGTATAAAAACACAGTATTATAAAGATGGAACTATTTGTAGCAAAACATTCAAAGGTTCCAAAAAGGGTGTTTCCATCATTGATCCGTTCAAGAAACGTGAAATGTCAGATGAACAAAAAGAGGCAGCTCGACAAAGATTTCTAAACAGAACGGAGGATAAGACAGATGGAGTTGAGTAAGCAACAAAAAGAAATTGTACTATGCTCAGATAAAAATATTATTGTAGATGCCGGTTCTGGATCAGGTAAGACAAGAACACTTGTAGAACGTGTCAAACATTTATTAAATACAGGTGTAGATGCCAGATCTATTGTTATTATCACATTCACAAATAGGGCAGCCGACGAGTTATACCTACGTTTATCCGATACACCTTCTAGCAAATACTGTTTTATTGGAACTATACATTCATATGCGAATATGTTATTGAAACAGACTGGATACGATTTTGAAATATTTTCGGAAGAGTATCAAACAGAATTTATGAAAATTCTAATTCCTAAATATGCTAGATATTGTACATTACAAGATTATGAACAGTTTGTTGTCTATGACCGTCTTGTATCAGCTGGTAGAATGTCAAAAAACGATATAAAGTATAAGTTTCCTAGTGAGCAAGTATATACAGAGATTATGCAACTATTAGGTAGAGAATATAGTTACTACTATAAAGAGACGGTAACTACCTTGTGTAAACTAAATAATATAATTACATTCGACGAATTAATCGAACTAACTACTAAATATTTCAAAGAGAATAAACTGGATCTTGAGTATCTATTTGTAGACGAACTTCAAGATATTGGGTATTTGGAGTATAACTTTTTACGTTCGTTAAAAGCAAAAAATAATTTTTACATAGGAGACGACTTTCAGGCAATCTTCGGTTTCAAAGGTGGAGATGTAAATATATTTCTTTCGTTAATGAAGAATCCAGATTGGAAGGTATTTTATCTGACAGAAAATTACAGAACCGCTAAATCTATTCTTATGTATGCCAATGCCGTTATCCAAAAGGCATCTGATATTATAAAGAAAGATGTTGTATGTATGAACCCAAATCAAGGTAGTTTGGAATTTGTAGCAAAATCACAACTTGAGAAGTTCTTGTCAAAATTAAACGAAAATGAAGATTGGTTCTTACTTACACGAAGTAACAAAGAAATGGTAATGATAGACGACCTATTGAAGCAGCACAACATAAATCATTATTGTTTTAAACAGTCTACAATCTCACAGAAGAAGCTAAAAGAGATAACAGAGAAACCGTGTATAAAGGTACTTACTGTTCATGCCTCTAAAGGACTAGAATGTGAAAATGTAGCACTTTATGGTAAATTTCCTATAAAGAATATGGATAATTCAGAAGAGATAAAGGTATTTTATGTTGGAATAACACGCGCCAAGAACAGGTGTGTTATATTTATATAAAAGGAGGATCATATATGTTGAGCACAAATCTGTACGATGACTTTTTCGATGTTGTTTTCTTTAATGATTTTGAAAGAATCTGCAAGAAAGCTAAAGAAGAACTAGACTCTAATAAAGGAGGAAAATATTCGGATATACTTAAACGATATTTTCCACAGTTGGAGAAGAACAAAGAAATTGTCAAGGAGAAAACACTCGATACCCAGCAAAAACAAATGATTGAACAAAGTAACAAACTAGCGTTCAAAAATGTTAGTAAACTATTTGATATGTATGTTAAACAAAAGAAAGATCTTTACATTTCCATGGCTTCAATTTTGTTTAACACTTATTATGATATTGATAAACTACAAGAACATCGTGCTCCTATTAAATACATTATTTTTCATGATGTAACGAAGGATAAAGAGTTTGCTACAATATTCAAAAAGGATATAATGACATATATAAATGCCATCAAGAAAGCCTTTCCTTTTTATGACATGAAGGATGGAACCTTTGAAGCATTGGAATTTTTCAAGTTAATATTTGGTTATCTTCGTATGTTAAATTATATGAACGAATGGAAGGAGTTTAATACAGATGGAAAGCAGTAAGAGTGCATTTGTCAAAACAATGAGTGATAACGTAAATAGACCAGGTGTGTCTGATTTATTAGTATATCTAGAAGAAGCAGGTTTTTATACATCACCTGCCAGTACTAAATACCATGGAAGTTACGAAGGTGGTCTATGTGACCACTCCATGAATGTTTATTACTCCATGCTGGATGAACTCTCCTTTATTTATGGCGGTAAAGATAAATGGCAACAATATCATTCTTTAGAATCTGCAACTATTGTCAGTCTACTTCATGATGTTTGCAAAGCCGGTAAATATGTAAAAGGAACTAAAAATGTAAAGGATCCAGAAACAGGTAGATGGGATACAGTAGATTGCTATAATTACAATACAGATGCTTTCCAGATGGGTCACGGGGCATTATCTGTATATAGGATTCAAAAATTCATTAAATTAACAGACGAAGAAGCACAAGCAATATATTGGCATATGGGAGCTTATGACTTATCTCAATACAGTACAGTTGGTAATTTAAGTGAGTCCTTTGCTAAAAATACTTTAGCATTTGCATTACATAGAGCGGACATGATGGCAACTTATGTTTGGGAAAATGAAAACCTAAAAGGTAAATTAGGATAAGTGTTGTGTATATTTCACAAAAAGTCCTCCTGTTACTAGGAGGACTTTTTATATTTATTTTTTCAAAAAACTACTTGACAAAATACTAAAAATATGTTATACTATTATTGTAAATAGAAGTCATATTGCAAAAAGGTAAAAAGTCTATTATTGAGGTGTTATCATGAGAAAAAACTGCAAAACATTTGATGAATGGTGTTATTCAATGTGGATGGATTATATAAAAACAACCATAAAAACAGTTAATCTTCACCAGGATGTTTTTATTAATTCAGATAAAAGCACTACGGTTTTTATTATGAATAGTAAAACCGGAAAAATAGCTTCTGCTAAATGTAAAGAAACTGACAAGTACAATCCAAAAACAGGTATTGCTATTGCCTGGGCAAGATATAAAAGAATTCCTATTCCAAATTTCTCTGTGAAACTCGGAGAACTGAAGCAAGGTGAGCAGTTCTTTTATAAATTCAACTGTTATAAAGTGTACGAAACAACAAAAGGTGATTTTGTTATCGCCTTCCCTAAAACAGGTGATCCGGTTATACTTTCTCCAGAAACAGAAGTAAAGAGAGTAGTTAAAAATTAAATATAAAAATAAAAAGAAAATTTCAAAAAGTACTTGACAATATCTGAATAATGTGTTATAATATGTTTGTAAACACGAATAGTGATAAAGGAAATAAAAAACGACTGTCCATCTCATTCCATTCTCCTTTAATAAAACTAAATTCAACCAAGTTTTACTTATTTTGTGATGTAAGTTTTTAGAGGTTGAAAATGTGCCAATAGTTCAGCTGGCAGAACACTTCCCTTTTAAGGAAGGGGTCCTGGGTTCAAATCCCAGTTGGCACACCACCAGACATTTGATATTCCTTTCTTTCAAATGTAAAAAACACAAACTCCGATGTTTCAATGATAACCATGCATTGTTTTTGTAGGAGTTTATACGGGCTCTTAGCGCAGTCGGTTAGCGCTTCCGGCTCATAACCGGGTGGTCCTGGGTTCGAGTCCCAGAGAGCCCATCATTCCCATATAGTTCAGTTGGTAGAACGGGTCACTGTTAATGATCAAGTCGGCAGTTCGAGTCTGTCTACGGGAGCCAAAAGAACTGAAAGGTTTATTACTTATATCAAACGGTTCTATAAAATAACCTTGAGAAAGTAAGGTTTAAGAGTTTGTACCTTAACAAGACATCCGGAATGGACCACTCCGTTAACGGTCGTCGAGAGGGGAATAAGGCTTACGGTAGACGGTAACATAAGTGGCAGTGCCTTATGACAGTCTGGATAGACAGACACTTTGCTGGATTAGCACAGTTGGTAGTGCAGCTGATTTGTAATCAGCAGGTCGGGGGTTCGAGTCCGTCATCCAGCTTCAAGGGTAATCCTAGTTACCTGGAATCATTTAGGATCCGGACCTAGATGACGATGTTTGAAGGTAAGCAGTAAAACCTTACTCCACTTATGGGTTAAATAGGAAGCAGGGACGCCTGTTATATTTAGATGATATTTTCTGTACTAGGTCTTACAGGACGGATTTAGGTGGAGTTCGTTAATACATCGGTCAAGAGGGAGAGGTACTGGTGTTCCACTAGGGATTGTAGCCAAGTGGGTAAGGCAAGGGCGTCTAAAGCCCAGATCGCAGGTTCAAATCCTGTCCAATCCCATTTTATGTGAATCTGTTACACGAATAATTTTGAAAGAACGATTATCGGCGTACATACAAAACAGATTCACATAACGACAAGGTAGTCAAGCGGTTAAGACAGCGGTCTGCAACACCGCGATCGTGAGTTCGAATCTCACCCTTGTCTTAATATTTGCTGCTGTGGCGAAATCGGCAGACGCAAGAGACTTAAAATCTCTCGGTGGATACACCGTACCGGTTCAAGTCCGGTCAGCAGCACTAATTTAATTATAACCGCTGCTCGTTATAATTATCTTATTTAGAAGCAGCAAAGCTACGAGTATGGTAGCCGGCAAAAGTGACAATGGTCGTTAATGGCGAGGTAAAGCTGAGTTGACACAATTCGGAATGTAGATCAGTTTGGCTAGATCACCTGCTTTGGGAGCAGGATGTCGCAGGTTCGAATCCTGTCATTCCGATTCTTATACTACCTTGGCGGAATTGGCATACGCACTGGTCTCAAAAACCAGTTCCGAAAGGAATGTGGGTTCAAGTCCCACAGGTAGTATTCGTGATTGTCGTGTCGCCAAGTGGAAAGGCAGCGGTCTTTGAAGCCGTTATTCGTTGGTTCAAATCCAACCACGACAACCACCGGCCCTATCGTCTAGTCTGGTCTAGGACGTCAGATTTTCATTCTGAAAACATGGGTTCAAATCCCGTTAGGGTCATTATATTTATTGTCGGTAGACAAGCATTAAAAGTCGAAAAGAAAATACAGTCCCTACGACAGAACATTCGGAGGACCAACTCCGTTAAAAAGGTTATGTAACTCTGGACGGGAATGCGTGAGGTTGAAACTACTCACCCGGCATTAAATATAATTTGGAAGAGTTCCCGAGTTGGTCAAAGGGGGCAGACTGTAAATCTGTTGCCTATGTGCTTCATTGGTTCGAATCCAATCTCTTCCATTTCTTCTCCATAAAGGAGGAATAATATATGAAAGTTATTTTATTTGTAGCTGTATTCATAACATTAATTCTATATTCTTGCTGTATTCTGGGTAAGGATGATAAATAATGATAGTTTATGAAAGTCTACAAGTTCTTTGTGAAGGAATATTTTGGGTTATAAATAACGAACTAGTAGCATTAACAGATCCAGTTGATCCTAATGATCCATATTTTATGACAAACTTACTTCACAAGAAATCTTGGGAAACATTAAAAAACAAATATATCGTAGATGGTAAACCTGTTCCTTATGACTATTTTCCGAGAGGAAGAGTTGAGGTACTACCCCATAAACAAGTGAATGGAACAGTTATATACGAATCAAATGTTTATATGGATAAGTGCATAAATACATCTATAATAAAAGAAATGATAATCGATACATTTAGATTATATTTACCTAATGTTCATACAAATTGGTCTGGACAATTATTTATCGATGGTAGTCATTACACTTGTCATAATTGTAGCTAATCTCCTCACATAGCTCAGTTGGATAGAGCAACCGCCTTCTAAGCGGTAGGTCGCAGGTTCGAATCCTACTGTGAGGACTTTGTGGATGTCGTCGAATGGTTAAGACTCCTGCCTTCCAAGCAGGTAATGAGGGTTCAATTCCCTTCATCCACTTTTAGGAAGGATGCTCAAGCTGGTGAAGGGGACGGTTTGCTAAACCGCTAGACCGTAAGGTGCGAGGGTTCGAGTCCCTCTCCTTCCGTTATTTGTCTCGGTAGCTCAGATGGTAGAGCAGGGGACTGAAAATCCCCGTGTCAACAGTTCGATTCTGTTCCGGGACACCAACACCCAGCTTTGTTGGGTCATGTCGAGTAGAATCTAAATCGCTTGGAAGTTCAAAAGTTTAGATTCTAGAAGAATGCCATCCTTTTTGTCCATGGGTTCTCGACCTCCTATGTAAGAACTTCCTGTGGGAACAACACCTTTGGTGAATGGTACGAAAGTTCCAGCCTCCCTTGTATATTTTCCTATATAAGGGAGGTTCCCAAAATTGTATTAAGGAGGAAACTGAATGAATCCAAGAGATTATCTGCAAGAAGATATTGAGATGAAACTCGATATCTTAAACTATATAGACTCATTAAGAAAAGAAGTTTTTGATTATAAGAATAAACTTGCCGAGGTAATTAAACCGGGTATATCTCTAAATAAGTTCAGATTATGTACCATTTATCGACCCACGATACAATATATACGTTCCAAGAAATGTAATAAATGTAATAAAGATGGATTAGTATTAGTTGATAATTCTTTCTCTGTTTCTTATAAACTGTGTAGTTGTAGGGAATATAAAGCCAATTATAAAACAGAAGAAGTCACTGTTACTAATATGTCTATTCAAAATAATGTCGTATTCTATGATTGTACTTATAATGATTCGTTCGTATCTATTAGAGAAGCGAGTATATACGATAAATTTAATGAAGAACATCTGGAATTACCCTGTTCCGATGTTTTTTATATAACACAAGAAGATTGTGAAGAATATTGTAGGAGGAAAAACACACATGAAAAAATTTAAAGGCAACCCATTGGACATTACATTTAAGCACTACGGAGATATTACTGTAGCACAGGCAAAAATATACTATGACAACGTACCCGAAATTATTGCATATGAATTTGGAGATTTGTTTCTCAACAGACATAAAGGTATCTATATCATAACTTCTAAAACCATTTGCAAGAACGGTGATACTTATAATAAGGATATGGGTGAACGCATTGCCAGAAAGAAACTTATGAAACGATTTATGTCCATGGTCAAACAGGCTGTAAAATTAAGAATGAAACAGTTAGACACAATCGCACACGAACTTGATATTCTCTATAATTTTGCAGATGGGTCTATAAACTCTATTAAGAGTTATCTTGAGGATCAATGATGGAAAAGAAACCTACAAGATATTATAGTGATAAACAAGAAAAACGAACCGCTAAAAAACTAGGTGCCAAGGTTCAAACAAGTAGTGGATCTAGTGATTTTCTAAAAGGTGATGTGGTTAGTGATACTTGTTTAATCGAATGTAAGACCTGTGTTACAGAAAAGAAGTCGTTCTCTATTAAAAAAGAATGGTTAGAAAAAGTGGATGAACAATGCTACGCTATGGGAAAACGCTATCCTATACTAGCATTTGACTTTGGAGACGGTGAAAACTATTATGTTTTACCTGAAAGTGTTATGAAAAAGTTTATCGAATATTTAAATGAAAGCTAAATGTAAAAGCAGTATGTGAAAAAACATACTGCTTTTACATTTATAAATATAAAAATTAAGAAAGAAATTTCCAATAAACTATTGACTTTTATTAGGAAATGTGTTATACTTTAATTGTAGAAATATTTTCTACACTTTTTTATTTTTATAATTAGGAGGAACTCTTATTATGCCAACATTAGCTGTGAAGTATAGACCTGCCACATTTGAAGAAGTAGTAGAACAGGATGTTATTAAAGCAATATTGAAGAATCAGATTGAAACTAAATCAATTCGAAATTCTTATTTGTTTTGTGGACCTGCCGGCACTGGCAAAACGACTGACGCTAGGTTATTTGCAAAGTATATCAATAATAATGGAAACGGTATTGTAGAGCTAGACGCAGCTTCTCATAGTGGTGTAGAGGATGTTAGAAAACTAATAGATGATTCGAAGTTTAAGCCTATTGGTTGTGACTATCGGGTGTATATCATTGATGAGGCCCACTCGCTGAGCAATACCTCATGGCAATGTTTACTCAAGACAACTGAAGAACCTACACCTACAAGCATATTTATTTTTGCTACAACAGATCCTCAAAAAATACCTAATACAATTCTATCAAGAGTACAAAGATATGATTTTAAGAAAATATCTCACAGCGGTATTACAAAACGTCTGAAGTATATATTGGAAATGGAAAATAAAGAAGGATGTTCCTATACATATAATGAAGACGCAATTAGCTATATTGCAAAACTTGCTGATGGCGGTATGCGTGACGCTATTACTCTTATGGAAAAAGTATTAGGTTTTTCTAACGATGTTACCATGGAAAGTGTTGTTAAAGCATTAGGAACAGTTGACTATAATACACTTTTTGATCTTACAGACGCATTGTGCAAGATGGATAAGAAAACAGTCATAAATATAATTGAAACTATTTACAGAGATGGTATGGACCTAAAGCAGTTTATCAAGAATTACAATGCATTTGTGCTAGACCTTTGTAAATATGATATTTGTAGATCTTTCGAATTTATTCAAATACCTAATCTTTATGATAATAGAATGTCCAAATATAATAATTCAGATTTTAAGTTCTTTATAACACTTCTTAATGAAATGATCAATCTGAATAATAGCATTAAGTGGGAGTCTACACCTAAACCAATGATTGAGTCCACATTTATTTTACTCTGTTCGGAGGCATGAATATGTATATTTGTGGTCAAACAAAACTTCTAGATAAGATAAACCATCTAGTCGAAACTGGAAGATTTCCTAGATTCAGTATTCTTGTAGGTAATGTAGGTTCCGGAAAGAAGTTAATATCTGATTATGCTGCTAAACAGTTAGGGGCAAACTTTGTTCCTTGTGATATTAAAGCAGATAGTGTAAGAGAAGTAATATATAATTCATATACAGTTACAGAGAAGACATTATATATGTTTTTTGATTGTGACGGTATGTCTGTTACTTCTAAAAATGCACTTCTAAAAGTAACAGAAGAACCTCCAAACGATTCTTATTTCATTATGACCGTTCAGGATATCAATAGTGTTTTAGGAACCATTGTTAGTAGAGGAACTGTATTTTATCTGGATCCATATACTCAAACGGACCTGCAAAACTTTATAAACGAAAAAAAGATAGAGTTCAAATCTAAAGAATTAAATATTGTAAAGAGTATATGTAGTACACCACAGGATGTTCTGAACTGTTCCAAACTAGACGTGACAGAATTATATAATCTAGCAGATAAGTTTATTCAATTCATAGGTTCTGCTAATCTGGCTAATGAATTCAAAATATCTACATTTCTAAATTTAAGGAAAGATGAAGAATCCGAAAAGTTTGACCCAATACTGTATTTAAGATGTATCATGTTATGTTGTAATAATTATCTATTAGAAAATTGCAGCAAGGAAGATACAGAAGTATTCTGTAAAATAATTAAAAACACTAGTAAACATCTGTCTGAGTTACAGATGAAAGGTAGCAGTAAACAAATGATTATTGATAACTGGATTCTAAATACCCATATTGATATTGCCGGAGGTGTGTGCTAATGACCTTGATGGAATTAAAGAAATCCATGTCTGAAGGATCATTTAGAAATCTGTATATCTTTTATGGGGAAGAATTTCAAATACTGAATATATACATCAACAAATTATGTGAGAAAATAGATGGAATAACCTATAAATCTGAGTCTATACAAAACATCATCAAAACATTGAATACCAAGTCTTTATTTGCGAGTAGTAAATCTATATATGTTATTCGTGATGATAAATCATTCTTAACGGATGAAAAGAGCTGGGAAGGGCTTGAGAAACAACTCAAATCAAAAAATATCACAGTAATCATGAAATACGGAAATATAGATTCACGTTCTAAATTTAGTAAGAAGTTTGTAGATAATATTGTAGAGTTCACATATTTGTCTGAAAGTATGTTGTGTAAATACATTCGTAAAGATTTAGATATATCCGAAGAGGATTGTTTGTACCTTGCCGAATTATGTGGTAAAAGTTATGGTAGAATACTTCTAGAAGTTGATAAAGTTAAGAATCTAAAGAAAGCTAGAAGACTTTCAGATAACGATGCTTTTAGAATATGCAAACAGAATGGAGTTTTTTATTCTGAAATAAGTGGTGAAGTGTATGAATTAGTAGATTGTATTATGAAAAGAGATTATAAACACGTCTACTCTTTTATGGAAAATTCTAAAAAACGTGGTGATAATCCTTTAATGATTGTTTCCTTACTTCATAACAATGTAAAAGCTGTACTTCAAATAACACTAGCAGGTACTAAAAACGTAACAGAATCAACAGGTTTAACAGGTTATCAAGTCAAAACAGCTATGGAGTATGTAAATAAATATAAAATAGAAGAACTTGTTACATTCATGAAATATTTAAAATATTATGAAAAAGCCGTAAAACAAGGTATTGTTACATCGGAAGATGTTGTGGATTATCTTATTGTAAACGTCATGTGAGGAGTGTGAAACATGAATACCAAAGAGAACGTGGAAAAAGAGGAACAAGTATTGTGTCGGAGGTGTGGTAAATTGCTTCGAGGAGAACATAGTAAATCTATCGGTTTTGGTCCTGTATGTTATCAGATGTGGAAGAAGGAACGATTACAGAGCATACAGCTATTTGATAAAGAGGGTAATATAAATGACAGACAAGAAAGACAAACCAACACGAAATAAGAAAATATTGGAGATAGAACAAAGATTAACCTATCTCGCAGAAAATGATCCAAGAAATGAAGAAATGTATGTACTACTTAAAAAATTAGCATACATTTTTATAAATCAAAATAAATTCTATTATGGTTATAACGGTGTAGAAGATGTCTGTCATGATGTAGCGGCAGATACATGGATGAATGTACTAAATGGAAGAAAAATATATGCCTGGATATATTATATAGGAAAAATGATAAAATTATCATATGTTCCAAACCAAAAGAAAATAGAACATGAAATAATAAACACAGAAACAGACCCACATTTAAGAGAAAAAGTAAAAAGAATGTGTGCAAGTTCGTCAATGTCTTGTACAGAAGAATTCGATAAAATGCAAAGAAACATAATGTTAGATAATATACCATCACTAATAGAACAAACTATGTCTAAAACAAAATTTAAAAAAGGTACAAAAGAGTGGCTATCCTTATACACAAATGTCTGTCTAAACCTGTTAAGGGAGATAGATAAGGATAAGCCATTTTATTTTAGAATAGAACCGAATATAGAACCTTATGTAGAAATAGTTATGGAACAGTTCAAAAAAGAATTTAGAAATGCAGGTTTTACAGAATCTATAATGGATAACGTAGATGCCGATTTAGAAATGCAGTTAATAGTTGACGAATCGTTCACAAAGGAGAAGGAGAGTAAACGATGAAGAATACTCCGAACTTATCAGAAGTGATAGGTAATTTAAGCAAACCTGATGTTTATTCTATTTTGTGTAGTTTCTTATATGACCTACACAAGGTACCTGAGTATACAACTTTATCCGAATTATGTTATTTACTAGATATAGATTCTTTTATGAACTTTATTAAATATTTTGCGGGTAAAACAGTTAAAGTTCCTACAAAGAAAGAATTCTCAGATGCCATGCAAGTATTGTTACTTTTCCAATATTATGAAATTGAAAAGAGACCGTGGAAAGACTGTCTAACAATGTGTGATATACCTACATCCAAAGGTAAGTTAATGCATAATAAGTTAGACAAGTTAAAGGAAACAATGGAAAAATATAACTTTGGGAACAGGAAGTATTGATTATGAGTATCATACAAGAATGTTATACGGATATAAATAATCTATTTAACAATGAAGAAACACCGTGTCAACTATTTAATAGATGTGCAAGAGTAAAATTAGAAAAAGTATATACACAAGAAACGGATACCTTTGATAAACTACTAGACGAATTAGAAATGAATATAGATTATAACTCTGTAACTCAAATCAAGGTATGTGTTTCTAAAATATTAAGATTGCTTTCCTATAATCGTAAAACACTACTTCAAACATTGAGGAGGTTGTACAAATAATGTCCAGAACAAAAGGTAGTACCTCTACGAAAGATTCAAAACAAATTGCTGTTGAAATTCAACAACTTCAAGGAAGTCCATATAAATATAATTTCGATTTTTTAAGATTAGTAGAAACACTAATCTGTTATAAAGTAACAGAGAGTATATGCAATTATCCGTTAGATACCCCACTAGACGAAATGGAGGTAACAACCGAAATACCTCTTATAGGAAATGTTACAATAAAACCTAGAACATTTCACGAAAAACATAGACTTACAGAGGCACCTTCCCTACATTTAGATTTCGAATTCGAACCATGTAGTGGATTTAAAACAGATATATATAAAGCATTTTTAAATAGAGAAACCGATCTTCCAAAAGTTTTTTCTACATTATATAGTGATAGATTAAAAGAGTTGTATTCTAGATTAGAAAGTGAGGGGTAATACATGGAACAAGAAACAGTAAAACTTGAACTAGGTGATCCAGAAATTACCTCCATGTCACTGATGAAACAACTTGCTAACGATGATACCAATACTGTTATTGATATAAACGGTGAACAACTAATAGATAGAACAAAATTATTTTTAGTCGTCCAGGCTAGAAATAGTCTTAAACGAATTATAAAACTTACTAATTTTATGGAGAAGTTAGAGAATAAGTTTATAGACACAGTTACAGAACAGATAGACGAAGGTCCTACCAATCTATCTATGATATCATTAGCAATGGAAACGGTTTCTAAATGTCTAGCAGATGCTAATATGACAGTAACACAGGTTCTGAAAGATGATAAACTTCAGAAAATAGTGATAAATACCACTAACATCATAACACCTGATGGTGGTTCTGCTACTGTCATTGATGCTACATCTAGGGATGAGGTTAGAAACCTTGCTGCAAGTTTATTAGCACAATTATCAAAGTTTGATACATCTGAAGTTATAGAAGCTGAGGTTAGCGATAAAAAGGAGAGTGATTGAATGTTTGACACATTCAACAATTTACATGATAATAGACAAAGTGACAGTATACCCTACTTTTCTTTTTATGATTTAGAGGGTAATTTACTACAAGGTTCTATATCTGTTGCATTTGACGATAATGGTGAGTTTGACGTACTCACCTGTGAGGTAGATGGAACAATATATACATATTTAAAGGATGAATATACCTATACAACAGAATGTCTGTATGTTTTAGGTATTGGGTTTTTACTTCCTGGAGATATTGTGAAATTAAAAGTAAATGAAATAGACGAGTATGAATTAAACTATGGTTGGCACACAAACATCTCCAATCAAACTATCTATTCATGGTATTTAAAACCAATTCATCAACCCGATTTATTTAAGGACGATAGATATGGTCTGTTTAATAAATCTGACGTGAATATAACAAATACAGGTATACTCACATTTTATAAAGAGTTTCTGGAAACAATAGAAGTTGTTACTTTTAGAAAAGAAAGAAATTCTTTTATCATAAAGTGAAAGGAGTTTTCTTATGCCCTACACTCCGCAATCCGATTATCCATATGTTGCTAAAGCCTCTGATCCGCTTGTGGTAAGAGTTAGTGAATGTTCATTATTAGTAGGTAATTCCCATTTCTATGCAAAGATAAAAACGGGTATTGAATATAAAGGTTATATGATTTATGTTTCCGGAATACCTACACCTATAATGGAAAAGAAGTTTAGCGACAGCAATAAAATAGGTACAAACGGTGTTAAGGTTCAATCATGGACAGCGAGTACGATTAGTAATGAAGCTAAATTATGGTTAGATAAACTAGAAACCGCATTAGCGGAAACCGCTTCTAGTGATACTGTAACTAAATCAATCGATACCTTGTGCTGGCAGTTACATTATGATATGACCAAAACAACCGGAAGTCCTCCTTCTTATTTTGATAATACTATTGCGACAAGTATAGATAAGACAAATACATTGAAAGATTATAATGAAGATGTTGTCGATTCTATAACCGTTATGGATGAGAATTTCAATGATAGTACAGATGGTACACTTATTGCATTAAAAACATCCACAGAAAAAGTTGCTACTAACATTAAAGCTGATAATGATACCTACACGATTTCTAAAGCACTTCGTGATAGTACTACGAGCGATGATAGTGTAGCTCACTCTGTTAAAGACCAAACAACTACTATATCTAATTCATTTAGCGATGTAGAAGGTAGAATAGGTCAAAGTACAGATTCCGCATCTGCAGCAACCTTAAATGGTAAACTGAAGAAAATCGATACATTAATAGGTGCCTCCGGAGACACAGGAACTTCCACATTGTTCGGATATAGCAACACTATAAATAGTAATGTTGGTTCCGGTGGATCCTCTATCAGTTCTGTTGCTACGACCGTAAACAATATTGCTACAAGACTAGGTTCAAATAGCAGCACCAGTGGTACTGTTTGGTATGATATTTTACATAATGCCGGTACTAAACAAAAAGGTGTTGTTGTGGAATCCGATTCTCCTATTGCATGGACAAGAGACAAAATACTTGAAAAAGTTGGAGATGCTTCTACATCTAACACATTGTGGTATGACGTATTACATAATCCAGGAACAAAAGAAAATACGGCCGGTTACGAGACTGACTCTGTTGTAGATAAAATAATTTCGGCAGTAAGTTAAAAGGAAGTGAACTATATTGGCTAACATACTAGAGATAAGTACCTGGAATCAATTAACAGGTGCCAGATCTGATTATACTAATCTTCGTATATTAGTAACAGAATATACAGGTAACGATCTAACAGGTACACAAATAACAATCGCAGACTATAATACAAATGCACAATATTTTAGTGGATTTGTAAATATTGGAGCATCTACATTAATTCCACTAGATGCTAAATTCACAGATGATGAAATGATCAACATTATAAACAGTTATGGATTTAACGTAAGAATCTCACCACCTACTATTCTTTCTAATAATGTTGTAAATATACTAATGGGTCTGTATGCTTCTGGATATAGATATGTATATAAATACTATAGAGATCTTAAGCAACTACCCTATGCTATATTCGCATCCGTTCAAATAAAGAATGACAGAAATGATTATCGTGTTTCTGATATTCCTAACTTTATAGAAGATGAATGGGGTTGGTGTGAACCATTTAAAACATATCCTATTATAGATCTTATTTCTACAGGAACAGTTAATAATGGACTTCCTATTAGCTGATGTTGTTTCCAGAATTCCAAAAGGATATGATCTAACCTGTTTATATGTTGTAGATAGTCATTTAAGATATGTATTAATACATAGAGAAAACACTTTTTATTTGCATTATGTGGATGGGTTTAAGTTGGGTGAATGTATAAACAGTTCCGATAGTTATGTTGATTTTGATTTTCATGTTATGAAATTAAATCAACCTATTATTACACAAAGTAGTAGGTTTGATAATTTGAATGGTCATAATGTAAGAATTGTAGAAACAACGACCGTTAGTGGAAACCCATTAACAAAGAAACCTAAATCCAGTAATGAACAAAAAGTAATAACTCGATACATTACTAACAAGAAGAAATTATTTTGAAGAGGAGTTGTTTACATGGGCAGACCTAGAAAACAACCTGTAAACCTTAATGATGTTCCGGAAACACTTTCTGAACATCCTTTCTATGGTTTTCAATTAGATGAGAACCAGACCTATTTTAGAGATTGTATTTGGGATAAGAACAAGTGTTTAATATTCTGTGATGCCAAAGCTGGAACAGGTAAAACACTTATTTCATTTGCAACAGCAAACCTCTTATATGAATATGGATTGTATAAAAACATCATTTATGTTGTAAGTCCGTATGGTGAAAGTAAACAAGGATTTCTTCCAGGAGACATCACAGAGAAATCTGAGGTATATTTTGAACCAATATATCAAGCGATTATTAAGTGCAATCTGTTTCCAGATAAAGTTATATACAACGAATCGCTAACAGCTAAAACAGATAAGATGGAATGTAGCGGTTATGTAAAATGTTTAACTCACACCTATTTAAGAGGAACTAACTTTGAGGATTCTGTTGTTATACTAGATGAGAGTCAGAATTATAGCTTTGATGATCTTAAAAAGACATTAACAAGAGCTAACGATAACTGCAAAATAATTGTAGTAGGACATCAACTTCAAAAAGATACACAAGATACTTCCTGTGGATTTGAACGATATATAAAATATTGCAACGATACTAACGACCCAAATTTTGCTGTATGTAAATTAACTAAAAATTATAGAGGAAAAATTAGTCAATGGGCGGATAATTTATATTAAGTACACACATTTTTAGAAATCAAGTGGAAGAATTTTTACGTTTTTCCACTTGACTTTTGTTTTACAATGTGTTATACTATAAAAAGTATAATTTTGGAAGGGTGTGATGCTTTTGATTGTTCTGAATCCGGAACATATCAAAATCTAAATTTCTATTTTGTCAGAGAAAATTGAATTTATCCTAGAATAACAACTAGAATTTTGATCATGTTCCCAAAGAGTTGACAACCTAGTTTAAGGAAGATCCTTAAAGGAGGAAAGCAATCTCTACGGGATTGTAAAGATTTGATGTTGGAAGGTAAGGAGAACTTTCAATCAAATTTATTTTTAGGTGTCAACTCACTTTGCAAGCTAATGAATAATTAAATTGAAAGGTGAGTTATTAAAATGAAAAAGACCAAAATTATTGCAAGTGTTATTTGTGTACTGTTTGTTTCCATCCTGGCATTAGGTGTTATTTTACTTCCTACATCCAATAACGATGAATCTAGTGTTGTATCTGAAAGTTCTTTGGAAGAGTTGGATACAGAAGACACCGCTTTTTCAGGTGATAAACTAGAATATATCACAAAGGAAGAAGATACTACTGATGAAGCCACAACAGAAACAACTACTACACAGACAGAAGAATTAGAGACAACTACGGAATCGGAAACTACTACCACAGAAACTACCACAACAAGTACTGTGGAGGAAACAACCACCACGACAAAGGTTTCCGTAGCACCTACTCCTAATAAAAAAGTAGCTCTTACAACCAATTATAAAACAGAAGTTGTAACAACTACCACAACGACAACAGAAGCAAAGATAGTATATAAGCCATCTACACATTATTTTCATATGACTTCCTGTAAATGGTTTGATGATACCTGTGTGTTTGATTATGACATTAATGAAATTGAAGGACGTATTTGTTCTAAATGTAAACCGGATGTAAAACTAGTCAAAGAATACAAACCTCCTGTTACACAGACAACATCTTCTAGTTCAGGTGTGTACACGATGTCTAACCTACCTTGTACTCAAGCAGAATTTTATATGCTAGCAAATCTAGTAGCACATGAGTATGGCGCTGATTGGGTTTCGTTACATGAAAAAGGTAAAGTCGTTATGACTGTTATGAACAGAGTTAGAGATTCACGTTTTCCTAACTCGATTCGTTCGGTAATCCTTCAGAGAAATCAGTTTTGTTGGGTACCAGACTCTTATTACTGGAGAAGAACTTCACAGAGTTGCAAAGATGCCGTATTATATTATTTTAATCATAGGAGTTCATACAGTACTACATTAAATTCTTTTTGGGGTGATGGTTGGGTAAATCACTTCTATGCAGCTTAATTATATATAGAATAAAAGCTACTCTAATATGTGAGCAGCTTTTATTTTTACCTACTTGACTTTTATGTGTTTTTATGTTACACTAAAATTGGAGGAGTTAGAATGCAAGGAAGTGATAACAATGGAAACACAGTATTTGGAATTTTTTGAGTTACTACCTAAACACTCCCAACTCACATTAAAAATGCTAGTTCCACATAAATATGGAAATATCGATACTGAACTATTAGCGTGTCTATTCATTCAACAAGGTCTACTTAAAAAATGCGTTATAGAGAACCTTAAAGAATGTGCCGATAGAATAGTAGAGAATAAGTTAAAAGTACCTAAAGAAAAAGAAAAGAAGTTACACGAATTTAGTGAACTTGAATTATCTGAGGAATGTGAAATTCTTATAAAAAATTATATATTCTTCAAATCTCAATACGGAAATAAACTAGACCAAAATATAATAACCGCCTATATATCTTATATAATGATATATGACTCCAGATTAAAAAGTTCAAAGTTATTTGACGAACTAATCTATGTAAAACAAAAAGAGAAAGAAAAAGTTCAGACAGAGCTTTGTAATATACTTGATCAATGTGTAAATACTAATATGTCTGGAGATTTATTAGAGTTCGGCGAGTATCTAACTGACCCTCTTGTTGTAAGAGAGCATTATGACTGCTTTGGACGAGAAAAAGAAATACAACAATGCGTAGATGTTTTATGTAGAATGAGAAAAAACAATGTTATTCTTGTAGGTAATCCAGGTGTAGGAAAAACAAGTGTTGTATACGGTTTCTGTAATCTTATACAATCAACAAGTTGTCCAGATATGTTAAAAGGTTATTATGTATATGAACTGAATATAAATTCTATGATAAGTGGAACCACTTATAGAGGAGATCTCGAAGCCAGAATAGAAACAGTCATTGCTTCCTTACAAGAATACGATAAGGTTATCGTGTTCATAGATGAGATACACAATATGTTTAATAAAACAGGTAATTCCGGAAGTTCTTCTATCGCAGAAAGTTTCAAAACATACTTATCCAAAGGTTCTAAAATAATAGGATGTACAACAGAATCAGAGTATAAACAAATAGAATCTGATAAGGCATTCGAAAGAAGATTTACAAGAATTCATGTAAACGAACTATCTGTAAAAGATACCATTAGTATGTTAGAGTATAAGAGAACTGATTATGAAAAGTTCCATAATATAGAAATACCAGACGAAATGTGTACATACCTTGTAGAAAGTTGTGATACATTTATACGAAATAAATATTTTCCAGATAAGGCTTTTGATATTATGGATACATCTTGTGTCATATGTAGAAAAAATAAATTACCTAAATTAACAAAAGAGACAATAGATATGGGGATAAGTAGTTATATAGGTGTGACTATAAATGGAAATAGAAAATTTCAAATAAATGAAATAGAAGAAGAAATAAAAAAGAATATAATAGGACAAGATGAGGCTGTTAAAAATGCTTTACTTCCTATTAAAAGGTATTTATTTGGAATAAACGAAACCACTCGTCCTATTGCAAATTTGTTATTAGTAGGACCTACAGGAACGGGTAAAACAGAACTTTGTAAACAGCTGGCAAAAAATTTCTTTACTCCTGAAAGTTTTTTAAGATACGATATGTCTGAATTTATGGAACCACATTCAGTTTCTAAATTAATAGGTTCTCCACCTGGTTATATAGGATATTCGCAAGGTGGATGTATCACCGACAAAGTTAAAAATAATCCATTTTGTATTATATTATTAGATGAGATAGAAAAAGCGCATAGAGATGTATTAAATATTTTATTACAAGTAATGGATGATGGTAGACTAACAGACTCTACAGGTGAAACGGTTGATTTTAGAAATACACTTATAATAATGACTTCCAATATAGGTTGTAAAGATTATTTGAATAAGAATAGTATAGGATTTGAAAACACAAACGGAATGGACATAATACAGAAAGAAATAAAAAACTATTTTACTCCAGAATTCTTAAATAGACTCGATAATATTATATATTTTAATACTATTGATGAAAATACCGCAATAAAGATATTTGAAAAGGAAATGAACTTGTATCTAAACCATTATAATAATAAACAGATAACGGTAGTGGTATCAGACAATAAGAAATCGGAATTGTTTAAATCATGTTATAGTAAACAGGATGGAGTTAGATTTATTCGTAAAAAGATAAAACAATTACTAGACCCAATTATACTTGATAAAGTAAGTAAAAGTGAATCTAATATTTTAGTTGAGTAAAGGAGTAATTATGAAAAGTAGAGTAAAGGAAAACATTGGAAAGTCTGCCCTAGCAAATGCTATGGCATATAAGGAACTACCAAACGGTGATAGAGAAGTAACCTTTAATTCTTGGATAAATGATATCATCTGGTTTAATTTAAATAATTCTTATAGGTCTACAAGATGGGTTATCACTAATGATAACTTATGGTTTCTTGAATTAAAAACAGCCGGAGGAACTATTTATAAAACAGGATTACATAAAGATATAAATGGTTGTATTAAGGAAGCTAATGAGTTTATAATTAAATAATCTTATAGCATGACAAGAATTGTTTATCTGTCCTGCTATTTTTTCGAAAAAATCACTTGACTTTTTATCAATTATATGTTATACTATAAATAGTAAACACGAAGGGAGAATCCACAATAATGTTTTCTGAACCATCCATACCCACAATATGAAAGAGACACAAATTTGAAGTACGATAGTTTAAAGGAGGACCAAAAAAGATGAATGAGATAAAACCAATAGATGCCACAGTTCTTTTGAATCATATAGCTGTGCTACAGAGACAGGATGAAGATATACTATTCACACCAGAAGATATTAAACGCATTGTAAGAAGTCTACCCGAATTGCATACAAGAAGAAAAGGTAAGTGGATAACAACAGACGACCTTATTATCGATGAACATACATTCACAGTTGAATCTAGAATTCCAAATGGTGCCCTTTTATGCAGCGAATGTAGATGTGCCTTTTCAAAAAAGAAATTAGTCTATACCAATTATTGTCAAAATTGTGGTGCCACCATGGAGGTAAATTGAAATGGAAAAGAAATTATATTGGGTTTTTGTTTTAATATTTTACATTATAGGAGATTAAAAAATGTTTTTAATTATATGTTTAATTATAACAACAGTTCTTGTCCTACTAACCATAAAAATAAAAGTTTCACATTATATTTTTAATGGGTTACTAACTATTCTAACCGCTTTCTCTTTAGTTTTTACTATGTTTCTATCTGTAGGTTGGTTTTTTACAAAAGTTCTAAAATTCGAACCTGAAAAAGATAAAATCACTTCAAAAGTACAAGCATATCAACATCTAGCAGATACAAGCAGTTCTGGAGCGGTTGCTATTTTGACTCCAGACTTTATGGAGTTAAATAATAAGATACTTGAAAAACAAGAAGCTTTACATTCTGTAATTAGATGGTACTTTGTTCCTGATTGGTGGGAAGAAATCCCATTAATTGAATTTTGAATAATATTCAGATGTACAGTTTTATTTAGTTAAAGTAAATTTAAAGTTACCTAAGATAAATGAAGTAATATAAAAACAAAACAATTTCTAACAAATAAAGAATAATTTGCTAGAAATTGTTTTGTTTATTCTTATGTGTCTACAATATATTTATAAATTCTTTATTTTTAGGATTATGATAATTGAGGATGTTTATGAACTATTGGTAACTATTTAATTATTTTAATTTTTTATAAAACTATTGACTTTTTGAAAATTATGTGTTATACTATAAACATAAAATAGGAGTATACAAAATGGACTATTTAAGTTATTTTAACAGTTTGTTAGATAATGGATGGTTAAACCAAGTTTGTTTATTGTGTCCACCTTGTTTAGATCTAGGAACAAAATTTGAAATATTAGACGAAATAGCATTTAGACTTCAAATAGAATTTCAGAAAGAAGTTAAACTAATGTTCTCTAATCCGTTTCATACTGTAAGATCAGAACTAGATGCTATATATAAGGAATATCCATTAACTGATAGAATAAGTGAGTTTGATGTAGAAAAAACAGTTGTTTTAGCAAATATCCAGTTTCCATATTTTAGTCACGAGGATAGCTGGGAGAAGAAATCTATACAGTTATTGGAATATTATAGGTTACCGGTTCTTGGATTTACAACCCATGAACAGTACATAAGAATATACGAAAAGTGAGGTTGACTATAATGCCACTAAAACCTATTATGCATGGTTATTCTGATCCGACTGAAATTCCTTATTGTTGCAAAAAATGTAAATTCTATAATCATAATGGATCCGATTTTCCTATATGTGACAAGCACGATAATGGTAAATTCGTACCTTATTTTTGTTATGTTCCAAAACCTATTCCTGAAACGGAGAATAAAAAATGAAAAGAGTTTATCTTTATGCGGATGGTGGTTGTAGAGGAAATCCTGGGATAGGTGGATGGGGAACTATCTTATCCTATACAGACTCTAAAGGACAATTACACACAAAAGAAATCTGTGGTAACGATAAATTTACTACGAATAACAAAATGGAATTAACAGCAGTCATCGAAGGGTTCAAACTTCTTAAAGAGAAATGCTATGTAACCGTTGTAACAGATTCTTCCTATGTAGTAGATTCTATAAATAAACATTGGATTGATGGCTGGATTAGAAATGGATGGAAGAAGTCTGATAAATCTGCCGTGAAAAATGTTGAACTTTGGAAAGAGCTTCTTAGACTTTTAGAAGGACACAATGTTACATTCCAATGGGTAAAAGGACATAACGGCCACGAATTTAATGAAAAGTGTGATAAACTTGCTAATCAGTCAATGGATTTATTGGAGGAATCTTTATGAAGGTAATTAAAGAAGGTTCTTCTGAAAGAATGGATATTGTTATCGATCAAAAATTAAATAGACCTAAAAAGTTCTTTTGTTATCAATGTGGTTGTGAATTTGAAGCGAACAAAACCGAATATTTTAGAAAGTTTTTGGTCTCGTATAGATGTCATTGTCCACAATGTGGATATCAAGCAAAAGAAGTTGTAGAATATTATGATATGTAATTTTTAAGGATGTGATTTAATATGGCATATTCAGGTAGTGGAACTCAAGCAGATCCATACTTAGTAGATAATGGCTATGATTTATTACAATTATGTGGTGGAGACGGTTCCACACATCCAGGTGCTTATATAAAAGTAACACAAGATATAGACTTTGCTCAAGAGAGTTGGTATACAGGCAAAATAACGTATCCAATACGTCTGGATGGTTTGAAGTTATATGCTGATACATTGACCGAGATAAAGGGTCTTACAGTAGAGGCTGCATTTTTCTTACGAATAGAATCAAACAGTCAAACCATTGAAAATTTATATTTTAAGAATTGTTGTCATAAAGTAAGCGGAAGTCAATTTGCTACTATAGCATGCTATTATTCAGCAAGTTCTTATACTAATAAAGTGGTTTTTAATAACTGTAAGTTTTCATTATTAGTTGTTTCTGGTGCTAGTGAGGGAAGTTTAATTTATAGTGCTCAATCCGGTGGTAACGGAAAATGGAATAATTGTTCCCTTTATATAAAGATGAACCATACTCAACCTATTTATTTATGTTCCAGTCAGCAATACAGTACTACTCCAGGAGCTGCTTCGTGTTATATGCCATTTGTTAATTGTAATATTGTGCTAGATGGTATAAAACTTCAGTATGCACACGCTCAAGCATATAGTGCCCATTATTATGCTATATTACGGGGTATATATGACTTATACGGTAGAAATGTCTTCGGTCAGTTTGCAGGAAGCAGTACTTCCTTGGTTATAAAAAATGCCTCAATAAACTGGGTCGATACATCTCACACACCTTATGTAATCAGTAATGATTCCGGTAACACAACATATGCTAGTGACATCTCCGGTTGTTCCATGGTATTTGATAACTGTACAGTTGAGAGTGGTTGGTCAGATGTACGCTGTTTAAATGCGGAAACAGCAGACACTATTAATGTAGTGGCATCTACAGTTAATCAAAATATAAATACATCGTATAGTACGAAAAAAATAAGTATTACAAATATAAAAGATAAGAATTATCTAATTAGTATAGGATTCCTTCCATAAAGAGGTGATCCGTTATGAGTTGGATTTATGATGCTTGGTCACAAAATGATGATTTGAATATAGGGTATCCATATGTTACAAATAGTGGAGCTCCAGTAGCTCCGGATATGAGCAATGTTAAATTTAGCTGGGATATAAATGCAAATCTTAATTTAGGATATCCTTATGTTGTATCAGGTGGAAATACACCTGAACCTGATATGACAGATGTTAAATTCTTTTGGGATATAAAACCGGATAAAAATTACGGTTATCCATTTGTAGGAACAATAGATAATCAAGGAGCATTTTGTAATGCCATAAATTTGGAGTCAATAACAATTCCAGAAACAGTTAAATATATAGGACCTTACGCTTTTTATAATACGAAATTGACAGAAGTAACTATTGCAAGTGATTGTGTATACGGTCCATATAGTTTTCCTACAAATTGCACTATCCATTTCTATAGTTGATTCACTAAAAGTTGTTCATTTATTTGAACAACTTTTTTGTTTCTTTTACTTGACTTTTGTTCTGTTATATGTTATACTGTAAATGTGGGGGTGCATAGGATGAAAAGTCTTAAAAAGAGAACAGAACAAGAAGTAGATAAAATAATTAATGACTCTATAAATGGATTAGATATAGAAGAATTAGCAGAATTGTGTAAACAGGTTTCCGAAAAACATCTAGAGCCTACAGATGAACTATACATTTACTATCACGAACTAGTAGATAAACTAAAGAAATAATTGATTTTGATTGGAGGATTTTTATGTATCCATATAGTATTTCAGCACCTAACAAATCATCTAATAATGTAAACCATCCAGACCATTATAATCAAGGTGGTATTGAATGTATAGATGCCCTCAAATCAGCACTAGGTGATAAATTTATTGGATTCACTATTGGAAATGTTATTAAATATTGTTGGCGTTATGAAAGCAAGAATGGTCTAGAAGATCTAAAGAAAGCTCGCTGGTATTTAGATAAGTCCATAGAGGAGTTAGAAAGAAATGAAAAACAAACTTCTTAATACACTTTCCAGAATGTATGATTACACATATACTGATAAACCATATAAAAGAGTAAAAACAGTTTCTTTTCTGGTATATAAAGGAAAAGTTATTAGTTTTGGTATAAATTCTGATAAGACATCACCACTTCAGAATTTTTACAGAGTAAGGACTCCTTTAAAGAGTATTGAGAATTTTGTAGACAAGGAACATTCCGAGATAAACTGTTTAAGAAGAGTAGATGGGTCAATAACTAATTGGGATAAAATAGAACTTGTTATCATATCTAAAAAGAAGAATGGAGAGTTTAGATTAGCTAGACCTTGTCCTGTTTGTATGTCTGCAATAAAAGATTTTGGTATAAACAAAGTATATTATACAAACAATAATGGAACATTTACTTTTGAGAGGATTGATAATTATGATTGAAAAATATTTCACAGTAAAATATATATTTGATTATTTAATACCATTATTGTTTTTTGGGACTATAGGGATACTTTTAATATTAGCTTACATCCTTGATAAGTGGGAAGACCATAAAAAACATAAATGGTTAAAGAAACATGGTTTTGAAAAAGTAACTAAAGAAATAACATTCGCATCCATGTTAAATATTTACGAGTGGAGAAATCCAGACGGAATAACAATAGACGATATGGATGTGAACCGAACACATTATGAACCGTTAGTTCAGAAATTGGAAAAGGAGCTAAAAAAGGAGTTAAAAAATGATAATCAACATTGATATTGATAATAGTTACTCCAAACATATAAAAATATAAATTTAGAATTTTACAGTATAAACTGACGGCATACTACACACCTCTACACAGTTCGAGAAAATCTTCTCGTTCCACGCTTCTTGTTTTGTTAGGTATTTTCGAAGTATATTCAAAGAACCATTCACATCCGCATTTATAATTGTTCCGTTTTTAGATCTATATAAACCCCTTTTAATACGTTTGCCGGAAAATGTAATTTCTTGGCTCGTTTCATTATAAACAGGTATATTGTCAAGATCTAGAAAACTGCTCTTTGATGTATATGATTCTTCCTGAATAATAACATCAATACCAACTTTTTTACATTTATAAGATAGCATATCTGTAAACAAATTAAACGGAATTTGAATAAAAGACTGCTTTACATCTTTTCTCATATTTGTGTCTTGTTTCCAACCTTTATTGTGTCCGATAACTAATGTATCGACACGGTTTTCAACTAATTGATTCACAATATATGTTGAAGATTTATGCATATAGTCTTTTATTTTGTTATTTCGTTTTCTGTTTATTGAGTACATTCTGTTTGTCCATTTTTTGTTAGTAGACGATAATTCAGCTATTTTCTTATTATAAAACTGATTTATAGATTTCAAAGGCTTCCCATTTACTATGAAAGGCTTGAAAATATTAGATGTGACAGTTGCAAGATTATTCACACCAATATCAATAGAAGCGTATCTATTATTCTTTTCGGTCGGTTCTGTGTTTTGAATTTCATAACCAAGTTCAATAGTTATATAACCTTTATTTGGAACAATTCTTGCAAAAATAACATTTTCGATGTTCGTCTTAATTTCAAAAGTAGTTCCAGAAAGTTTTATATGCCCTTTTGACACATTTCTATTATTTTGCGATATTGCTTGATTAGTATAAGTTAGAACTTGTTTTCCGTCTGTTTTATGGAGGTATTGCGGTATGTTTATTCGTTCACCCTGTTTTAAAACTTTTAGGTGGTTAAAGAAAGACTTGAAGTTTTGATCCACCAGTTTCTGAACCTGTTGTGCTACTTTTCTAGGAAGGGCTTGATAATCATTAGGAAACAAAGTATTAGACATCTGATTTAACTTACAGTAACCTAAATATTCTTTTGTTTTAAAATAATGTTGTCGAATATGATATAATGTTACATTATATAGATTTTTAGCAAGGAAGCACAAATGATCTAATTCCTTGAAATGCTTGGAGTATTTAGAATATTGGTGCTGTTCAACCAGAATCATTATCATCACCTTCTTTCTCTAGAGCATTTATAATTTGTTCCGTTTTTCTTTTAGTTCTTCTTTTGCCATAAATCCTAGCACAAAAACTTGTAACAAGTGAAACAAAATCTTCAAATAAATCTTGATCTGTTTCACATTCATTAACAACAATTATATCACAGTCATTTAATAGTAATTTTATATAATTAAAACCAAATCTTGTCAGTCTATCTTTATGTTCTATTACAATTTTTGTAGCTTTTCTATCCGTAAAGATTTTGGATAGTTTTGGTCTATTATCATTAAGACCGCTGGCACATTCTTTTACAACTTCATTCACTGTCCAACCTTTAGCGGCACAGAACTGACACAGTCTATCAGCTTGCGTTTCGAGATTTGATTTATTCTCAGAAGAACTAATCCTTGCATAAACAATTACATATTCTGGTTTTTGTTGTGTAACAACTTCATCTATTACAACTGTTCCACTAGGTAATTGTCTTGCCCCTGGAATAAGACCTTGTTTAAAATGATTCCAAGCACTTTGATACGACAAAGAATTCTTTTTAGCATATTCACTTAATTTCAAGAATAACATCCCCTTAACAAATTTATTATACTTATATAGTAGATATTATTCTTATTTTTTCTCAAAATATTATTATATATTTTATAACTTTTTTATATGTTTCTTAAATTTGTATTAAATACCTTAAATAACTTTTTACCGTTGTCTATACAATTTAGTAAACGTAAATCCACAATGTTTATTTATGTTGAAGAATTGTTCGTGGAATAAAAATACAACAAGATGTAACTTTACAAGATTTAACGATTGGAACGAGTTTCCATATGTTTTTGAAGAGATGCTAAGAAAGGAAAATTCGAAAGAATTAATCTCTGTGACGAAAGGATGACAATTATGTTAGATGAAGCACTAGTTCATCAACTAGAAAGAGAAGTTTTAGAAAAGTGGGAATCCCTGTGTAAACAAGGAATGAGACCTGAATCAGAATTTGAAATAGATGTTACTGAATACATGAATTCCGGTTTTCTTTGGGACGACATTACTGAAATTTTACTTGATATTGGATTCTACGAAAATAACTTTTCGGAAAATGAAAATATAAGATATGTTTATTGTGAGGTATCCGAATGAGAGATACATTAGATAGACTACAAGAACAGCATAACAAACGATTGAATTATCATACACATTATCGTTCTACGAAGGTAAGATGTATCGATTCCGACGGAAACGAACGAATTTTTAATAGCATTAAAGAAGCACACGAAGCAACCGGTGTTGCTATATCCGGTATTAGTTGTGTATGTAGTGGAATAAATCATCGTTCAGGTGGGTATAGATGGGAATATGTAGAAGATTAAATATATCACATTTAATCCACTAAAAGAATATTTCGAAGATGTTCTCTTTGAAAGGGGTTATAATAATGGGGCAACTATTTCAAACAATAAACGAACAATATCAAAGATTTTTAGATTCCCTACAATATGAATTAAACTATGATAATTTAGAAGTGGATGGAATATTTCCAAAAGATAACAGTTCACTTATACTAACTCTTGTTTTTACATTGGAGAAGCAAGAGTTATTTAGATTATATGTTGATAATAAAGAAGGACCTTGCCCAATGTATATTTTATACGAGGACGAAGATTTACCCATATGTGAGGAATATTGTCTAGAAGATATGTTCGAAAATGTTATCTGTTATGCTATGGAGAAACTGAACAATAACTTTGGATTTACGACTTTGGATGCTTAATTGGAGGGAACATGTACAACGAAATTATTGATATTGTCAGAACTGAAATGAAAACACAGCTCATTGATAAACTTACTGAAGAATGCTCTATGTCAGTTGGATTTTTTATTCGTAAAGAAGAATTATTGAAAGCATTGAGTTACGATAGAAATCAATACCAGTCTGGCTATGTGGACGGTAAAGATGAGGTCTTGTACCACACTAGATGGAACAAGTGTGAGGATAAACTTCCAGAACTGTGGCAAAATGTTTATGCTATCGGTGTTTCTTGTGATGGAAAGAAAACTCATTATATTGCAAGAAGGGAACCTAATCCAGATAACAGAACATGGGATTGGATAGAAAACTATACAGGTCAGAAAATAACAGTTTACGCTGATTTCGATATTGTATGTTGGCATCCAATGCTAGCAGATCCAGAAGGAGATGATAAACTTTGATACTTTCTGATAATACACTAATGAATCTAATAGAGAATAAAGGTCTATGTCATAATCTAACAGACGATAAAAGTATTCAGCCGGCAAGTGTTGACATCACTATCGGAGATTCATTCAGCACAATAACCGATGTTCCTAATGGTGGAATTATAGAATTAGACGAACCTTTAACTTACACAACCACAAAACAAACATCATATATTTTACTTCCAAAACAATTTGTTCTTGCTACCACTCAAGAGTACTTTGTTCTTCCTAATGATCTAACTGCATTTGTAGAAGGTCGTTCTTCTATTGGAAGATTAGGATTATTTATTCAGAATGCAGGTTGGGTAGATCCAGGATTTGAGGGACAAATTACACTCGAACTATTTAATGCTAGTAACTGGGCTATAAACATTAAAGCAGGAACAAGAGTAGGTCAGCTGGTGTTTGCAAGAATGGATAAACCTGCTGATAATCCATATAACGGAAAGTACCAAGGACAGGTAGGTGCTACAGGTTCTAAAATATATGAGGATTATAAAAAATGATAGCATTAGGAATTTGTATTCTTCGTATCATTTTTTGGATGTTTTATATGCTACAAATAATTCGATTTATATATAGAACGAATGAGTTGACAGATGGAGAATACTACGAAGAATTGATAATAGGTTCTTTTATATTCACGATGTTCGTTGCCTACGCAAGAGTCAGTTATGATTTGTCCGATCTTGCAGATATTAAAAATGTGGAAAAGCATATCTTGGATATTAAATATTTTGTGAGGTAAGCTTATGAAAGTCATCGTAGATGGATCCCTTTATAAATTACAAGAGAACACTAAATCTTATATGAATACATATAGATTTGAATGTTTAATTTGTGGGTGTGTCTTTGAAGCTGCTTTAGAGAAGGATGAAGACTATGTCGAGTTCTTTGACTATTCGGTAGTGAATGGAAAAGGTGTGAACACTTATAGAAGAAAATGCCCATTTTGTTCTAAATATGTTTACATAAAAGTAGATAGTGAATCTCATAAACAGGAGGAAATAACAAATGAAACTAACAATTCTAGCAACTCCGAATCAAGTAACTGATCCAAATTATACTGCTTTAACTGAACAAAACATTAAAGATCTAGGAAAGTTTTCAGGTTCCATGGCATCTATATGTTATCTTAACTCTAATTATTTTGACCCAAAATATACGGATGACAAAAAAGCACTAGCTAGATTCGAACGTGTTGCCTCCACAGGTCATCATAGTATAAGTGACCATGCCTTTGTAACAGTTCTATTTGAAAACATTCCTAAAATGACAGCTATGATTCTTAATAGTGTTGGTTTCTACAACACGTCAGAAAAAAGTGGTCGTTATACTGTTATGAACGGAGACGAAGAAACACATAAGAAGTATTTCAAGAATTATGAATTGTATGAAAAATGGAAAGAAATATTTAATGATGCCATTGCTACGTATGCAGAAAAGTGGAATATTCCTATTAATGATAAATTAAGGGAGAAACTAACATTAGAAAATGCAAGATATGTTTTAAGTGTATTTGCACCGACAACCACTATGGCATATACAACTTCATTAAGAATGTGGAGCTATATAAGACAGTGGTGTAAAAGTTATATAGGTGTTTGGGATGATGGCGGTGCTAGTCTAGACCTTAAAAGAACACCTTTTAATAGTAAATTATTAGACTGCATAACGGAACTATACAATACAATAACAGAAGCACGTTTATATTCTGAATGTATTGTTGAACAAAAAGGATGGAAATTTAGATTTCTTGCTAAACAAACATGCTATGATATAGACAAAGCCAAAGAACATTATGACGATGTGTATCTTATTAAATACAGATCTTCTTTTGCTGATTTAGCACAACAGCAAAGACATAGAACTTTACATCATTATATGTGTTTTGAAGGAACAAGTAACCCACAATTTTATGTTCCTAAAATCTTACAGTATTCAGAACCTGTTATTCAAGAATGGAAAAACGATCTGGATAAAGTAAAAGAAACATATCCTATTGCTACAATGGTAGATGTTGTAGAAACAGGTGACATATGTGATTTTATGAGTAAATGTGATGAAAGGCTATGTGGAAGAGTTCAGTTAGAAACATTTGAAACAATAAAAAATAATCTATTTAGATTTACTAGACATTGGGATAAATCTAATTATATGTTAGGACAACTAAAACGACATTTTAGAGATGGTGAATTACAAATGAAATGTAATAACATTCATTGTAACGAACCTTGTATATGGGGTCCTATTAAAGCGCAAACAAGACTTGTATAAATTATACAAAAACTCCTATCCTAGTAGATAGGAGTTTTTATTTTAACAATATGAATGACTACTTGACATTTTGTGTTTTTTGTGTTATACTATATATACAATATATTTGGAAGGAGGAATAAATATGGTAGATGTATCTAACTATCTACCTGGTATAAAGAAAAGTTTATCCTATATAATAAAAAGAAATTGTGATATAAATATAGCATCATTAAGTGACGAGTTATTAGAACAGTTAGACGAAAATTACTGTTCTGAAGGTTTATTCCGTTATATATTATTTGTTAATAAGGATAAATACGAGATAGACTTTTCGACAACCTTATTTGACGCTAGTTATATTATTGATCATATTGACTATATTACCTATGTTTTTTCTGAATTTGAAAATTCTGATTCTTATTATGGAGGAATTCGGGATTTCATTAAATCTAAATTTACATATCCGGAAAATGGGTTTTATTTTAATAAAGCCTGTTTCTTGTACGAAAAATATGTTAATGAAATTCAAGATTACCGTGACATTAAAAATGTATTAAATTATATAAAGGAGAATATTGATAATGATTAAACTATTACATGAAGATGAAAATATTGAATTCTATGTTGATATGCTTCCTTATGAGGAGACATTAAATGATTTAGATGAAGATATGGTTCAACCGGATGAAGAGATACAAGATGGTAACAACTATAAAAACGTACAGGATACAAGGGCTTTTTTGCGTATGTATCTTAATGATGCCGTAAAAACGATCAAACAATATAATTGTGTGAAGTCTTGCTGGGTTCGTGGTGCTTCGAAGAAAACAAAAACAGGTTTGTCTAATTACATAGACATCGTATTTATACATCCGGATAGTTTGTCAGAGGAGGAGATCACTAAAAATTATAAATATTCCATTCGTTTTTCTGACCATAAGCATGAGGAAAAACGAAAGTTACCGGATATATTACAAAGTATTCATATTGTAGGTATGAAACCTAAAAATTTTGAAAAAGCAGCACGAAGTGCTTTTAATAAATATCTGAATAAAGCACAGATTCGAATTAGTAATTTCGAACAGAATAAATATGGAAAAGTTATTACTGTTCTTAACAAATAATAATGGAGGAATAATATGAACTATTCGGAAGTGCTTTCTTTATTGGATGCCGATACTATAACTGATATGATATATGAAGATAGAGAAAAAGGAGGACCTAGTAGATCTTTGGAACAGCTGGTTCATGATTTTGCTAAATCAAATGGAATTAAAATAGAGGAGGAAAATAAATGAGAGTTTTACTTTTACTTCGTGGAGCACCTGGATGTGGTAAATCAACATTTATTGAGGAACATGGACTTAAACCGTATACTCTTTGTGCTGATGATATTCGTGTTCTGTGTTCTACACCACAACTTAGTGTAAATGGAACATATGGAATCAGTCAGAAAAATGAAAAAGATGTATGGTCTATGCTATTCAAACTTCTCGAAACTAGAATGAAACGTGGTGAGTTTACTGTCATTGATGCTACAAATAGTAAAACAATAGAAATGAATCGTTATAAGAATATGTGTGAAACATATCGTTACAGAATCTATTGTATTGATATGACAGATGTTCCACTGGAAGAATGCAAAAGAAGGAATAAACTTCGTCCTATGTTTAAGTGGGTACCTGAATCAGCACTTGAGAATATTTATTCTAGATTCGCTACTCAAAAAATTCCAGCAGGTATTAAAGCTATTAAACCGGAAGAACTTGATACTATTTGGATGAAGAAGTTTGACTTGAATAAATATGAGAAGATCGTACACATTGGAGATATTCACGGTTGTTATACTGCCCTAATGGAATACTTCAAAAATGGTTTTAACGACAACTATATGTATATCTTTGTAGGTGACATTATTGATAGAGGACTAGAAAATGCAGAAGTTGTAAAGTTTTTTATTGAAGCTGTGAAACGACCTAATGTACTACTTCTTGAGGGTAACCATGAAAGATGGTTGTGGATATATGCTAATGAAGGTATTGCTGATTCTAAAGAATTTGAATTTGTAACGAAAAAACAACTTCAAAATTCCGATATTGATTTGAAAGACATTAGACAACTTTACAGAAAATGTGGTCAATGTGCTTGGTATACATATGATGGAAAAGATGTTTTAGTAACTCATGGTGGTCTTTCCACAATGCCTGATAATCTGACATTTATATCCACTGAACAAATGATTCGTGGTGTAGGTGATTACAAAGATTATGAAGACGTTGCTAAATATTGGAAAGAAAATACAGAATCTAATATGTACCAAATTCACGGCCACAGAAATATTAGATACTCTGATATGTGCATCGAGGAAAGAACATTTAATCTTGAGGGTAAGATAGAACACGGTGGATGTCTTCGTATTGTCGAATTGGATAAAGAAGGGTTCCATGAAGTAACTATTCAGAATACGGTATTCAAGCCTATTGAAGAGGTCGAGGAAAAGAAAACAATTACCAATTCTGATATGGCAGATGCTGTTATGAAACTTCGTAAGAACAGACACATTCAGGAAAAACAGTATGGTAACATTTCTTCGTTCAACTTTACAAAAGATGCTTTTTATGATAAGATTTGGAATGAACAAACAATCGTAGCAAGAGGACTGTATATTAACACAGCTACAATGAAAGTTATGTGTCGTGGATACAGTAAGTTTTTCAATATCAATGAAAGACCGGAAACTCAATTTGATATGTTACAATACAAACTTAAATTTCCAGTTACCTGCTATGTGAAGGAAAATGGATATCTGGGTCTTGTTTCATATAACGAAGAGACAGATGATCTGTTCATTACCACAAAGTCCTGTCCAGTAGGTTCCTATGCAGACTGGTTAAAGATAATGCTTTACCAAAAATTGTCAGAGGATAAGGTACAGTGGGTAAAAGAGTATTGTAAGGAAAACAATGTTACTCTTGTATTTGAATGTGTAGACCAAGTACACGATCCACACATCATTGAATATCCAGAAAATGAGCTATTCCTACTTTCTATCATTGATAATAGTCTTGAATTCAAACAACACGATTACGAAGAAGTGGTAGAGGTAGGTAAAGAATTAGGTCTAGTAGTTAAAACAAAGGCAGCTGTGATCAATAATTGGTCTGATTTCTATGATTGGTATAATGAGGTTTTACAGCCTGATTATACTTTTGGTGGTAGAGTTATTGAAGGTTTTGTTATTGAGGATAGTGTTGGTTATATGACAAAACTTAAACTCGATTACTACAATCATTGGAAGCATATGAGAAAAATAGCAATGATTGTATTAAGAAAAGGTTATATCGATAAAACCGGACAACTACTAACACCTGAATCTAATTTGTTTTACGATTTTATGAAGAAAGTATACAGTGAATACAGTAAAGAAGAAAGAGAGCATATGCCCAAAGATATTATTTATTACAGAAAGCTGTTCTATAAGAATCAAAACAAGTAATTATTTTGTATAGATTAAACAAAAACTCCACGATAAGTTCGTGGAGTTTTTTATTATAAATTTTCAAAAACACTTGACTTTTCACTATAAATATGTTATACTATATATAGTAAGAAACAAAGTACATAAAAGGAGGTCACGATTATGACAAAGTCGCAGGAACAGGTATTTGAATGGACCAAACAGGAAGCCGAGAAATTGGCTAGAGATCATTATCACAATGGTGAGGTGAAGGAAGTTTCTTTTAAGGAACTGGAAACTGGAACAGTCCTTATTAACTTTTGTGTAGGTCTTGTGGGTGATGAGGATAATGTTTTCGCAAGACTGTGTAGAGAATATGGTTACTTCTTTGTAGGTAAGAAGGGTGGCGTTCAATATACCACACATAAACGTGACGATAAGAAGTTGTTCCATCGTATTAAGAGATATCCTGGTTTACTGCTTCGTGTCCATTGCGAACAGAACCATCCGAACCATAAATAAAAGGAAGTTACAAATATGAAAGTAAAGGATATCATGAAAAAGATTAATTATGGAACTTCCAAAATCCCTGTATTCTTCCAGGAAGGTGTCACAGGTAATATTCGTAAAGCGAACTCCTTCGATTACGGTGATTACTTTTACGAGGAGAAGGACAAGACCGTGACCACAATTAGTCTCCTGGAAGGTAAAATGATTATTCATTATAAGTAAGGAGGAAATAACCATGTTAAAAGAAGGAAAGCCTGTTGGTTGTTTTTGTCTGTCTAACACCTGTACGATTCTTGTGTACGACATTGACTATATGACGGATAAAGTTCTTGTAGGTTTTAACGGCAAAGAACCTACTTGGTTGGACATTTGTCATTCTCCGGAACTGGATGAAGATATGAAAGAATCTGTACTCGGATTTTATGTAGGAGTTCTTTTTATTCCATTTCGCGAGGTGATGCAAGTCTAAAAGTTAATAAATTATAAAATATGTAGACCTCTACAAAAGTCATGTTTTCCTATTGACTTTTGTAGAGGTTTTGTGTTATACTATAAACGAAGAATATCATAGTCTAATACAATATGTAGTAATGTGATTATACCACAAATACTATATACTGTTATTTTCTGAACCAAAAACTAAAAATATTGTAAGAACATCAATAGCAATTTTTATATAAAAAGTAGAATTAAAAATGGATTTTGATTTTATTCAAATTCAAGTGTTATTAACTCACATACGAATTACAATAACAATTACAACTCTTTGTTGAGTTGAGGAGGTTATTATGATCAACGACTATACATTGTATAATGGAGATTGCCTAGAACTGATGAATCAGATTCCGGATAAATCCATAGATTGTATTATTACAGATCCACCTTACGGTCAGACACCTTTAGAATGGGATAAGTGTGTAGATTTTGAAAAACTATGGAAAGAGATAAAAAGAGTTACAAAAGAAACAGCACCCATTTTAATATTTGCACAAGAACCATTTTCTAGTAAATTAAGATTAAGTAATTTGAACGATTATAAATACGACTGGTATTGGAAAAAGGAAAGACCTACAAATATATTTCAAGTTAAAAATAGACCTGCTAAATATATAGAAAATATATGTGTTTTTTATAGAAAACTAGGTGTTTATAACGTTCAAAAAGTAATACATAACGGTCCTATTTCTAAAAATTCTCCAAAAGGAAACTCTAGTAAAACAGTATCCGCAAACGAACTTACTGTAACACCTTATATTGACGATGGGACCAGATATCCGTGTGAATTATTAGAGTTTAGTAGAGAACATCCATCTAAACATATTCATCCTACACAGAAACCACTATCTTTAATTGAATATCTTGTAAAAACATATACAAATGAAAATGATATCGTTTTAGATAACTTCATGGGTTCTGGAACCACTGGTGTAGCATGTATGAAAAATCACAGACGTTTTATAGGAATAGAATTGGATAATAATTACTTTAACATCGCTAAAGAAAGAATAGAAGCTACGGAAAAAACACAAAGAAGAAAATTGTTTTGAACTGTGTTAATTTATATAAAATGTAAGAGGAGTTGATTTACTATGTATAAAGTAAAAAAGAGAAGTGGAGATATTGATGTATTCACTACATCAAAAATATCAGAAGGAATTGTAAAATCATTTAAATCCTGTAATAGAGAATATCAGGATTCTATTATAGAACTAATAACAATAAGATCTATGGCAGAAGCAGAAAAAACAATTAAAGACGGTCTTCTATCCGTAGAAGATATTCAAAATGCAGTAGAAAAAACATTAATGACATTCGGTTACGATGATGTAGCTAAATCTTATATTCTATATAGAAAACAACACGAGAATGCTAGAAAAGCGAAAGAGACAATGCTTGACTATAAAAAGACCATTGAAGGATATACTCAAGCAACAGACTGGAGAGTCAAAGAAAATTCAAGTATCAACTATTCCCTTGGAGGACTTATTCTTGGTAATTCCGGTGCCATCACAGCTAATTATTGGCTATCAGAGATATACGACGAAGAGGTTTCGACAGCTCATAAAAATTGTGACATTCATCTACACGATTTATCAATGTTATCTGGATACTGTGCTGGATGGTCCCTCAAGACATTGATAAAGGAAGGTTTTGGAGGAGTCCCGAAAAAGATAGCGTCTAAACCTGCTAAACATCTCTCTACTCTTTGTAATCAGATGGTAAATTATCTTGGTTGCCTTCAAAACGAATGGTCCGGGGCTCAGGCGTTCAATAGTGTAGATACACTTTTAGCTCCTTTTGTCAAATATGAGGACCTTTCCTATAAAGAAGTAAAACAATGTATACAATCTCTAATATATCATCTTAACACATCCTCTAGATGGGGAAGTCAACCTGTGTTCTCAAATTTTACTTTGGACTGGACTGTTCCGGATGACCTTGCCGAACTTAATTGCATTGTGGGTGGAGAAGAAGTAGATTTCAAATATAAAGATTGTAAACGTGAAATGGATATGATTAATAAAGCATTTCTCGAAACTATGATAGAAGGAGATGCAGATGGAAGATGTTTTTCTTATCCAATTCCTACTTATTCTATAACCAAAGAATTTGATTGGGATCCGGAATCTACTAATAATAAACTTTTATTTGAAATGACTGCTAAATACGGAACACCTTATTTTAGCAATTATATTAATAGTGATATGCAACCAGATTCGGTAAGGGCTATGTGCTGTCGGTTACGTCTAGATCTTCGTGAGTTAAGACGTAAATCAGGTGGGTTCTTTGGTAGTGGTGACAATACAGGTTCAATAGGTGTTGTTACTATAAATATGCCAAGACTAGCTTATACATCGACAACAGAAGAAGAGTTTTTCACTAAATTAGTTAGATTGATGGACATATCAGCAAGAAGTCTTAAAATAAAAAGAAATGTTATTACACAATATCTTGAACAAGGACTATATCCATATACAAAGAGATATCTAGGTTCCTTTAATGATCATTTTTCTACTATTGGTCTAGTAGGTATGAACGAGTGTTGTTTGAATGCTAAATGGGTAGCAAAAGATATTTCTACAAAAGAAGGATATACATTCACAACAAAGGTTCTTGATTTTATGAGAAATAAACTTTCGGATTATCAAGAACAGTATGGAGATCTGTATAATCTTGAAGCTACACCTGCCGAAGGTGTTACATACAGATTTGCAAAACACGATAAAGAAGATTATCCAAATATTATAACAGCAGGAGATAAAACAGATGGGTCTCCGTATTATACAAATAGTTCTCATCTTCCAGTAGGTTATACAGATGATATATTCGAAGCACTAGATCACCAAGATGATCTACAAACTAAATATACCTCTGGAACTGTATTCCATGCTTTTCTAGGTGAAAAATTACCAGATTGGCAATCTGCTATGAATCTTACAAGAAAGATAGCAGAAAACTATAAACTACCTTATTTTACATTTTCACCTACTTATTCTATCTGTCCAGAACATGGATATATTAAGGGAGAAGAATGGACCTGTCCTATATGTGGAAAAGCAACAGAAGTATATAGTAGAGTAACAGGTTATTATAGAGCTGTTCAAAACTTTAACGATGGAAAGGCCCACGAATTTAAGGACAGAAAAGAATATAAGGTGAATGTAGATGAACTATCTAATAATACAGAAGAATGTGAATCTTGTAAAACAGACTATACAGAACTACCAGAACAAGAGCAAAAAGATGTAAACATCGAAGAAACTGTAAGAACAATTCTAGCCGGAACTAGAAAACCAATGTTGTTTACCACAGCAACCTGTCCGAATTGCAAAATGGCAAAGAAGTTCATTTCAGAAGCAGGATTTGATTGTGAAGTACTATTAGCCGAAGAAAATCAGGATCTTGTAAAAATGTATGAAATAACATCAGCACCAACCCTTATTGTATTTGAACAAGGTCAACCTAAAAAAATTCAAAATGTTTCTAATATAAGAAAGTTCTTAAACGAAAATAAATAAGTTTTACAATTTAATAGATGTAAAATACAAAAAAATAAAAAAAAAGTACAATAGTCTATGTAGGTAAGTACAGCTTACATAGACTATTTGTTATATATTACGAAAGGAATTGATTTATTATGATTAAGAAAGCTAACAGATCAATGTCTGCAAGTAGAAGAATAGGACTAACTGAAGATGTCGATTTTAAGGGTATTCCAAATGTTATTAAATCATTAGACAATTATATTACAGAGTTAGAGGAATCAGGTGGGATTGACGAAGAATTTATTTATCAGTGGGTAGAGGATCTTTTAGACATTAGAAATGAATTGCAAGCTAACTATACTGCTATAAAACAATGTGCTAGAAATATAGGTCTTTATAATTCATAAAATTAAAATTTATAACTATAAAATATACACAAAAATCTCACAATGTTTTACATAAAACATTGTGAGATTTTTTATTATCTTTTTTTAGAAACCTCTTGACTTTTTTATATAAATATGTTATACTATGTATATATAGTAATTTGTGTAAGGAGAGAAACTTAATTATATTCAAAATCATATTATGTTATATCAAAGAAACAAGTGCAATGAGTGCGTTGCAGAGTGACTAAATGAATATTCGTCTTGAAATAGAAGGGAGAATGAAAATGCCTTATAACACAGTGAGCCTGATTGATAGAGACAGGAACGGGAGGATTTTTGACATTGTGACCATTGCATCGAAGGGACATATCGAAGATACAATTAGGTAGGATGTGAGCTGTGCGAAACGGTGTATTATGACGAAAATGGGAATAGAATAAAATCGGAAATTAAGACTAACTGAGGAGGAATCATAAATGACCAACGGTGATAAAATCCGTCGGATGACGGACGAGGAGGAACTACTTAATGCAATTGGAACAAGCTGCTATCGTTGTATATACAGCAACGGTCAATGCGATAGTGGATATGGTGAAGGGTGCGTTGCCGGAAATCTTGCGTGGCTTAAACAGGAGGCTGAGACAGATGCCGCAGATAATTAAAAACGAGTGCCCTTGCATAGGATGCAAACATCTTACATTCTCGAATGTTTCATACGAATACTGGTGTAAGAAAAAAGATCAAACCGTTATACAACACCATGGAAACGGATTTCACCGTTCGGGGCAATGGTTGATACCGTGTGGTAGAGATATGTGTGGATATGAGGAGGTGAACAAAGATGCTAGAACTGATTGACAGACAGAAAGTGCTGGAAATAGCTATGTGTTACTGTCCGGACGATGACGGATGTTGTTCGAAAGCAGGGCACGATATAAGAGAAATGCTTGACGAAATCGAAGCACTACCCACAATCGAAGTTGAACCCATGCAAAAACCAAAAATGTATGAGACAGACCACAAGAAATGTGAAGAATGGTGTAAAGATTGTGAACACATCGAAATGTGTGCGTGGTATCCGTTCGGTGGATGTGATTTCAGATTGTTGTCGAAACCTGAACAGGAGGTAAATGAAGATGCCGGAAGTAAGATTGATTGATGCAAATGCGCTTGCTGTTTCTGATATGGCAAAGATTATAGACACATATCTGTACAATCAGTGCAATCTCACAGTAGGATTTGCAGCCGCATTGATGCCTACAATCGAAGCCGAACCTGTGAAACACGGGCGGTGGATTCATAGTGAGGCTTTCGACTACAAAGACCCGAACGGGGTTATAAATGTGCATGGAATGTGCTCATGCTGCAAACTAATTTATAATTTCCGAGACATGACAAGTCGTTTCAAATTCTGCCCTAACTGTGGAGCACGAATGGACTTGAAAACACCGACAGAAGTGCAACTTGACGAGGTAGACAGTGTAATGATGGGAGATGCTAATAATGGTTGAACTGAAACCGTGCCCGTTTTGCGGGGACAAACATCCGTCTGTTGGGACGTGCGAGGGCTTTAATTATCGTGAGGAGTATTATATCTGGTGTTCGGATTGTCTTTGTCGAACTGGCAACTGTTCTTCCATAGAAGAAGCAGCAGAAGACTGGAACAGGAGAATTGATAATGAATGATCTAATTGAACGAAATGCGGTACTTGCCTGCATTGATTGCTGTCTTGGAAATAGCTTGGGTGGAAGAAAAGAGTTCGATAGTGGTCTACTGCAAGCAAGAAAATTCGTGATAAACACTCCTGCCGTCCATTGGATTTCGTGTGTCAGTCTGCTGCCTGAACAGGACGGTGAATATCTTGTTTTCACAGAGTACGAAGATGTTTTCAAATGTACGTTTGATTCAAATGAAGAAAACAAATGGGGATTTAGACAAGATTACCACGATCCGGATACACTCGGTTGGACAGGAACAACCTGGACTGCTGTTGAGACTGTCACGCACTGGATGCCATTACCTAAACCTCCAGAAAATTGAATAATTGGGAGTAATTCCTGACACCTTGTTGTGGAACTTCTGTTCTACATGGATTATAGTTGTTATAATCATTTCGTTTTTAGATGACCAAATAAGAAGATCAAATAACAACATATAGGACTAGAAAAATGTTACGATAAGGATTCCCGGTCATATACAAAATAACTAAAATCTCACAATGTTTTATTATAAACATTGTGAGATATTTTATCATCTTTTTTCTAGGAATCACTTGACATTTACATTAAAATATGTTATACTATATATAGTAAATGGAACAGTTACAAAATATGTACTATAGGAGGGTTATACAATGAAAAATATTAAATATCTAGAAGAACTGGATAGGAAACTTGATGACAGAAAGTATATCAAATCCCATGTAGGTGAATATGTCGCTGTAAAAAATTATAAGGAATCCATTCGACTGGGTGCCGAAGAATTTGAAGTTTCGGATCCACCTTATAATGAGGACGATACAAAACAGTTTCTTATAACTCTTAACACTTCTGGAGTTAAGAAATTCTGCTACACCGGTAAAACCACAATTACAATTGATTTCTTACACCTATGTAACCTTATGGGTTGGAAGACTATCTATACTGGTATGCTTCGTCGAAATAATGATATTTTCGGTGAAGAGGAGAAAAAAGGAATCTGGGTCGAGCTGGGTTAAGAAAGGAGATATTCTTATGAAGAACACTGATAATAAAGATGTAAGAATCTGGGAAGAATCGTTTTCTTTTGAGTTTGTAAAATGCCCCTATTGTGGGGCAAATTGGAGTCGTGAGCTTATTGAAAACATTTTTGTAAAGTTTTGTCCAGCTTGTGGAACACGAGTTTTTAAGTATAAGGATATTGAAAAGAACACAAACTAAATAGGAGGATATGACTATGTGTGATACTATTAAATATGTGTTGAGTAATGATTTTTCTAACTCCAGACTCTACCTGTTGTCCTGGGATGTTAATAGCACAGTTGATGACTTTATGGGTCTCACATGGTCCTCCTACAGTGATTTTCTTAAAGTTCAGAAAATGATTAGTGTGAATCCTTCTTTGGGTACACCTACCTGTTTTACTTCTAAAGAGGAAGCAGAGCAATTTGCTAAAGAGTATAAAATAAAAAGATATGTTATTAGAAAGGTTCTCTATTCTGAGAATAACGATCCAGATATTGAAATTCTGGCAAGGAACTATAAAAAGGAATATGTGATGCCTGGAATTTCTGAAAATGCTATTTCGTTTCTTCAAGGATTGTGAAGTAGGACATTATAGTAAATAATGTCGTTATATGATTCATAATGGAGGTAAATATTATGAAGCGTTACGAATGGAAACTTACAGATGGTAGGACAGTAACATTGGAGGCAGAATATACAGAGTTCGTGCAGGATAAGATCGTCAACCTTGATGGGGACATTTGTAATACCGGTGAACGTGAAATTATCAAACGTGCAATGCTTACTGCCTATATCGACAGTAAGAAGTTTGACAGTTGTCGGGATGTAAACTTCTGGCGTATTATTGATGTAAAGCCTGGAATCAAAAAGATCTGGGGTATTAAACAGATTGCGTTTACAGATGAACGTGCAACAGAGATTGAAGCTTTTCTTAAGACTGTTCTTGAAGAGGGTAGCGATCCGGAAGCCGAAGAAATTAGAACATTAAAGCAAGCAGAAGAAATCGAAAAGAAAATCAAAGCAGCTAATGAAACAATAGTAAAAGCTGAAGCACAGAAAGACATCCCAACAAGGGAAGAAGCACGACGCAGAATGAAAGAATATAACGACATTAATAATGAAGGTGGTTTTGGGTATGTTCCATACATTGTAAGTCGTGAGGAATACGAAGCAGCCAAAACAATAATTGCCCAATATAGTGTAAAATCTGAATTGTGAGGTAATGAATATGGCAGAAATAAGATTGATTGAGGTGAATGCTTTGAAAAAAGATCTATCTGAATTTAATTATGATATGGCATTGAGAATTGTTGATATACAGCCCACAATCGAGCCGGATGTGCGGCACGGGCGGTGGATCCCGACAGAGTATGATAGCTATGCGAACGGTGCACCCGTATGGGACAAATGGGAATGCTCAGAATGTTGTCACGAACACAACGGCGAAGAAGATACTTTAACTGCGTTTTGTCCTGACTGCGGCGCTCATATGGATAGGACTGACATTAATGTTGATGACAAAGGAGATTCTAACAACGGTTTGAAACCATGCCCGTTTTGTGGCGGTAAAGCAGAATTATGTCAAGAAGATTTTGACCCGCGTTGGATGCCGACACGAAATGATCCTGATAGCGGAGGTTTCCCACCGTATTATGTAAAATGCGATGATTGCGGCGCAAATACTGAATACAGATATGCATATCCTGATGCTGAAAAATTATGGAACAGGAGGTGTTGAGAATGACACTTGACGAAGCAATAGGATACATAAAGACCTTGTGTGATGCAGTAAGCGATCAGCCGTGCGGATGTGATGCCTGTCCATATGGAGATACTTTTGACGATGACGAGATCTGTGATGTTATGAGAGCAATAAATAAGAACGGAGGTACTGACAATGTCTAACGAGAAAAAATGTGAAACCTGTGTATCAGATAGAAGTGAGTGTGATAACTGTAGGGATAATCCAAAATTTGCAGACTATCCAGAATACTCCCGTTATATGGCATATATTCCAATGTGTCCTAGAGGATATAAAAACTGTGTAAACGACCCGGCATATATTTTATATAACCATCCTGAAACATACAAAAGATTATATGGGGATAAATCACCATTCGAGGTTGCTGAAAGATGTAGAAAAGCTGTAGAAGAAGATCCTGACGAAGAATACTATTGCTATGACGATGAGGATAAATAATCCGAAATAAACAAACAACGGTTATTTATAAAAATTAAGGAGGTTTATTATGAAACATGAGGAGTTTAAGAATATTCAGGATTTCATTGAGTCAAAAAATAAGTTGCAAAATGATATTGAAAATTTACAGCGTCAGATTAGTGATATAAATATAAACCTTTATAAACTGGTACAGGAATTGTTCCGACCTTACATTGGAAGATATTTTCGTAAGACAGGAAACCATACGGATTGGTTCATTATCACTGATGTTCCACAAGAGCATTGGATGATGATTAATGGATGCACATTTGATGAAAGGTGTGTTCCGGCTAAAATAATGGGATCTGATGGAATGCCAAGAAAAGGTTTGATCAGTATATCGCCTCAGAATTTCAGAGACGATGGATTAAAACTACCAGAATATATCGTCGAAGTTTCTGAAGACGAATGGTTTGCTGAACAACGACGTCGAGTTCGTGAAGAAGCAAACAAAAAACTGAAAGAGGCTATGTCTAATTAAGGAGGAAAAATGATGAGTGACATCGAATTAGTACACTTCGAATTGAACAACTGGTTTTCTGGAAGAGATTATCCACTGGATGAACCATTCATTTCATGGGTAAGCGATCGCGCATTTTCTAATGATAAGTGGTGTAAGAAAAATAAACTAGTCGTTCTCTCCGGTAACATTGATATGTCGGCAAACTGGTGTATCATTGCTCCAAAAAGCTGGGTCAAAGAAAACTGTCCAGCTTTATTATATAACAAGAAATACAAATACACCGTAATCCGATATTCGACAGACGGACCCAAAGAGATAGAGTATGAGAAATCCATGTCTGATTTCATTAGGTATCCTGATGAAGATGGTGATGTGTATGGCAAATTTGGATGGAAATTTCCAGAATATTCGGAGGAAAATTTTGGAGCCCATTACTATGATGATGAGGAGGAAGAATGATGAAAGGTTTTCAGATAACCATTGATATTCACGCCACCCGAATTGACAATCCGTTTGATATGAAAGTGACAAGAAATATTAATGTAGACAATGACCTAAATCTCGACGAGATTATGGATATTCCGATTGGGAAGTTCATTCTTGGATCGGCATATAAACCGACGGTATTTGATAATAATATACCAACGGTAGATCTATGTTCAGGATAAGGAGGACTTGACATATGAAAAAAGAATGGGTAGAGAAGAAAGAAAAAGAACGTCAAGAAAAAATTAAAATTCTAACTAAACAGATAGAGGATACTCTTCTTTCTATGGAAGGTTACACAGAGGAGGAGTTACAACTTTTTATTGAAAGATTTCATCATGAGTTGAATCTTGGATCCTATTCTGTTCGTTTACTCGTGCCTTATATTCCTGACAAATTTAAGAATAAAGAATTGTTTAATAGTACAATGAAATTTCTCGAAAAACTTCCTTACGAAGAACTCGTAATAACAAAAATGGATAGTTATAATAACTATCTAGACTCGGATCCGAAACATTTTACAGGGGATATCATTATTACTGATCCTTGTTATATTGCAAAAGATAATGATTGGCCTGACTTTTTGGACGATGAATATAAGGGTAAAAATGCTATCAAAAATTTCATTGAGCGTGACACTATATATGGTGATTGGTCATGTACTGTATTTGATATAATTACAAAAAATTCTATTGGACAGTTTTGTGCAGATGCTGGTCTTGTTGGTGTATTTCTTCTTTCAGAAGTGTTACAATATAATCCATCTTTCAATTATCATACAGAAAGACCTTGGACAACTGCTTTAATTAAAGATTTTGATGGCGATATTTGGTTTGAGGTTTACGAAGAATATGATGAAGAATATGGATACGATTATACGGTTCATGTAGTTGGTAAAGGAACTAATACAAAAACAGGTGAACCAATTGAATTTATAACAAGTCAAACCGGATTATAAAGAAATAAGGAGGATGACCTATCATGATTAACAGACATTGGAAAGAAGTACAAGATTTAGGGGATAAAATCGGATATGGAGAGTTAATGACAGTAGCATCAATCATATGGGCAGCCAAACTTACTGAAGAAGGGTTACCTGATGCAGGGGCATTTTATCCAACTGGATTATTTAACATGAAAGATTCTGATATTACAAAAGATGAGATTGAATATAGAAAAGCATGGGTGAACTTCTATAGATCTATGACGGTCGAGAAGAAGTAAAATATGATTCTAATATTGTTTTGATGGAGGGATTGTCATGAAAGTGACAAAACATGGGATCACATATATGGAAACAGATGACACACAAGTTCATCTGTGTCCAGAATGTCAATTCGAAATGCATCGTATCGGGACAATCGTACATACACGGATGATACTTAACAGTATCAAGTGGAATAGACATTATGTGCAGTATCGATGTGATGGTTGTGGTTGTGAAGGTGAAGAATACATTGGATGTCATAATCTACGGATTAGAAGCGGTTTAATTCCACTAATAATCACGATTATTATATCACTCATCGTCCATCCGCTTTTGTGGTATTGGGCGTGTTGGTATGAAGAGACACATCATTTGACAGAATCCGACGTAATTACTTTGACTTTTGCGTTGCTAATCGTGTGTGCAATCTTCGTCACGTCAGCTTGTATTGTGAGATCGATATCCATGTTAAATGATGATGAGACATTCACATGGATATGATGATAAGGAGGAAATCATGGCTGACATAATAAAAGTTTATGGGTTGTCTCAAGCTGATGATACTGACAAAATCGGGGTTATTGTCACAACCAATATCACACCATTCGTATATCTTCACGGAATTCTTGCGGATATGAATGGCTTTGATCTCTGTTGGATAGATCCCTTTCCCCATGAAGAGGGGATATATGATTGTGAGGCAATACTTAAGAATGGAGAAACTATTCCGAGTAAGCTGTATCTCTACTTTATCGACAACTTCCATCATGAAGGTGAGAGGTTTAACCGAGGACTCGTTGTTGCAAATTCTGATCAAGTTGAGAATGAATATGCAAACGGCTGTTTACAGCTTCACAAGCCGCATTTATAAGGATTAATATCGTATTAGAATGAAACAAATGAAAATCACTAATCAAAAAGTGGTTTTATAAAAGAATAACTAGTAAAGGAAAATTGAAACTATGCTAAAAACCTGTGATGTGATAAGATTGATAAACGATTATGGTGACAAAGCAACATTATCTGATATATTGAAAATTGTTGCAGATGGTAGAATATATAAATGTCCAAAATGTAACGGTTTAGGATACACAGTTGTAGAGAATGAACCTAAATATAGATTAGAAGGTTATTTTCCGGTATCGAAGGAAGACAACTAAGTATGATGAAAGGAAGTGATTAAATGGCTCTTATTGCTATAAGACAACCTAATAATCTTTTGATGCTATTTTCGACTGTTAGTTGTTCACCCATTAAAATAAATCTAACCGAGAAAGAATTCGTTAAAGAATATGTAAATTGTTTTGAAGGTTGTAAGTATATGACAACCGATCAAGCATTTAATGATGCCGTCGATACAATAAATAATCATGTAAATCCTTGGGATCGGTTTTTGGAAAGTTACATACCTTGTTATGCTAGATCAGAAGAAGAAATAGAAGAAGAATTTGAAAATTATGAAAAGCAATGTTCCGAACCAGTGTGAAAGGAAGATAACATGGATAAATCAATTATTTCTAGTCATAAATTTGAAATGACTCGTAAAGAAAAAGAACTTTATGATGAATATCTAAAACTTGATTTTACAATCGATAATAATTATTTAAGTGACGATATCACAGAAACCTGGGAAGAAAAACGTGATGAAATATGTTCTAAAATTAAACATATTATCGAAAGTGATAGTTATGAACTTTCAATGTACCGTGCCCTTAAATTGCAATTAATGAGAGCTGAATATAATATGAACCTTGCAAAGGAGAATCTTAAAAGGTGTGAAACCAATTGGTACGCTGCCAAACAAGCAGATTGGAATACCTGGAATTATATTAAGGTAACAGATTGAATGTAAAAAAATAGTAAATTTTAAAAATAAAATAAATGGGTAGCAACTATATGTATATAGATCGAAAGAGGATGACCTGATCTAATGATTTGATAATACGAACTAAAATGAAAGGAAGTTTTTATTATGGTAAAGAGGTTAAATGAGTCCAAAAATGTATTTCTACCAAGGAAACCTACACAATTTCAAGATGTTTACGAATACAGACGGTGGTTGTTCAATAATGGTTTCAAGTTTTTAAAGTATGTTGAAGATGCCCTTCTTCTTGAAAGACTGTCTGATGAAGAAATCTTTGTTGGTTACTATGAGAGACAGACAAAAGGTGGTCCGATCAGAGTTTCAGCAGGTTCTGTTTGTTCAATAAATCAAGTAGATCCTGATTTTAGAAAATATATTATTCGTCAATTTCCACAATATTTTTCCGATAACCTTATTGATAGAGGGTCTAATGTAACCAACGAATCAAGAACTAGAAAAAGAAATATTAAAGAATCTTATGAAGGTACTCATACTTTTGGTTATGTAGAACCAGATGGAGAATTTTATCAAGATACCTTCGGAGAATTTACTGTTAAAGAATATTATGATGAAGAAACCGATGAAGTATTAGGATGGACATGGTATTGTAGTGATGATTTTGAACCTACGGAACCTTATTTCTCAACAGCAGAAGAAGCATACGAAGATGCTGAATATGTCCTAACTCCTGATGACGGATCTGAACTGGTTATTGATGAATACTAAACCGTTCGAAAAATCTAAATACTAGTAATTATTCACAAATTTAATAATAAGTAATTTTACATAAGGAGTTATTATATATGGATACGTCAAATGATTTACCAAATGTAAAATATGTAGGTGTTCCAGATGGTGATACAATAAGTAGAACCGTTCTTATTCAGGAATTAGAAAGATGTCGTATTGAGAATCCAAAAACTGAATTTGAAGATGGAATTAACCAAGGCCTGGCATACGCTTTAGGGAGAGTTACTCACATATCTAGCCAAAATATAAAAACTATGTAACCCTTGTGGTATGCAAGCATACAAAAAAAAACAAACACTTACATAGAAAAAGTAAGAAATAAATAACAATATTTTTAGTGCGTTGATAAAACGCACTAATTTTATTATATATAAATACTTTAAATATAATTAAAAGGAGTCTGATTATTTATGGTAAGAAAATTAAGACTTTCAGAATCAAACATGGAATCTAAAACAGGTAGAGAAATTTGGTTTGATGAATTAGGTTTCTTCAATAAAAGAGATATTGATAATATTAAGAGAGTTCTAGATGGTAAAACATTTATGAATTTTGAAGTTATCTCTTCTAATCAAGCTGGTAACTATACTCTAGGAGTAGTTGCTAATAGTGACGAATCTGATGACGAGATAAAGAATTTCTTCCTTAATGTAGCTTTGTCTAACCTTAGATAATCTAATCTATAAATAAGGAAGTGTTATTCATGTTATACACTATTTCAATAACTAATAAAAATGTAAGTCTAACATCTAGTACTATTCAAGTATTAGATCTAGGAACAATATCACCTTCACTATTGACGAAACCTAATACTCCTATTGAAGAATACACAAAGGATAACACCAACGAAGATAGGAATATTTATGTCCCTCTGTATAAAAGAAATCAGTTTGTTATTCTTGAACCAGGAACAGTTTTAACAATAACAACAGAATGTCCAGATGAGGCAGTATACTATAGAAATATGAATCTTACCGGGAGCATTGTTTTATGTAATCCAGATCCAATTACAGGAGAATCAACAGATGACCCAGTTGTAGATTCATTAAAAGATCTATATGTAGCATTAGGTGGAGATAGTTCTGCAGTTGCTGATCTTACTTCTACAGTAGATGTTCTAAATGCTATTTCTGTAATGTATCAAGGTGAAGGAGATGCTACTACTGTTTCTGACGCTATTGAAAATATTGCCGATGTTGCAGGTAATATAGGACCAGAACCTAGTAGTAATGGTCAGGATGTTATTTTATATGACTATGATGGTTCTGTTATTGCATCTTACACAGCACAACAATTTTTACGACTTGAAAGTTATCCAACACCACCATCACATGAATATTTAACATTTAATGAATACAATCATTACTTGGATGATGCAAAAGCATATGTTGATGAATATGGTTTTTTAAATATTGGTGCAACTTATAGTACGACAGATGGTGCGACAAAACTGTTTATAACACTTTCAGATGGCGCACTTTCTCCTAATTTAAAATTGGGAATTGATGGTAGTGTTGATGTTGACTGGGGTGACGGTTCAACGCATGATACAATGGTTGGTACTGATGTTGACACACCTGTATATCAATCACATACTTATAGCACTCCCGGAAATTATGTGATTTCGTTTAGTGTGAGCGGAAATGCAAAAATATCGTCAGGTATCATTGTATCATTGGCTGCTAATAATGTTGATGTGTATGCATTGACACTGAAGAAAATTTTTATTTGTGGAAATATATCGATTGGTGACGAAGCTTTTGCACGTCATTATACTTTATCTGAAATTATGATTTCAAATGGAGTTGATACAAGCATTGATATGTATGCATTTCAGTCATGCACCTCGTTAAAAAGTATCACAATTCCATCTGGGATTACAAGTATTGAAATGAATGCATTTAATTATTGTAACAATTTAGCAAGTGTCATACTTTCAGATACTATTACAGATATTGAAGATGAAGCATTTGATAATTGTAATTCATTAAAAAGTATTACAATTCCATATAGTGTTACAAGTATTGGAAGCAAAGCATTTTATTATTGTACTTCATTAGCAAATATTACAATTTCATATGGTATTACATATATTAGTAATACTGCATTTTCCTACTGCACGGCTTTAACAAGTATTACAATTCCAGATAGTGTTTTATATATTTATTCTGGTGCATTTGATTCTTGTTTTGCTTTAACAAGCATTACAGTTCCAGATTATGTTTCAGATATTGGAGATTCTGCATTTCAAGGTTGTCATGCTTTAACAAGTATCACAATTCCAGAAAGCGTTACAAGTATTGGAGATTGGGCATTTTATGGTTGTTATGCTTTAACAAACATCACAATTCCATATGATGTGACCGATATTGGAGGAAGTGCATTTTATAACTGTTATAGTCTTGGATATATTCGATTTGAATCAGAAACACCTCCAACCGTCAGTAATTCGAATGTATTTTATAATCTTCCTACAACTTGTATTATTTATGTTCCATCAGATTCTTTGGAAATGTATAAATCAGCAACAAATTATCCAGATAGTAATACCTATACATATGTCGGATACTAATATAAGAATTGTTAATAGTAGTTCAGGTTTAGATACTAGAACAACTATTTTATGAAGAAAGGATGATGTGTAATGGGATATACGATAACTATTACAAATACTTCTGTTAGCTATGTAGAACCAAAAGTAGTAAACCTAGAAACAATATCTCCTTCACTTATAACAGAACCAAATGTTCCTATCGAGGAATATACATCTGATGTAACTAATTCAGATACATTTGTATATGTGCCACTTTATAAAAGAGTACAATATGTAAAACTGGAAGCTGGAACCAGTCTTATGATTAAAACAGATAATACTGATGAAACCATGTACTATCTTAATATGAATCTAGATAATGTTTCTGTAACTGTAGAAACAGGTCCTTCTGATGCTGGACTTCCAGAAGTAAATAGTGACGATAACGGTAAAGTTCTTACAGTTGTTGATGGTGCTTGGAATAAAGCCGAACCTAGCGGAACAACTCCTTTTATAATAGATATTTCGTGGGACGTAGACTCCCAGAAATATATAACATCCATAACAAAAAGTCAACTCGTACAGGCTATTAGTGACGATCCTTATAATATTCTTATAGTTGTAGAGCCCAAAGAAACTCCAGCTAAAAAATACATTCTTAAAGATACACTTGTTCAAACTAATAGTCTTATTGTTTCCGGTTCCTACATCAATAATATGTTCGGAAATTTTTCTATAGATACTTTTGAAATTCGAGATGTAGGTCCACAGGGTTTTGGTGTGTACTACTTTTATTTTTATCAATATATAGATTCAGAAGGAAACATTTTGATTCAGCACAATGAAATACCTAAATGGGATTAATGAAGATGATATATTATATCTTATACAATAACAATAAACAATAAAAATGCAAGCCTTACATCTAGTATTATTCAAGTATCATACCTATTAACATATAACCTAGATTGAAATAGAATGAAATCCCATTCAGCAATGATTAAGAATGTGAAAGGATTGTGATTTATTATGGTAAACAGGTTAAATGAAGGTATCCAGACAAAGAAAATCAAAATTATGGATTTCTGTTCCATAAATTATTCTGATGTTTATATAAACGTATACCTTTATAATTCTACAAGACCGGGAGCTAAATTTGATCTTCTTTATGAAGATATCACTATTGGAGAATTAAGAAAACTAACCGGAGATCTTTATTATGAATATGGAGCAGAATATGTAATGTTAATTGATTTTGAAGATGATAGTGTTACAATGTCTGTTCATGTAAAATAAAAATAAAGTTTTATAAAATAAACAAAATAAAATATCAAAAAACAGTAATTTACATTAAATAATGTAAAACCTTAATTATAAGGTTAAACCATATTATTTTGATTATGATTATGATTATTAGAAAGGATGTTTTATTTATGATTAAGAGATTAAGACTTAATACTAATGAAAGTAAACAAAGAAGAGTCCGTGGTCGTAGTTTGACAGAGAATTTGAAGAAACCCTATGTGGATTGGGATGAACTTGTTCGTATTCAAAGAAACGGTATTGATGCCAAAGATGCTAAAGATTTTAGTACGACATACAGGTTAAATAAAGATTTCGATCTGGATCTTAAGAGTGAGGTATACAAATGGTTTATCCAGGATAATCTACTTGCAGATCTAATCGAGAATGAGGATTTCTGGGTTGCCGAAGATGGTCATGTGTATATCCCAAGAGGAACAGAATTTACTTTCTATTTTTATCCTGACGACGACGGCAGACACCTCTACATTTACTTTTTAAACGTGTCTGAGTTAGAAGCTGAACCTGCTCAAAAGTGGATAGACAGAGCTTACAATCAGGATGATTGGGCTTACGACATCATTAATGATTCCACTCCTATTGATGACGGTGAATATTTTGCTGAATCTATGAATAGAGGAAAATATCGTAAGAATAGATAATATAAGAATTATAATATAGTCTAGTAATATCACACAAATATATCCATATCTAACAAGGATATATTTGTGTGATTTTTATTATCTAAATTTTAGGAAACTACTTGACAAATTATTATAAATATGTTATACTATATATAGTAAGAAAGATGTGTAATGATTAAGGGGGTATACCATGAAGGTAAATGTGATGATTAAAATCACGGATATTCAAAAACAGGTCATTGATGGTAGATACAGCTACCTTAAACCCATTTTCAAAAAGATCAATGATGCCACACTTGGATACAAAGTTGACCATAATATGGCAATTACAGATTCCGATTTTGAGGAGTTCAAAGAACTGCTTGAGCTTGAGCACATTTATGTTACTTGGGAAGCTATCGGTAAATTTTACGGTGTTGAATTTTAAGGAGGAGTGGTGATTATGGTGTGTAGAGAAACAAATCTTGATGAGTGTTTAGAAACACTTGAACGTCTTAATAATTTGAAGAAAACTGACAGATATCAAAATTCTGATTGTTACAAGAAAGTTGTAGACATTTCTTTTGAAACACACAAAAGACTTGCTAAAAAGTTTATTGATGAAATATAAAAATATTGATGGAGGTTACTATGTTACAGTTTAATGACGAGACAGTATTCCTGAATGATATTGAAAGAAATTCTTACATGAAAACCTTATCGGCTATGTGTGAGGTTCTAGCAAAGGATATTGCCAATAGGGATAACAGAACAGTTGAGGATGTACTTGCAGATGCTTATCTTAATTCTGGAAGAGATATTTGGCATGGAACATTTAATGCCGTTGTTAAAACCTTTACAAGTGAAAGTGCTGGTGTATAAAATGACAATTAAAGATTTTTTAAGGATGCCTACGGGCATGACTCCAGAACAATGGGAAGAAACCCTTAAAGAACAGGAAAAGATAAAAAAGAAAATCATACGTTTATCAAACGAAAGGGATTCACTGGAAGATGGATATGAATTAACCGGTGATAAAAAATTCAAGGATAAGCTCGATAAAGTAAATTCCAAGATTGATGAACTCGTAAAATGTTTGATTTGAGAAGGAGGTCCTATTTATGACAAACACAACAAAGTTCAACGTGGGAGATATTGTTCGTGAATATAACGCTTACGGTGAGTATCTTGGTAAGCGTAAGATTATCAGAATCACACCTACAGGTAGGATTCGTCTTGACAATGGAGGCTTTTACCTTATGAACGGTTATTCGGTTTCGGATACACCAGGTTATGGTAAGGGAAGAATTGAAAAGCTGTAATTTTTAAAAAGGAGAAAAAGTTATGAGTTATGAAGAAATGAAAGAACTGGTAAAGAACAAACAATTACCTCTTATGGGTGAGAATAAAGTAGGTGAATCTGTTATTGTTTCGGAAGGAAAAGACGAAGAAGGTCATTACTACCAAACAGAGACAGCTCAATATAATGGTTGGCTTCGGGTCAATACTTATTATGAAACTGGAACAGTAACAGAAACATTTGATAGATAAGAAAAAGGAGTTGTTATTATGTTAAAGAAACCTATTATGAACACAAATAACCTTTCTCAGAAAGGTCTTCGTGTTTTCGGTAGTACTTATAGATTGGACAACGATCTGTGGTTCGGAAATAAGAATACTTATGAAACCGAAGATCTTCTTGAAAACGGTCTCTTGTGGAAACTTATCAATGAACAGGATTTCTGGTGTGACGAGAATGGTGACCTGTATATTCCAAAAGGAACAGAAGTCACATTCCAAGTGACAGACGATGATGGTAGACAAGTTGATTTGTTCTTCCTAAATGTACCTGAACTTAAAACAGATCCTATCATCTGGGGTTGGGATGACACAATCTCTGGTGGAGATTGGATCGAGGAAATTGTTAAGGATTCTACTATTATTAAAAAAGTCCTTATGTAAAATAAATCCACAAAATATTATACAAAAATGTCACATTGAATTTTATATTCTTTGTGACATTTTTTATTTCTAAATTTCCAGAAATCACTTGACTTTTTGCTATAAATATGTTATACTATATATGTAAGTAAAACACACAAGACAAACGAAATAATGGAGGTAACGAATATGCTGACTAGGAAAGATTTACTGGGTATTGTTCACCTTACATTTAAGAGATATGAAAAACATCGTAAAGATATTAACCCCGGATTTATAAAAGCAGGGCACATTAAGCTTGTTACAGATTCTCTTATTTTGGAAGAACTAGAAACAGAAGAACTCAATGAGATGTGGCATGCTGTGGAACATTATTTTGACAGACTCTATTGTGAGTTTAATGATGACAACATTATCACTGGTTACAAACCTTATTCGAAGGATATTGAGTTCTACAGGGATACCAAATCTGCATTCCTGGAAGTTGTGAACATGGAAGCACGAAGAAGAAGAGATATGAAGGTTGTGAATAATGACCAGGAGTAAAAGAATTAGGTTCACTTATTCATTAGATAAGTGAACCTAATTTTACATAAAACATATATTCCCAAATAATTAAACAAATTATAATCCACTATACTATAAAATTAGTAGTTTGTTTAATTTAAGGGGTGAATATGGATTATGGTAAAACAAGTAAACGAAGCTAAACAAGAGTTTCCAGATGTAACAGGGGTACTTGAAAGTTTTGAATACGACTTAAAAGATTTTTTACTTGATATAAAATATATGATAGCTGACACAGAAGAAGACTATCAACTTGAAAGTAGATTTGGGGACTATAATGAAGCACAGCACTATATAGAGGTAGTGTCTGATATTCATGCCGCTGTTCACAGACTATATAATGAATTCAAACAATTATCAGATATTGAGGAGTGAAATAAAAATGAAGAATTATAAACACACAATGAAAAATGGTGATGTTGTTATTTGGAATGATCAAGTTGAAGAAGCTATATGGTTTGACGAAGACGGTCATATTCTTGCCGAGATATTTATTCCAAATAGATCCACAGGACCGATGCAAGCATTTCTTCCATTTATTCTATATGATGTAGAAGATTATGAGGATATGGCAGAAATTGCTATGTTCCTGGGTCTGGATGACGAAGAAGCCGAGTCCTTGTTTGACAGATCCGAGGAACAGATGGGTGATATTGAAGATTTCCTAAGTTTTGCCGAGGATGAAGGATTTATTGATGGTTTCCAAACAAATATAAACGATTTCGATATCAAAGAGATCCTGATCGAAATGTTAATTAGTGGAACTAAATAATAAGGGGTGTTTGTATAATGGTAGAAAAGTTAAAATTAAGAGAAGACGACAGTAGTGATATGTATTACCGTATGGCATATATTGATGAAACAGATAAACTGATTAAAGACTTTAATAGAAAGTGGAATGCTTTTAAGTCTGTAGAGCCTGAAAAATTTAATGCTCATGTTAAAAATAATGCCCAGGATCTTCGTGATCATGTTTGGGATGCTCTTAACGCTCTTATTCGTGCTATGAAAGCTACTAATCTTTGAGGTGATGTTATATGAAATTAAGAATTAAAGAATCTACAAGTACAAAAGATCCAAGAAAATTATGGGCAGAAAAAATGGGAGTAGATCCTAAACTCCTAAAAACATCTAATACAGGTAAAGGAACAGTTATTACTATCAGTGCTCTAAATATGTTTGAAATATATAGTAAAGGTCTTTATAATAAAGATATTGAAAAAGCAGGTAACGAAGTTATTAAGGAACTTGGTCTGGATGGTGAATGTTATATCACAGACCTAGGTAATTATAGTGGAGCTAAATTAAAATATACAAATGCAAAGAAAGAATCTATTAGTCGTTTACACGAAGGACCTACAAAAGCATATCCAGGAAATATTGGACCTAGTAATATGACTTTAGATAGATTATTTAAAGCTTTGACACCTAATGATAGAGATATGGAACTCTTGAAAGATAATTACGGAATTGATACTTTTGATGTAAGATGGAATAGTGCCGATAAAGATGCTATTGACATCTTCGCTACTATGATTTCAGAAGATGAACAATATAGAGCTGACGAAACATTCTATGTCTATGAAAGTAAGAAATATGATGATAGTTATGTTCTTGCTACCGAAGAATTAGGTGTAAGAATCATAGACAAGATAAGTGAAGTTTGGGATCTTGTTTCTGTGTGTTTACGAGAACAGTTAAAAGGACGTTGATATCATGAAACTTCATATTCAAGAACGTCTGCAAAAATTAGGTTCCGATATGCTTATAACTGATTATGCAGGTGACATAGCAAATCTATGTGCTAATAAACCTAAAGAATATCGGATACTTTATGATGCTCAAGCAGACTTGTATATGATATGTGGTGCATGGGACCATATCCACATAGATATGATAAAAGAAGCATTTCGATCAGGTTGGTACGAAGACCAGAAACAATTTATACAAACGAATATAGGATTTTATAATAGGGGAATGGGAGTAGACTATTTTTCATTTGGAACAGAATCCATAGGGTTAGATGAATATGATGAAGATGATTTTGACTTATCTTTATTTAGTGATAAAGTAAATAGAGATGACAACTATATCTATCCATGGATTTACTGTTTTGGATTTCTTCCTCCTGATAGTAAATCTGCTAACGATTTAACTAAAGACGGTTATAATCATAAATATAAATTTTCGTTCGGAACCTTATTTACAAGAGACTTTGAGTTATCTGAAACACCAGAATTAAAACAAGCATTTGATAGACTTAATTAAACTATTACAACAAAAACCATACATTTTTATGTGTGGTTTTTGTTATATTTACATATTGACTTTTTGATAATAATGTGTTATACTATAATAAATACATTATTACCAAGGGGTGATGGTTATGTTAAATATTCTAAATAGTTATATAATAAATATAAAGAAAAGTCTCGAGTTTCTTATAAATAGGGGTAATATGGAAATTCAGGAACTTGATATAAACTCTTTAGAATATTCGGACACAGTTGACTACTATGATAGTATTTATCATAAACAAGGTAACCATAGCTATATTGTTTTTGTAAATTCTAAATATTACGTGATTGATTGTACTACGGATAAAGATACAGCCCTAATCATATTAAATGATATAAATAATATCACTTATTTTTACGACGAAGATAAACATTATGATTCTGTATTAGGTGATACTTATGATATAATGAAGCAATATGGTTATGTTGAATATGATTATATTAACTTTATCTGTTCTTTAACATATGTTCCTTCCAAAGAAGAAAGGTTTAGATTTTTAGAAAGGATAAATAGACCATGAAATTAACCATTAGTGAATCCTTTAGTAATATACTTTATGTAAGTATGATACCTTATCTAGATACGGTAGGTCCGTTAGAAGAAGAGTTATTAGAACCCGAAGATGAAATATTATGTGGTGACTCCTATAGAGACCAAGTAGAGACACGTCTGTACATAAGGGCAAGATATTTAGATCCTATTGCAGAGGAATTGGAACAATTTTCTTATGTAGAAAGTGCTAGTGCCCGTAATTCTCGAAGAAAAAATCCAAGGGGTTTATCTAATTACATTGATATTGTATTTAGACATCCGGAGGATGTTCCACAAGATAAGTTAGAAGAAATTTATTCATATACTATACGATTATCGGATCATAAAGATGTTCATCCAGAAAATGGACCTACTTTACCTGTTCCTATTGTAGGGATGAAACCTAAAAATCTTCGAAAAGCTGTTATGAAATTATTTAAAACAAAACTATCTGAAGTACAAAGCAGAATAACAAAATATGAATTGGAAAAATATGGTAAAGTTAAAACAAAGTTAAAAGAAACTAATTAACTTAATTTTATATAATCTATACAAAATCTTCACATTTATTTGTGAGGATTTTTCTTTACTATATTTCAAAAACTACTTGACATTTTCTATAAAATATGTTATACTATATATGTAAGTAAAACAGTTAAAACACACGAAAAATAGCAGAGAGGAGTTTTCAGAATGACAATCAAACAACTTAATGCTATAAAAGATGTATGTAGAAAAGTTCATAATATGTGTTATACAACAAACTACAAAGTTTCAATGTTCAAAGTAACTCCTTACAAGGACAACACCTTACAAGTTGATTTCCAAATTACAAGAGTTATGCCATTTGGAAAAGAACTTGTAACTAACACACAGGAAGGAACTGTTTATATCACAGAAAAAGGAAAAGTACAGTATATTGATTATACAGGAACATTTAAACCTGTGAAATTAATAGGAAATGTAGTAAACAGATTTCACCCAGTAGGACAGGACAGTTGTGTGGATATTTTTTAAGGAGGATATAACAATGCTGGATATGGAAAAAACAGTTCACGACTTTATGAGAGAAAATAATCTTTATGGTGAAGTTTATTCCAATAGAGACAATCCGAATATTGTTTATGTGGACATCAGCTGGGGAGACTGGAAACACGATCATGTAAGACTTGATTATCTTGTTAAAACCGTACTTAAATGCTGGAAGTGCTTTACAACTACTCTGGAACAGGACGGTAGTGATTGTTATTCGGCACGGCATACTTTTGTGTGGAAGGGTGAGAGGAAGCCGTTGGTGCTTGAGGAGGGTTGATTGTGAAAATCACAGAAGGAACTAATTGGTTTGAAATGTGGTTTCAGGATAAAACCAGTATGTTAGACACTATGATGTCCAATATGTTTAGTGACCTCAATAACGGTTATGACTGGTTTGGAAAGTCCATCACAAATCAGAGAAACATGATCGACGAGTACAAAAAGGAATTCGACGAACAGATGGACAAGTTCAAGGAAATGGAAGATAACGCTGTTAATAGATGGTGCTATTACGACATGAAAAAACGTGGTGTTATTTCTTAATTAAAAGGAGGATATTAAAATGACTACTTACAATGATCTCAAACTCAAAGAACTCCGTGAAAAGTGTGATATCGATTTCGCACATTATACTTACAAACCCGGTCAGTGCTCTTGTTGCTATGGTCCAAAAGACCTTGCCAAGAAGCATTGGCGTAAAGGACTCGAACTTACAGAAGACCTGAAAGATTATACCTACATTCTTTTTAAGAACGCCGATAACGGTAGTGGTCATGTTACCAAAAACGATACCCTCAATGATATTGAATTTATCGAATGGGATCTTAACGATAAGCAACTTCACGATGTTTGTAAAGAGTTGTCCGTTCAGTATGGTGAAGGTTGGGTAGTTCTTGTTCCTCCTACACATTGGAAGACAATTATAATCTTGAAAAGAACTTACGAATACTTTGATAGTTACTTTGATAAAGATGACTGGGATATCTTTTATGAAAACGGTATTCAGTATAAGAGAGAAGAAATTAATACAGAATCGGAAACTGAAGATGTTTAAAAAATAACAACTCTAGTTATAAAAAATAATAACTACACATAACAATAAATAGTGTAATAATCCTAACATGAGGATAAATACTGAATTATTTTTAAGGAGTTGTTATTTATGAAATTACAAATTAGAGAAGCTTTAGATTCTAGTATTCCTAGTTGGTTGAAAGATACTATTGAAACAAGTAAAGGATGGTTTGGTAAAATGGGTCCTTCTGGTAACTTTAATTCAGCACCTAGGTCCACATTTGGAAATGTATCTAATTTAGATTTAAATACTACTATATATCATGAACTTCCTATACCGAGAACATCGAGAGAGTTTAATCAAATTATGGACTCCGAGGATAAGGTTGCTGTTATGCGCGGAACAGATGAACGTGGCAACGAGTTTGTTTATGCCGCTCGTGTTAATAATCCTAAAATTGATTTCGGTGGAAGAAATAAGAAATATGCCTCTGATGTTCCTGTAAAGTATCTTCTTAATATGATCACAGATTTTGGATATCTTGAAGTAAGTCCTGATGTTGTTGATCTCCGTCAGTCTAGAAGCAGTAACAAACCAGTTGATCGTAACCGTGATAGAATGGACACCTATGGATACGATAAGTCCGGTTACGAAAAAACAGATCTTAAAAAGTATAAAGATATGCTTGGTGAGATGGGTCTACAGCAGTATGATTCTATTCTCGAAGATGGTTTTGAAACATACGATACTCTTAATAGTATGTTAAGACAATTTAGAAATGAACCTGATAAGATTCTAGATATTAAAAATATGACGAATAATTTCCTTGATACACTTCGTAATCTGCAACTTGCATATAAAGATTCTAATTACGAAACCAATCCAAATTATAAAAATTATGCTAGAGGTCATGCTAAATCCTATATCTTACAGCTCAAACGAATTGTTCGTGAAATGAAACAGTATTTGGATAATGAGATTATGAGATAACCTTAATTTATATGGAGGATATTTAAATGAGACTTATTGTGGAACACAATAATTTTCTAAAAGAAAATCTTAACTCTCCTCGAGAAGGAATATTTTGGTTTATTGATAATAAACTATATATGTTCACTGATCCTGTGGATATAACCGGAAGATTTTCCACAACCTTAGATCACAGAAAGCTCTGGAATGAAATAAAGTTTTCGCATGTTATAGGTGGTATTGTTGTTCCATATAATTATTATCCTCGTGGTCGAGTTATGGTTAATCCTATATATAATAGTGAACAGTTTCACCACTATGATGTATACATTTATATTGATAATTGTATAAACGAACCAGATATTTTGGATGAGATAAAATGGGAATTCCGTCTTAATAAAAATTGTGAAATACAATATATCGGTTCTGAAGGTGGAGTAACTGGTGATCATTATAAATGTCATAAATGTTGCATTAAATAGTTATTGTATATTTTACACAAAACTCCTACATTTTAATTGTAGGAGTTTTTATTTTCTTATTTCTAAAAACCACTTGACATTTCGGTGTGTTTGTGTTATACTATATTTAATAATAACTGTGAGGTGATATAAATGCTACTTACAGAAGATAAACAGTTGTACCGTGGAATATTTTGGATAACAGACATAGATAATATAGAAAGTTCTAAACTTTATTTTCAAATTCCTTGTGATAGTTTAGGTTATATCAATGACGAAAATTTTCATATTCCTGTTTCTATGTCATCTACTGGATCTGATAACTATAACCATAAGAAAGTTTGGTCTACTCTAGATAGAAAACTTACAGAAGGAAAACCGTTTGATTATTATCCAAGAGGAAGAGTAGAGATTAGTAATGGAGTGGCTAAAATATTCCATTCTCCACATATTCCACAAGATGATTTAAAGGTATGGGTGATAGATAAGTTTAATCTAAATAATTATAATGGAATTAAAAAAGTAAAACTTATCGCAGATGGTTCCGAACATTATAAATGCTATCTTGATAAGGAGAACTGATATGAAATTTGTATTAAAATTGGTAGGTTCCATTATCCTAAACATCATAACCTTTATCATGTTTCTTGCAGCACTATATTTATTTCAGAAAGAAGAAATCTTTAGTAGATCACTTGTATTCGCTTCATTTAGTTTGTGTTGGTTTTACATATGGATATTAGGTCTGTTACGAACAATAAATATTGCAGGAGGTAATAAAAAATGAACAGAACTATTACAGACATGGATATTGTTTCTTATGAAGGATTTTGTAAATGGGTAGACGAAATGAACAAAGACTTCACAGAAAATCAAAATAGGTTTCCGGATGTTCAGATAATGTTTAATACCTTCCAGAATAAGAAACAATGTGTTCTTATTGATTGGAAGGAGAACAAGATGTACAGAACACAGTATGGTAATAAATCTACTCGATGGGGTCTTGCTATCACATGGGCAAAATTCAGAAACTATAATATTCCTAAAATGGGAGAAAAGATAGGAATCAACAAACTTAAATTTGGACAACGCTTCTACGACTTCGCAACGAAACAAGAATATAGATATGTTGGCCTGTACGATTTAACCAAGCAACTTGCTTTGACAAGTAGTGGTAAGGTGTTTTGTATCTACCAAGGATGTAACGACTATCCAGTTTTCGTGAAACCTCCAAAAAGAAAAGTCGTATCTGAATAAGGAGTTACACTATGTTATATTATAGTATTCAAAAAATATTGGATAACTTTTCGGACGAGATAAGAAAACTAGACCTTTCCTCTACACAGGAAGCCTCACTATTAGAATTTGAAAGTGAAACTAACAATTCTGTAAACTGTTCTAATTGTGGATCTGTTGTACCTAGATATAGTAAATATTGTTTAGAATGTGGTCGAAAGTTTTCTAATGTAGCTAAAGAAATAGCCGATGACGGGTTACCAATAAAAGAATTTGAAGAGTTTACAAAACAAAAATATAATCCAGATACTGTGTTCCTGTTTAACTTTGAACTCATAAACAATGATCTGGATGATGATAATGAGTGCTTTTCTTATTATGCCATGGTAGACATGACAAAAAAGTTTGTAGGTTCTACAGGTTTACTCTCCGATTATAAAAACAACACAGTTCCAGCAAGAATATTTAAAACAGAACTTCATTTAGACAAAACAAGAAAAACAAAATACAATGACCAATACTATCACATCACTGCATGGGCATATTTAGTTCGTAATAAAGAAAACGAATCATTGGTAAATGATATCAAATACGGTATTCTTAATAAAGCCTCTATATCTTGCTGGGTAAAAAGAAAGATATGTTCTATTTGTGGATGTAACAGATTGGAATGTAGTTGCTCCTGTAAAGGAAATTATCTAATTTTAGATAAAATCGTTGATGTATACGAGTGGAGTTTCGTTAAACCTGCTTTATTGAAGAAAACCATAAAAGGAGTAAAGAAATGATTATTTCACACAATCCAGACAGATTTGAAGTAGATACGGTACAGGGTGATTTAGATACTATTGTATCTGCTGTTCATATTGCAAAGGAGAATCTCGAATCATTAGTAAATGGAGCTCGAGAACTATGTACTAAAATTGTACCACAGTCCATAAATAATATACCTATTAAATATGAGATAAGGATTATTCCTTTCCATACGATCTCATTTGATCCTTGTCTAGATATTCAAATATATGTCTCCACAATAGATGATAAAGTCAATTATGGATTCAAAGCAAGCACTGCTTTGGATGTTGTACCTACCGAATACATAGATCGTTATCTTCCAGCATATCTTTCAGAGTGTGAGAATTGTCTTGTAGACTGTTTAAAGAAAATCATAAGTGAATTGAACAGTATGTGCTCAAAAGGTACCCCTAAATTTAAACCTGAAATTGATTATTGGTGGAGACAAGGTGAACAAAAAGAAGGTACTCTATATAGGTGTAGAAGATGTGGATACGAGGTAATAACAATACCCGAGCTTATAAAGAAACATAAATATTGTGCTAATTGTGGAGCTCACAATAATGGAATTGTTAGAAATTAAATATTTTTTAAAGTTACTTGACTTTTTAACTTGTTTGTGTTATACTATATTTAGTGATTAAATAGGAGGTAACGTCCATGACAGCCGCTCTTATTGCCATTATTGATAGTAAGACAAAAGAAGTAAGTAGCATTCGAGTACATTGTGACGGTTATCCAGAACGTATGGGAAAACTGCTATCCGAGCACTATAAAAGCGTAGACAGAATATACTCGTTAATTTATATGGGAAATGCAAGTTGTATTTATGAAAAACTGGAACCTACATCAGGTAGACATGATTTTGATCACAGACAAAAAGGTGTTTCTGTTTTCTATATCCGAGATAGAGGAGATGATCCGGTAGAGGAAGGCTATAGAAAATACAAAAACAAGAAAGAATTTATGGAAAACTCATCATATCAGGATGTAGACTATATCTACCTGTTTAATCCTAGTAAAGGAACCTGGCGTTACTATAAAGAAGGAAACACAAAAAGAAGTTATATCATTTGAAAACAGAAATGATTTCTTCAAAATGCTGGATGACATTATTGCAGGTAAAATAGAAAAGGTAATTATTACATATAAAGATCGACTTTCAAGAGTTGGATTTGAATTATTTAAACATTTATTTCTTCGATTTAATACTGAAATAATTGTCGTTAGTGAAATTGGATCACAAAAATTGGACAGTGAGGAAATTTTTGAAGAAATCGTAAGTTTGTTACATTGCTATTCTATGAAGCTATATTCAAAAAGACATATGAACAAAGTTAAAGAGTTAATAACTGAAAAGAGTGATTCATATGAAAAGGGTCAAGAATAATTATTTCATGATAGAGTTGCCTTTAATTACTGAAATATGGCAAGAAGATATTATAGATAAACGATTAGAATGTGGACGAAATATATTTAATAAACTTCTAGGAAAAACGCTTATTAGATATAAGGAAATGCTAAAAACAAAAAGATATAGAAATTTAATTCAAACATTGCATGATCCAATTTGTGATAAAGATTTAATTTGGGAAGAAATAAATGAGTTATTAAAGGAATATAAATTAACCCATTTTGATATTGTTAAAGACGTAAAACCGATGCAACATCATTTTAAAAAGCATCTTCATTCACAGATATGTCAGGAAATAGCAGATAGAGTTTGGAAATCTATAAGTTCTATCTTTCATAAACAAAATAGAAAAGTTCATTTTAAGAAATTTAATCAGTTTAATAGTTTAAGTGGAAAACAAGCCCGTACTGGAATATGTTTTAAAAATGAATATATTGATTGGACAGGATTGAATCTAAAAATAAAGTATCCAACAAATGGAAAACCATTAAATTATTTAAATAATCATTTATTTCCTTGCTTAAACAATTTGAAATATTGTAAAATAGTCAGAAAATACATCAGATGTAAAAGAAGGTATTATGTTCAGATGGTTTTTCAAGGGGAAGATGTTAAATCCAGATATTCAGTTGGGTTTGGAAGAGTTGGAATTGATATTGGAACATCAACAATAGCAATAGTATCTGATAGTCGTGTTGAATTATTAGAACTTGCATCCAATGCACAAAAATATGAGCAGGAAAAGAAAATAGTTCAGAGAAAGTTAGATATTAGTCGTAGATCAACAAATCCAAATAAATTCAACATAGACGGAACAATCAAAAAAGGAAATAGAGATAAATGGATAAAATCAAAAAATTACCTTAAACTAGAAAAACAATTAAAAGAATTAAACAGAAAACAAAGAGTTGCCAGAAATTTATCACATAATATATTAACTAATTTTATATTATCTTTAGGTGATCAATTCTTTGTCGAGGAAATGAATTTTGCAGGTTTAGCAAAAAGAAGTAAAAGACCTACAGAAAGAAGAAAAGACGGAAAATGTAAGAAAAAGAAACGATTTGGAAAATCAATATGTAACAGGGCACCAGCTATGTTACTGGAAATTCTGAATAGAAAACTTAATTATTTTGGACTACAATTAAATAAGATAAATACACAAAAATGTAAAGCAAGTCAGTATAATCATATTACAAAGATATATACACCAAAAACATTGTCGGAAAGATGGACATTTGTTGGGGGACATAAGTTACAAAGAGATTTATATTCTGCGTTCTTAATAAGTAATGTAACAAAAGACCTAGAGTCTTTTGACCAACAATTATGTGAACAAAATTTTAATAATTTCTTATATTTGCATGATGATAAGATAAACGAATTAACAAAATACAAAGAATCAAACAATTATAAATTCTTATCCTGTATGGGCATTTAATATAAAATAATAAAACCAGCTTTGTACGAGCTGAGGTGGATGCTTAGAAAGTAAAGTTTTTAACTTAAAATCTATCCACAGATGAATATACAGAAACAATCTCAGTTTTATAACTTTTCGAGGTTATGAAGAAAGTTGTGTATGTATATTAGAATTTTATTAAAATCTTATACATTTTGATTTGGAGTTTAATAAATTCTAGTACAATTCTGTTTAATGATGGAGGATATAAAAATGGAAATCAAAAATGCTAAAATAACAGATGTTTCTATTTCTATGGCAGATCATGGATGTCTTGTTGTAAACGTATATTTACAAGGTTCTGGATGGTTTACGAGATTGGGTGGATATGCTAACGGTCATGGTTACCTTGATTCTGATTATTGGGAAGGCAATGGAAGTGCTATTGTTGCAATGATGAAAATTATGGATACAGTAGGTGTGTCAAAATGGGAGAGTCTTGTAGGTCAATATGTCAGAGTAGAGATTCCAGGACCTGGACTGTCCATAACAAAAATTGGACACATTCTAAAAGACAAATGGTTCGACCTCCGTACATTTTACGAAAATGCCTCCAAAGAAAAACCATTCATCCTTGACGAACGTAAAAAGGAAGATGTTGATGAAGAGTAATATAGAGACCCATGTAGATGATATATTAGTGAACGGAGTTTCTACTGAACCTTTGAATAAAGAAGAACTAAATAAAGCATTCTTGGATGCTTTAGAAAAAGCAGTTCAACGATGTTACAAGGAAACATCTATTGTAAGACCTATATCCTTCTATGAAACATTTCATATACCGTTTACTGGATTTGAGAGGAAGAAATAATTATGGAGATAAGAATTACACACGAAGAATTCGAACGTCTTCAAAAATACATAGATCTTCGTGCTAAAGATCCATGCAAAAGTTGTTCTGTAAACAAAACCACCTGTACCGGATGCACAAATAAAAAGGCTTATGATATAGAATGTAAAGATACTTATCTTGATTATATTTACGGAACTCCTATTCAAGATTATGTGAATAGTGCCATTCATTATACCTCACTTAAGAAAGAACAGGAAGAGCTAGAAGCAAAACTCAAATCTGTAAATGAAAGAATGGAAGCATACCGTAGTCGATTCATTGTCACAGATTAAGGAGAAGAATATGGAAACAATCACACCTAAAAATATTTATATAAAACTGGAAGACCTTTATTATACACAACTTAAAGAACAGATTGAACTTGTTGAAAATCAGTATCGAGGATTAAAGGTACAACTTGTTACAATGTATAGCGGGTTACTTGCAGAGCTCCGTAGACTTATTGAACAAGAATCTATTATCCAGTCTATTTTAAAAAGAACCGTAGGTGCTAGAATGTGGCTGGATACATTAAGCAAATATAGTAGAAAAAGAAAATGTCCGGAAAAGGAAGACTTCGAAGCACTTAAAGTTTTTATCTGTGATATGTTCCGTTTACAGGATGTTGAGATTAAACATATCAAATATGTAGGTATCGAAGGTTATTGTGTCAATATAATGTTTACTCCAAAAGGTTCCAAAGTCAATTTTGTGGTGGAACTTCCGGATGTAAACAAAGAAAGATGGAAACCTGAAATTCCTATGCAAACAGATATCAAAGTATTTACACAACTTTGCTATGACATAAAACCTAGACTTTATGTTTCGGATACAGAAAATCATATATATGATCTAGTTTCATGTTTTCCAGATAATAGTCTAATTGATTTTTATAATTCTGTGAACACATTTTTAGGAAAAGAGTGATGATATTATGAATATAGAAGTTTGTCCATTTTGTCAAAATAAAGATCAAACAGCATTTAATATAACATATAAAGACGTTAGTGAAGAAACAACAAACACAGTAGGTTATCTGTGTACTATTCAATGTCGCAAATGTGGAGCTAGCATTCATCAATTACATTCAAACAAGAACGATGCCCTGACTTATTGTTTGGATAAGTGGAATAGAAGTTATAGACAAGGTCGTTGGATTCCTTTTGGAAATAATGGAAGTGACTATACTGATAGATGGCAATGTTCTAATTGTCTTCGAACTGTTATGTCGGAAACGTGGGGTAAACAATGCGAATATAAGTATTGTCCTCACTGTCAATCTATTATGAAGGAGGAGGACTCGTGATGGAACTTATTGATAGAGAAGCTACATTAAGAGAAATGGAAGTAGCACCAATGTATGCCGTAGATGCTATGGTTGCTTATGATGTTCTTAAATCAGCACCTAAGGTAGATGCTGTTCCTGTAAAATATGGTGCCTGGTGTCCTAAAAATCGTTCAGAAATGGAAGGATACGATCCAGAGCTTTCTGGTAACGACGAAATATGTGTGTATATTTGTACTAATTGTCAATGGGAAGCACCTGTAAATGAGTTTGGAGAATCTATTTTATCTAGATATTGTCCTCATTGTGGGGCACAGATGTTTAGAAACGAAGAGGATAAGAAGGAGCTATACTAGATAATAAGATCAAGGAATCTATAAAGAAATTAGACCTCGAATTAAATATTTTAAGGTGGTGATATTTTGAATAATTACGAACTATCCTGTCCTTGGTCACCCTATGGAGTGTGTCCACAGGAATGTCTAACAAGTTATGGACCCTTATGTGATTTTAGTGACGAATGTCCTTTTGACCCGAAGCGAAGAGTAAAAAAGTGTGAACCGGAAATAGCTTCCGAAACAGAAGAAACTAATATCGATGAGTATATAAAAGAACTACAAGATAAAATCTATCATTGTTTACATATACCAACTTCTGTTAAAGACGATATAACAGCAACGAAAATTCAAAAACAGAAAGAACACGATTTCTTAAAATATGTAAGGAGTAAAACAATGGATTACGAAGAATTTATTTTGGAAAGTCACGAAAGAAATAAACTTGTTTCTACTACATCCGAGGCATTAGAAATGATCAAATTTGCATCCTATCTAATGGAAAGAAGTAAAGAAGTTATAGATAATCTGGATAAGAAACATCCACATTATGAAGAGCTATACAGCATATACAGTCTGATGCAAGACTCTATTAGCAAAATGGGTGAGAAAAGTTACTTTTTGATTGAGCTATATAAAAAATTTAAGGCGTTTAATAGTGATAATTCAAGTAAAGAATAAATAGAATAAAGGGTTTTGTAAAAATATTTTTATTTTTCAAAACCCTTGACTTTTTCTTTATAATGTGTTATACTATAAATATAAAAATGTAAGGTGGTATAAGACATGAAGTTCTTACATACTGTTGATTCCACGAGTTTTGAAGGAAAACCTAATGTGAAGGTAGTTGTTCCTATTTATGCTAAATGGGAACCGGCACCTGGACATAAAGTACCAACTAAACATTGGATTTGCACTAATTGCAGAAATGATGTAGACATGAGACATTATGCTATAGAAGGATACTGGTCTTACTGTCCTCATTGTGGTGCTGTGATGGAAAATGTACTAGAAAAGGATCCAATTAAATATTCTGTAAATTTAGATTGTGGTAAAATTTGTAAATTTTTACTTTACGAGACTGTACCCGGTTATATTTTAGATAAAATTAAATTGGCACCTTTTGAGAATACATACGAATATATCATTGAAATTTTTGATAATGAAGGCATGGATCCAATTACATTATCCATTATTTAAATTATCCTCCAGGATCAAATAAGAATTTTTGTCCTAATTGTGGTGTGAAGATGAATAGGAGGTAAATAGGATGAGACCGATTGATGCAGATGTTTTTTCAGAACAGTACGGAAGTTACTACACAGAGGAAGGACCAGAAGAAGGATTTATCGGAACAGTTGGTGATCTGATTGCCAAACAGCCTACAATCGAAGCCGAACCTGTGAAACACGGGCGGTGGATTTTAGAAAGAAAGCCTGACGGAACGCCGTACTGTTTGCATTGCTCCGAATGCGATCCTGATTTTGCTGTTATATATATTGGGGTTGCTACTGAATATTGTCCAGATTGTGGTGCGAAGATGGAGACTGATAGAGTATATGAAAGGGACGATTACAATGGCACTAATTGAAAGAAACGAATTATGTAAAATACTATTTGAAGAAGTTAAAAATCTAAACCCAAACTCTTTGGGTGATCTATTCATACAGAGAGGGCTTACTCTTGCTCTAATACATATTAGAATGCAACCTGAAGTTAAACAAGAACAGGAACATGGACACTGGGAATACGATGAAACTATTGGTGGAATGAAGTATTACCGTTGTACAAATTGTGAAAAGATTGAACCCGGAAGCGAATGTATTATTGATGAAAATCAAACTTCATGGTTTAACTTCTGTCCGAAATGTGGTGCTAAAATGAAAGGGACGAAACACAAAATTGCCGTAATTGTCAGAATGCTTCTTGGGATGTTGATGGGTGTACTTGTAAACGAACCGGACTATTGGTTCCTAGACCATTTGACGAATGTGAGGAGTATAATAAATGACGGAAGCTGAATGGAAAGTTCTTCAAAAGCAAGAATACGATTATCTAGACACATTGGACCTAGCACCTTTTCTTAACAAGGAGGAAACTGTTAGAGACATAATGGATAATATTGAGGACATACATAGTGCTGCCTATTGTGAACAAACAGTTAATAACCCAGATATGATCGAGGACGAATATTTATTTAATGCAATTAGTTCAGATGAATTTGCATCTTATATAGAAAGAAGATACGGAATTAAAACCTATGAGGTAACTAATCTTTATTTTTGGTGAGGTGTTATAATGGAACATAACTATTATAAATCGGATCGGAAGGGTTATAAGATAGCCTGTTATTTTGACGATGTTAGCAATAAATGGAAACCTTGTCTTGTGGAGTTAGAGATTCCTGTATCTGCAATAGTTGTTTACCCCTTCGGAGTTGAAACGTGTAAACTTCGAACAGACCGTGTAAAAGTAACAGCTATTTTTAAACTAGAAGAAAAGATTGTGATAGGGGATATCGTACATTATAAACTAGCTATGGAAGATAATGATATTAAGGCACTGTCTTTATTCGGAGTAAGATCCTATGTTCGGGACGATATGATATCATATGATGATATTCTTTTATATAAAGTTGGAACATCACTATATGTAAGAAACATAGATACAGACCCGACTACAATATGCTCTAGAGGCATTCATTTCTTTCCTACTATTCAACCAGCTCTTCACTATATAAATGACAGTATGATGTTTGAACGTCAACGTATAAAGCGTTCCCCTTCCTGGGTAAGTGAAATTTTAGAGGGTCTAACAAAAGAAAACATAGGAAAAGATATTTACGAAAAAATGGTAATAAAACTAGAAGAAGTGCAAACCGAAAATGGAACATTCTCCTAATTTCATATTGATATTAGGAGAAAAATAATTAGTAGGAGGAATAGAAATGGCATTGCCAAATCCAGATGAGTATATCCGTAAGATAACGGAAGAAGCCTATAATCAAGGTAAACAAGACGGAATCAAGGAAACGCTTGTGAAAATGCTACAATACTACGAAGACGGAATATCTGAAAAACCTTGTTTACAGTATATGATGGGTTGGGAAGATAGGGGCTGTCCTTGTGATTGTAAAAAATGTATCGAAGAACATTTAAATAATAAGGAGTCTAGAAATGGGAGGTAATTATTTATGGAATTGTTGAATTGTCCTATTTGTGGGAGACCTCCTAAAATAAAAAGAGACTATGCATACGAGTCTATGTCTTATGGAGCTTGGTGCACTATACAGTGCAAACCGCTGTTTCATAAACAACATCTAAAAGCTGAAAGTGGTAAATCTACATGGGAACGTGCTTACAAGGAAGCCGTTTCCAGATGGAATTACTATGTTAATCAGGAATTGGAGAAATATAATGGATAAACAATTTAGAAATCTGGAGGATGAAGGATCTGAAGCATACGATAAAATATTACATGAGGATCCGGTATCTACTGGAATATCACCATATACGGAAACAAGAAAAGGTCATTGGGAAGATTGTTCTAATGGATGGATGTGCTCTGTATGCTGCAAAGATTCTACCTATGACTATAAATATTGTCCAAACTGTGGATCCATAATGAATGAGGTGGTAAACAATGAATGAATTTCTTCTATTTATGAATAAACTCAAAGAAACATTCCCGTTCCATTTAGAGATCACATACAATAAGATTTGTGATTGGCAAATATATGTTTTCAAAAAAGGATGTTCTGACGATTATCCAAAAGCTAAAAATATAGATGGAAATGTGATTATTTGCGATGTACAAGATGGTGACATGGAAATGTGTTTTGCTAAAGCCCAAATTGCTGTAAAAGAATGGCTTCTTGAATTTGAAAACGGTTATTGAATAAGGAGGAACAACTATGACAAAAAGAGAATGCGCTATTATAATGGCGTACACAGGTACCTGTATGCTAAAAGGTGAAGATCTTATTTATTTCTATGAGTACATAAAAGAATTAATGGGAAGAAATATTTATACTCATCAAATATACGAATTATCGGAAGAAATAAAAGAAAAAGCTAAACCAGATTTTATAAAATTATGTGAGGAATCTATTCCAGATAATTCTTTAGATGGAGTGTTTAAAATACTTTCAGATATGGAACGTCAACTTGATAATTTAAATATGTCACATAACAAATTGTGTGAAGAGATAAAAAGAGATAAAAAAGAAACAAGGAAAAAAGAAAAACCTGGATGTTTTGGTTGTGTTAGGTCCGAATGGGATCAAGATGGATGTACTTGTCTTTTAACAGGTTCACTCGTGTCCAATCCTTCTATCGGTTGTTTTAATAGAGAGGTATGTCCAGATGTGCATTGAGTTAAGAAGATGTCCGTTTTGTGGTGGACGTGCCAGGATTTCACACAGAGAAATAAAATATCTAGGTCAAAATTCATGTTTTCGGACCTAATTATGCAGAGGAACTAAACTCACTTATCTTGCAAGCATCTGAAATGTGGAATAAACGAGCAATGTTCACTTAAAGGAGGAATTCCAAATGCTTTATCCCGCACAGTTATATAAAGAAGAACTAAAAAGAAAACTTGTTTCTGTATGGTATGATCCAAAATATCAATATTATTTTAGCGGTGACCGTCATGAGTTCACTGTCCCGGACAATACAGATTGGCGCCAAGATTTTGTTCATCTAGACAATAGTGGATCTATAGACGGTTTTTTCAGTTACAACTATAATGATACTAGTAAGAATATGAGAAACTTTGGTCTTATTTCTTTTACGGATGATGGAATTCCACTCATATACGATGCTATTAAACGAGTAAAGTATATGTTTAAAATGGGTGCTCAGAAACTAGAATTTTGGGCATTTGTAGATAATCCTATATACCCTACTTATAAGAATATGATAGAATCCTACGGTGGACATCAAACAGGATATATGAAACGGTCTGATTACTTTAATGGAAAATATCATGATGTAGTATTTTTTGAACTACTTGTAGAAGATATAGTAAAGAAACCGTTATATATTCATAAAAAAGATAATACAAAACCAAATAATTCTAACAATATTGTATATGTTCCTTTAGTAAAAGAAAAACATTTTTAAAAGTACTTGACTTTTTTTCTATAATATGTTATAATATGTTTAGTAAACGGGTGAGGAGGAAAGATTATGTTCTTAAAAGAAATGGCAAAAATAGGAACTATTGATACCCAAATAGGAAAAGAAGGAAATTACGAGATCTGGATTTATAATAGAGAAGGTGATGGAATCCCTCACTTTCACATTACAAATGATGAAGACGGTTTCTCTTGTTGTGTTAAGATTTTAGAGTGTGCCTATTTCAAACATTCGGGTAAAGAAGATGTTCTAAACACTAAACTTAAAAAATCATTAGTGAGTTTTTTAAGGAGACCACACCGTAAACTTAAAATGTATACGAATTGGGAATATTTATGTGCTTGCTGGGATGATAATAATTCCAATTATCTATTACCTGATGATATTGGAGAAAATATGCCAAATTATCTTAATTTATAAATTAAAAACATACTAAAAGGAGGTTCTTTATGATTTTTGCACAGATGAGAGATCTTTTGAACAAACATTTTGATGAGGTTATGAGACCTCAGCAGTATTTGTTCGAAGTTCAGATGGACAAGGAAAAAATGTGGAATGTGTACTTAAATTCCTACCCAGAAGGAACGAATAAGATCTTTCGTACAAGAACAGAGCATGATTGCTCGTGTTGTAGAGGATTCATTAAACAGATTGGAAATGTAGTTGCTATTATTGAAGGTAAAGTTGTTTCCATTTGGGATTTCGAATGTGACGATCCTGTATTCGGTCCTGTTATTAAAGCTATGTCAGAGTTTGTTCATAAGCATGATATTAGTGATGTATACCTTTCAACTTTTAGGAAGATCGGGTGTCATCATAATTTTGAATTAGTAGAAAGCGGAGATCCTATTAAATGGGATCATTTCTACACAGAACTTGACGAAAAGTTTGTTACTTCTGGTGATTCCAAAGGTCCAAGACTTAATGAACTTCGAACTGCTAAATCCACATTCAAAAGGGCTTTAGATGAAATTGATATGTCCGCTGTAGACACATTGTTGGAACTTATTGCAGATAACTCTATTTACAGAGGACAGGAATGGACAAATCCTCTTAAGATTTTCAAAGAACATAAGCTCAAGTATATGGGACTTACTTCTGAAAAAGAGAAAGATCTGTATGCTTGGGAACATTCTGTAAAACTTGGTAGATGTTCTATTACAGGAATTCGTAATACCTCTATTGGAACACTTCTTGTTGACATTTCAGAAGGTAAAGATCTGGAACAAGCCGTAAGAGCTTATGAAGCTATTACCGATCCTAATGTTTATAAACGTCCGAAACCTATTTTTACAGAAAAAATGAGACAGGAAGCTGAAAAGAAAATCACAGAACTTGGTTTTATGTCAGCACTTGCCAGAAGATTTGCTAGGATTGATGATATCACAGTTAATGATATTTTGTTTGTAGATAGGTCAGTATCCAAAAGACTTAAAGGTTCGACTAGTATCTTTGACGAACTTGCAAAAGATGTTAAAACAAAACCTAAAAAGTTCGACAGAGTAGAAACAATTCCTATTCAGAAGTTTATCACTGATGTACTTCCTACAATTCAAAGTATCGAAGCGTATGTAGAAAATTCCCATAAATCAAACTTTGTTTCACTTATTGCTCCTCAAGATCCGGATGCTAAATCTATGTTCAAATGGGGTAACAACTATACCTGGGCATATACTGGAAATGTTACAGACTCTTTTAAGCAGAAGGTAAAAGAATTCGGTGGTAACATTGAAGGTGTGTTAAGATTTTCAATCAAGTGGAATGAAGACGGTAAGGACAGTGTGGATCTGGATGCACATTGTATTACACCTAATGGAAGAGAGATCTATTACGGTAACAAGTTTGATACGACTACTAGAGGTGAACTGGACGTAGATATTATTGATCCATATCGTCAAGTCACAGGATCTGATAAAACTGCTGTAGAGAATATTACATGGGTTTCCAAGAAGTCTATGACACTTGGACAGTATAAGTTCTTCGTACATCAGTATAGTGGTTCTGTTAGAAACGGTTTCAGAGCTGAAATTGAGTTTGATGGGAACATCTACTCTTTCGATTATCCAAATTCAATGAGAACTCATGAAGCTGTAGAAGTAGCAACTGTTACATTACATAATGATGGAACATTTACTATCAATACGAAACTTGACAGTACTAGCACTTCCAAGAATATTTGGAATATTGATACTAACAACTTCGTTCCTGTTACTAGTATTATGTACTCTCCTAATTACTGGTCAACTGCTAATAAGAACATTGGACATCAACACATCTTCTTCATGTTAGATGGATGTGTGAACAATGAAAATCCTTCCGGTATTTTCAATGAGTTCCTTGTTAGCGAACTTGATGAAAATAAACGTGTTATGGCAGCGCTTGGCAATAAAATGAGAGTGGATGATACCGATGACCAGCTTTCCGGTCTTGGTTTTGCATTGGACAAGAAAGCAGAATTGGTTGTGAAGGTAACTGGAACAAGTGAACGAATTCTTAAAATTCAGTTCTAATTAAGTCAAGATGTAGTTAGAGGATTCCATATCCTCTAACTACTCTAAAATAAAATTAAAATGGAGGAATACTATCATGGAAGGAAACATTTATAAACTCGCCGCACAGTACAAGATTAGATTTGCTACGAAGAAGGGTAATCTGTGTGTTGAAGATCTGTTTGTTATGAGTCTTAAAGATTTGGACGAAATTTACAGATCTCTGAAAACAGAGGAAAAGAACCAGGATGTAGAATCCCTTATGGATACTCGTAATACTGCAAATCCTGTACTGGAGATTAAAATCGAGATCGTAAAGGATATTTACAAGACTCGTAAAGAAGAGGAAGAAGCTATTCGTAATGCTATCGAGATCTCCAAAAAGAAACAGAGAATTTGTGATATCCTGGCTTCCAAGAAGGATGCCGAACTTCAGAACAAGTCCATTGAGGAACTGGAAGCTATGTTGAAAGAGTAATATGTAATAAACTGTATAATCTATACAAAAAATGCTCACAATCTTTGTGGGCATTTTTTATTGAATTTTTCTGTAACTACTTGACATTTCCTCTAAAATATGTTATACTATATATAGTAAGAAATGTATATAGAATAACTGCTTGGAGGTACTGGATATGAAGACTTATGTAACAACTAAAGTTTTGTTTGAAGAACTTACTAAAAAAGTAAATAGAATTTTCAAGAAACTGGACTCCATCGGAGCTACAAAAGAGTTTTACCCGGTTCGAGAGTTTGTAAAGGAAGTTCCTGTTTACAACATTGATCAGCTTACGCAGACCAAATATAAGGTCGGTTCCATGAATGTGGAATGCGTGGAATATGTTCTTAACTTCACTCCTTACAGAATCTCCGGATATAAAGTGGGTTGTGTTGTAGAGCAGGCTGTTGAAGGAAATCTTGTTTACACAGTCGATGAAGAAATGGATTTCAGACAGTACACACATTCTACCATTAGATGTGACCACTGCAAGACTAATCACAAAAGAAACAAAGCAGTTGTTCTTATTCACGAAGAAACTGGTAAAGAGATTATGGTAGGTACTACTTGCCTCAAGGACTTCATTGGATACAATGTTGAAATGTTCTACAAATACTTTTACGAGATCCAGGAGTGGATCAATCAGGATCTTGAAATTCCTATGGACTATACCGGATACTATAAAGAGTGCCTGGATATAACCAACTACCTGGCAAATTGCATTAAACTTATTGAAACATACGGTTATAACAAGGAACTCAAATTCGAAGCATTCCGTAATTACAAAAAGAATAACATTGAAGGGACTTATGTAGAAAAGGCAAAGAAAGTTATTGAGTTCTTTAATAACTTTACAGATACTCGTGATCCTTTCGAACATGATACAATGATATTTGTTACTGGTAAGAAGCCTATTACAGGTGCAAATGGTTTTGTAGCATATGCTTACGAACTGTATAAGAAAATCATTACTAGAATCGAACAGGAAAAGAATAGACTTGAATCTGCAAAACTCAGCAACTTCGTAGGTACCAAAGGAACTAAAATCACTGTTACTGGAACTATTAAGCTGGTAGGTGGATACGAAACACAGTTTGGTTATACCAGAATCTACAAGTTCGTAGATAACGAAGGAAACATTTACATTTGGAAAACCTCTGGATACCTTGAGTTCTACGATGAAAAAGGACACCTTGTAGAAATTGATACAGTAACGAACGTCACAATTACTGGAACTATCAAAGACCACACAGAATATAAGGAAGAAAAACAAACAGTACTTACTAGATGCAAAGTTATAGCCTACAAAGTAGCATAATCAAATTGTAGGAAATAAATTATATATTATAAAATAAAACCGCTTTGACGGAACACTAATTAGTAGTGATCCAATACAAAGTGGTTTTCTTTTTATGAGAGGATGATTAGAATGGCAATAGATGCACAGACCACTAAAATTTATATATTAGATAGAATAACATATGATACACTTTCACAGATACCTGAAAGTGAAGGTGGTATCAAAACAAACGGTGTTTACTTTATCAGAGAAACTTCTTCCCAGACAGCAAAAATTGCATCTTTGTGTGTAGGTAAATCAAAACAATGTGACGTATTAGATATTAGTGATATACAAAATGTAGATTTTACAGACCCAGCACATAATTACAATATTCCAGTTGATTATAGAGTTAAAGATAAAATGCTCGTGTGTACACAGCTTGATAGTGAAGGTAATAAATATTTTCGTGCCATTATGTGGAACGGTCAGAAGTTCCTAGATTGTATAGGTAGTAATATAGAACCGGATAATATTACCATTCGTAGACACGATAGTAAGATATTTGGTGTGGGTGCGAGTATGACAGGTAAATCTGTCACTGTAGATGGAAGCACTTATACAGGAGCTCCTGGTGCCGAAATATACAATTATGTTTTCGATGAAGATAATAACTCTTCCGAATATAAACATAATAACGTAGCTGTTAATCTGTACGCTTCTGCTTTTGGTGTAGGTAATAAGAATTTTGGTATTGCCAGTACAGCATTTAATATAGGTGATCCAAATGACGTTCCGGACACAATAAAGGACAGCTTACCCCCTGTACCTACTGGATTTACCTATACAGGTATTGCCGATTATTCTTTAGGATGTAACAGTTACGGAGTCGGCAATAATGTTGCCGGAAAATTCAACACCGTAGGTGGTGTTTATAGTGATGTAAGTATCTACAAATATGCGTCTTTTGTTTGGGGTAATAATCTTCGTGCACAATATTCAAATCCTAATACAGTCACGATATTTGGTAAATATAATTACGATTATAACAGAACTATTTTTGCTGTAGGTAACGGTTCTGATGAAACACATAGAACTAATGCTTTTTCTCTTGATACTAGTGGAAACGGAAGATTTCAAGGTAATGTCATATGTCAACATGGAACATCTCTTGTATCTCTATTAGATTCAATTAGTATTCCTTCCGATAACTCTACATTATCTTTATCTAGATTACCTCAAAACAGTACAGAAACAACATTGGAAAATCATACAGTGGCAGCAATTAATGTATTGGATATTGGCTCGACTACATGGAGTGATCCAGTAACTTACGGCGATCCTACTACAATTATACAATCCATTACGCCCAGAGATTATAACGCTGTTATTATATTTAGAAAATCTTCAAATACAACTGCTGCAGAAGATCTAATGACAAACTTTACAGCAAATGATAGTACTCGAATATATTTAATGAATCCAGAAATAGATATTACAACAATGTCAGTTATTCATATATTGTTATTTAATGACGGTTTTCATATCTGTGCAGTAGTAGCTGGATACGAGGAACCAAGTTCGTGATAGGAGGAATTTATTATGACACCTAGAATCGAAATATTAAAAAAGTATTATTTGTCTATACCTACTAAACTACCACCTCAATTTTATTACTTTGTAACAGGTTCTTCTCCAAACACCTGTACAGTCTATCTATATTATGGTAGAAAAGCTAAATTGGATATGGACGATTCTATTGATGGCAATATTATTACAGAGATAGAAGCCACAACATTCAATTCTAATGAAAGATTAAAATCAATAACCATTCCGAATAGTGTAACCAGAATAGATTAACTTTTAACTTTACTTATTCATATTAAATTTAATATTATTATATTATACAAAAACAAGAGGTTATAATTGAAATAATTTTATTAGTTAAAATAAAATTATTTCTATAACCTCTTGACTTTTTCTTTATAATATGTTATACTATATATAGTAAAGTAAATGTTATTGAGGAGGTTAAGATTATGGCAAAGCGAATTGTTGATCCTAATACTAAATGGTTCGTTTACGAAAATCTTAATCCAAAAGGTAAACACACAGGTGATTGCACTATTAGAGCACTTGCTAATGCACTGGGTGATACCTATAAAAATACCTTGGAATCTATGGTAGTACTTTCACTTCAGACAGGGTACTCTATCAACGATCCGAAACTCCTAAAACATAAACTCAAGATGTTTACAGAACTTAAATCTCCAAGACATCCGGATAAAACTAAATATACAGGAAAACAGTTCTGTGAAGAGTTTAATACCGGTGTTTACATTTGTCATATGGGTTCACATCATCTGACGGTTGTTATTGACGGTAAGGTTCACGACATTTGGGACTGCACAGATAAATGTGTGGGAAAAGTGTGGAAGATCAAATAAAGGAGGACTTCTAAATGGATATTCTTGTAAAATTACAGAATACTAATCTAGTTAAGATTGAAACAGACTGGGATACAGACACATTCGGGAACTATACCTTGGAGGAAACTGTAAACACATCCGATGTCGAGTTTTACTTCCAGAATGGAGATAAATTTACCATATCTTTTAAGGATGTAGATCTAACATTGTTATTGAGTTTCTTTTACGGTAAAGATTTTAGTACAGTAACTTCTGGTCAGATGTGTATTCAGTTTTTGGAGCACCTTGGAAGTTATTATTTGAACTTCAACGGTAACAATGTGTTGAACTGTTATTATTATATAGAGGAGACTTGTGACACTGTTAGATATAGGTATGACCTTATAGATAAAAAGTTTGTTGACTATTTACCTTATGTTTGAAAGGAAATTATTATGATACCACTTAAAAATGAATTATTTGAAATGGCAACCGTTCACAGAGATTTTAAGAATAATGTGTCTGTTGCTGTTAATCCAGACTCTAACCGAATAGGTGATCCATACTTTAAATTTTATAATAACACAGATTACAGAAATGCAGACTCTGTTATACGTCTTATGTTTTTTGCTCCTAGATGGACATATCATCAAACAGACGGGAAAGAACTCTGGAAACTTAATTCTCATGAGAAGAAACTTCTTATGGAATGTTTAGCAAGTCCATCTAAAAAGTATAAAATAAACGATTGTACTGTGTGGGATTCAACTAAATTCGATTGGAATTATGAGTATTTAGGGATAGATATCGAGATAGACGAATATCTAAAAGGTTCTTATGATAAACTTTATTCGGATAATCCTTCCTATGTACCTTCCACATTGGATTCTCCAGATTATACTCTATTGACGTTTTAAAGGAGGTTTATATGTCTCAACTTATTGGAACAACTCAAAATGGAAACTATACTATTACAATGTTTTCAGATGGAACAAAAATTCGTTTTTGTAAAGAAGATACTTATGTACCCACAAAACCGGAGTCAATGGATTTGAAAATCACTAATAAATGTGATAGAAACTGTATGTGGTGTCACGAAGCATCTAGTAGCTCAGGTGAACATGGTGACATTATGAATCTTCCGTTTATTAAAACACTAAATCCATATACAGAGATTGCAATCGGTGGCGGTAATCCACTGGAACATCCTGATTTGGAACAGTTTCTTATTATGTGCAAAGAACATAATTTGATCTGTAATATGACGGTAAATCAGTATCATTTTGAAAGATACTTCGATAGTATTAAAGAACTTGTTGATAACAAACTTATTTATGGTCTGGGTATTTCACTTATGGAACCTACACCGGAGTTTATTGAACTTGTAAAGGAAATTCCTAATGCTGTTATTCATGTTATTGCCGGTATTGTATCTAGACCACAGCTTCGAAGAATGTACAATCAGAATATTAAACTGTTGATCTTGGGTTATAAACATTTCAGAAAAGGAAATACATTTTACAAAAGTTCTGTAGATAGAGGGGCTCTTATTGATACAAGAATTAATAAGATCGCTTCGATGCTTCCAGAAATTATTGAGAAATTCAAAGTAGTAAGTTTTGATAATCTTGCCATCAAACAGTTAGACGTTAAATCTATTGTACCTGAAGAAGATTGGGATCATTTCTATATGGGTGACGATGGTAACTTCACAATGTATGTGGATGCCGTAAAACGTGAATATGCAGTGAGTTCTACATCCGATAAAAGATATCCATTCACAAGCGAGTGTATTGAAACTATGTTCAGTAAAGTAAGAACGGAGGTAGGTAAGTAATGAGAGATTTGAAAGTTTATTTGTTTATCAAGAAAAACGGTACTTCCGATTATTGTAAGGCATTATTCAGTGCTATGAAGTCCGAGTTATCCGGGTATGATACTTCTTGGGCTAAAGATGAAGATGGATCATGGAAAGAGTACAAAAATGGTATTTTAAGACTTGATAGCAAAAGATATAACGAACTTATCTGGATGAATGAAAATAATATTACTATCCTCGATGAACCCTGGAATAAACTTCGTTTTTATATAGCTTCTTTACTTCACAGTAAAGGTGCCTATACACAAGAAGACGCTAATGTTGAATTAGACAATCTTGTACAAGAAATAAGAGAACTATTTCCAGAATTTAATAGATTTGATTTTCCAAAGGTAACAGAACTTAATTATAGACAGTATTATTATAATATTGAAGATCCAGATGAACCACCTCTTATTAATTATGGGAAGATCTGTTCTTATTCATTTATTAAACATATTGAAAAGTATGTGCCTTCTATTTTAGACATTATCTTCAAAAAAGATTATATTCTTATTTTGGATGATATGGAAGAAGGTTATATTGATAGAATGTTAGCCGATAATATGTTTAATAAGGACGAGTATAAAATTATTTTGTTTAATGATTATAAAGAATCTGCGACTGTTATCAATGAATAAAGGAGGATATTATGATTTCTATCAGACGTGGTGTATTTGAAACCAATAGTTCTTCTAGTCACTCTATTGCAATAAATAGTAATAGTGATAAGATTGCTGTAGACAGAGACTATATTCTTGAAAATTTTATCAATGGTAAAGGTATGTGGAAGATGGATAATCCTTCATTCGGAAGAGCTCCTTTTCGATACCTGTCAAAGTTTTACGAGAAGGTTTGTTACGTTTACGAGATGGCGAGGTATAAAGATACTCTGATGGAAGAACTGGAAAATATTGTAGAAAAGTACATCCCGGAGTTTAAGGGTTTCACAGATGTTTATGATAGTGGATATAGTGAAGGTGATGTAAACCTTACTTGTTTTTTAGCTGATCACAATATCTCACTGGAAGATTTCTTGGTTAATGAGAAATATATTATTATTTGTGACGGTGATGAATACAATATCTTCATGGATATGGTTCATCTTGGAATTGTAAATAAGAATACAGTTGACACACCCTATAATAATGATGAAAATGAAGAATTCGAGGAGGAAGATTAACTATGAAAATTTCAATCAGAAGAGGAGTTTTTGAAACAAACAGTTCTTCATGTCATTCTGTTACTATTAAAGGTAAGGAAGAATGGAGAGGAATGAAAAACCTACCTAAAAATGAAAACAATGAGGTAGAGGTGGAACTTGGTTGGTATAGTTGGGGTCCAGATGAACTAACTACACCTTCTGAAAAATTAAGTTATCTTGTAACAATGATCGCGGAAGATCATAATTATGACGAGGAAGACTTTGATCTTGAGAAAAGTTATAAGGAACTTCCTGAAATTAAACAACTCGAATCTGAACTTAAAGAATATGGTTATTCTGGAATTGTAATTACAGATTTTGGTGATTACTGTATTGATCATCAGTCGCTGTATACGAATACAAATGATGCATTTAGTTATCAAAATTTCTTGAATGACTGGCATGTTACTTCTGTAGCAGAATTCTTGTTTAACCCTGGGATTCATGTTATTATTGATAACGATAACCATTAAGAGGTGACTAACATGGATAACACCTGTGTATGTTGTGGTAAAGTTATTCCGGAAGGAACTATGATATGTAAGAGCTGTTCTAACGAGACAAAAGAAACAACTAATATTTCTATTCTTGATCTTATTAAAGAGTCCAAGAAAACAATTCAGGAACTAGTTGATAATAACTGGTATGGTGAGGAAACATATAGACTTCTGTCTGTACTAGATACATTAGTTCTAACAGAAAAATTTGTGAAAGGAAGAATAAACGATGCCAATAAGCATTAATCCGGATACTAATCTTGTAGAAGAGATAAAGGTAGCTTTGGAAATGAACAACGGTTACTGTCCATGTCGTATTGAAAAAACTCCGGATACTAAATGTATGTGCAAAGATTTCCGTGATAAAGTTAAAGATGAAAACTTTGAAGGAAAATGTCATTGTGGACTGTATGTTAAAACAAATTAAATATGTAATACTATACAAAAACTTCACAATTTATTTGTGAAGTTTTTGTTTTAATTATTTCTGTAAACACTTGACTTTTTCTTTGAAATGTGTTATACTATGTATAGTAGTAAAGAACTATTTGAAGGAGGTTTGCGTTATGGAGAACACTATTAAAGTTCATGTAAATGGAAACCTTATTACAGATACGGTTGCTCCTGGAATGGCAGGTTATTTCAAGAATATCCATTTCAGAAATATGAATGTTTTTCGTAAAGCAAAGGTTATGGCTGAACGTGTTGTTAAGACATTTGATACAGCATTTTGTAGTCGTGATGTAAACGGTGTCAAAGACTCAGAAGGTATGTTAGACGCATTTATTAGATTTATCAGTGAAGAAGACCCAGTTCATTTTTACGGATATATCGAGAAGGATTATCTTGGACAAGATGTCGAAGATTTCTAAAAGGAGGAACTATTATGTTTGACAAGAAAATGATAAGAGAGTATGTGAAATCTTTTAACGAGCTTCACAACGATAAACCCTATATGTTAGTTATCAATAGTTTCTGTGAGAAGTATGAAAGAGTTCATCTGAAATATGTTCCTCGGGATAAGTCTAGTAAACGGTTTGAATTTAGTAGCTCCGAAGATGCAGAAATGGCTTTTGAAACATTTAAGCACTATTTCAAAAAGCTAGGTTTCAGTTGTTGGCAAATGATAAACGAAGATTGGCGTGTTTCTTTTGGAACAGAAGAAGGACGTCGTCGCAGTGCTGATGAATATGTTACAAGATGTCGTGAACATAGGGAGAAACAAATCGCTCGTAAAAAAGAAAAAAAGAGAAATACGACAGAAGGAAAAATTATATGTTGAAGAAAATTCCTAAAAAGTATAGAGATAAATGTATAAGTTGTTTTGATACAGTAACAGAAGCAGAAGATTTAGCAGAAGAACTTTCTACAGAGGTAGCAAAATATAATATCATTATTGATAAAGAACTAGGACTGGCTTTGGTAGCTCAACCAAAATGTTTTCAATCTGAGTTTATTGATGCAGACGGTATTCCTATTCTTACAGGAGATATTATTTATAACACCTCAAATTTTCCTATAACTGTAGGTAACAAGACTGTAAAGAATGATAATTGTTATATTCTTCTATATAATCGTAAAGAAGGATACGAGTATAAACTAACAGAACCAGATGTTTGTTATTGTTTTCGACACCATATGTGGTCGAGGAAAGAAAAGCGATGGAAAACCTGGAAAGAAAATAAACACATAATTCCATATATCTTAACTGTTTTATTTATTGGTATACTACTTCCTGAATTACTGAATCGTACAATCAAATATAATACTGTAGGTCAGAAAACTTTAACTATCACGGATGCTTATACCGATCGTACTGAATGGTTTAATAAAAGCATTATTTATCTGGATGGTAATAAATATAAAATAACTAACAGTTATCCTTCTAATGGAGTAGACTGGTTTTGTTCACATAAAGGTGAGACTATTGAGGTAGAGGTTTTAGAAAATGTTATAGGTTGGACAAAATTATTATTTAATCATGGAACATATTTAACACCCGTAAATTAACAAATATTCTTTAATTAATTGTGAGGTGCACGACTATGAAAATTGTTAAAGAAGGTAAATTACCCGTGAAGATTTATTTTACCTGTATAAACTGTGGTTGTGAATTCATATGTGATTCTTACGAACCTTGTGTTACAATAGTACCTGCTATGCCAGAAACATGGCAATGTGTATGTCCCACAAAAGGTTGTGGTACTAATGTATGGGGTACAGTAAAGACAAAAGAAACTGACACAAATAAGTACGACCCTTCCGAAGAATCTGTTACAGAATGTCTGAAAGCAAGGGTTCGAGATTGTGGTCCACATGACGGTCACGAGTACGAATGTCCATATTGTGGTAAAGAAACTAATGGGTATGTTTTGTGGTCCTTAAAGAAATCTAAACAATTCAAAAACGCATTGGTTTGTGATAGATGCCACAAACCGTTTAGAACAGGAGGATACTGATAATGATCATGTTTTGTTTAGGGATATTTTTAGGGAGCATTTTAACTTTTATAGGTCAACTAATAATAGATCATTTAAATAAAAAACCACATAAAGAACTAGATCTTACAGCTATAGATGTATTGGCACCAGCTAGTTCTTTAGATAACAGCTGTCAAGAATTAGCACGAAAAGAATTCTGGGAATATGTAAACAAACATATGTCTGAAAATAATATCATTGGACAAATCGAATTAAGTTCTTCCAGATATAAAGTGATTCCATATGATGTATTGATAGGTACATTAGAGTCATATGGATATATCGCTAAAAATTCATTAAATGAGCGATTCACACGTCGGGACTATGACAACGGATTTTATATGACTATCCGTATAGCTAAATAATTATTAGGAGGATAAGTATTATGCTTTTAAAAGTTCCTGTATTAGAATTAGAAACACCTACAAGACAACACCATGTTTATACAAAAGAAACAGCTGAACTAATGGTTAAACAATTCAAAGAACTAGAAACGAGTATGTTTGTATTCTATGAACCTAATCTAGACGATGTTACTTTACAGGATATGACCCATGCTTCAGCTGTTATTAAAGATATGTATATCGAAAATAAAAATGTATATGCCGATATAGAATTTCTGGATACAGAATGTGGTCGAATTATTAGTGAGCTGCTCAAACTAGGAACAAACCTACATTTTTATACAATGGGCACAGGTTATTTGGAAAGCAATGGAACTGTGGGTAGTGACTTCAGACTAACTGGTTTCGGTGTTGAACCTTACCCTGAAACAAAGTCAAGGGCACAACTTGTTCAAGCTAAATTAGACGAATTAGGAATTCATGTAGACTATAGAGATTATAATTTCTTGAACACAACACCTGAATTGAATAATTTAATTCTTCTTGGATTAGGTGGATCATATGCTTACGGTACAAATGTAGAAACTTCTGATGTAGATATTAGAGGAATTGCACTACATAGTCCAGAAGATATTCTGTTAGGTAAAGGGTTTGAACAAGTTATTAACGAACCTACAGATACCACAATTTATTCTCTTAAAAAGATTGTTAGTTTGTTGACGAATTGTAACCCTAACACTATTGAAATGTTAGGTCTTAAATCGGAACATTATTTGTACTTGTCCGATATAGGAAAAGAATTACTATCAAACAAGGATATGTTCCTTTCCAATAGATGTATTAGTTCGTTTATGGGATATGCTAATTCACAGATGTATAGATTACAGCAGAAAGCTCTGGTAGCTCTTACAGAAGAACAATTAAATGCCCATATTGTAAAAACAATTCAAGGTATGAGACATATGCTTGAACAGCAACACAATATGAACGGTATTGATGTAAGACTTGAAAATGGAGAAATTGTTTTTGATTTTAACATTAAGAGTTATCCAGCAGAAAGTCTTGCAGGAGTTCTAGGTTCCATTAATACAACACTTCGTGATTATAGGAAGAATAGTCAACGAAATGAAAAAGCAATGGCTCACGGTAAAATTGCTAAACATTCCATGCACTTGTTAAGACTCTATATGATGTGTGAAGATATGTTACTTCGTGGTGAGATTAATACATATAGAGAAAAAGAACACGATTTACTCATGAATATTCGTAACGGTAAATATCTTGGAAGTGATGGGAGACCTAATAAGGAGTTCTTTGACCTAGTACATGATTATGAATCTAGACTTGACTACGCTAAAGAACACTCAGTACTTCCGGATAAACCTGATATGAAACGAATTGAACAGTTTATGATGGATGTAAACACAAAACAAATTATGAAAAGGATTCTATAAATGAAAACCTACATTGTCTTTTATATGGTGATGGATGAGATCATCATTTGTGATAGTTTTAATACATTTGAGGAAGCACACAGATATCAAAAAACCTTAAATTTCAAAACCTATATTACACAGGTTAAGAATCTAAAATGGAATATGTTTAGTGTTGGAGGTCGATACAATGTCTAATCCTACGAAGTGTTCGGAAACAACTGATATTACACAAGATATTGTTAATCCTGTTATACATAGATTTACCAGCTCCATTTTAACGAACAGTATAAAGAATCAATTTATTGAAATTATAAAATCTAGAATATTATATACGGTCAATGTCACATCCATAGTTAGCTTTCTTGAATGGGATACATTAGTTACTTACTTTAAACATCTACCTATTAATGCTAATATTGTTGGAGGTGTTAGAAAATCAGTTTATAGAACAATAGAGGATTATGTCAATCACCCCATAACAGATATATACATTTTTCAAAATGTACCTATTATAATAAACATAGATATTGGGAATGCTATTAAGAACACCCAAGTTATCACATTAAGTACAATAAACAATCAAAGGTGTGTCCAGTTGCTGAAAAACTTTATATCTTATCTAGCTAAACAGGATAAAAAGAAACGGAATAGTCAGAAAAGCACGTCGTTTTACGTTTTGTCTGGGTGTGAGTATTTCAAGAAATTTTTTACAAAACCTTCCAGAACCTTTCAGGATGTATTTCTTTCAAATACAACAAAGGAAAATATAATAAGATCGACAAAATCTTTTCTATCGAATAAGAATTGGTATATCAAACATAATATACCGTATCATTATGGTTTTATATTTTATGGACCTCCAGGTTCTGGAAAAACCTCCTTGATTTATGCTATTTCGAATCATTTTAATATAGTTCCGTATTTTGTTCCTGCTAGTGCTGTATCTAACTTCATCGACTATAAATTTAATGATTCTGATTTTCACAAAGAATTGAAATTAATTGTTATCGAAGACATAGATACTTGTCCTCTTGTGAACAGAAACAAAGTTTGTGATATACCCGAACAATATACAAAACATACAACATCAGATTTTTTAAATTTTCTAGACGGTGTAACGGCTCTAGATAATGTAATATGGATATTCACAACTAATCATATCGATAGAATCGATCCAGCTATTATTAGGACAGGTAGAATCGATAAGAAAGTTGAAATCGGATATGTTTGTGATGAAGCTTTTGATAATTTTCTTGTACATCATTTCAATAAGCATCTACCCAATAGCAAACACGTCTCATCAAATATAACATTCACAGATGTTCAGTTATCTGTTATGGAAGGTAAATCTTTCGAGGATATATTAGAGTTATATACAAATAAAAAATGAGGTGATTTGTACATGATTGGATATAAACTTGCAGCTTATTATGATGGTACTTATTTTCAACCTTGCATTGTTACTTTATATATTCCAGATGATGCCACTGTGATTCATCCATATACACCTAATTCCTGGATGATGAAAGAACAATCTAGAGTTAAGAGTAAGAAACATCGTTGTAATAAAGCTAGGGTAATGACCATCGAAGATTTACAATCTGGAGACTTTGTTCCGGAAGCCTATTCACTTTTTGTTATTCAAACTATCATAAGTAAATATAGTAAACAGATTAAATTTCGTCCACATCTAACTATCGAACACTATGTAGAAAACTATCCAGGAGGTGTTTATAAACCCTCGGAAAAATCTATTTGTTTAGAAGAAATAAACAAATCCGAATTCTGTGAATGCGGAGAAGGTATACATTTCTTTCTAACTAAACAGGATGCTAAAGATTATTGTAAGTCTACAGATTGGGCAGTTTCGATTATGAAACAACTTAATTTTTATATTTGCCAGGAGGAAACATATGATAGGTTATAAAATAGCAGCCTATATGGACAATAATATCTGGAAACCATGTCTAATAAAATTAGAAATTCCTGAAGATGCCAAAATAGTGACTCCTGTTACATATAACAATAATCCATTATCAATACCTACGTATAGCAATAAACTACGCTGTAATAAATGTAGAGTTTGCTCTATTACCGATTTAGAAATCGGTAAGTCTGTTAATTTTGGATTTTCTTTATACATACTAGGTTTAATTATTAATGATCCCGCACATTATCAAATAAGAAAATCCATAACTCCTATACAAATGTGGTTAGATAAATATGCATTTCATTATACAGCATCATCATTCGATTATATTTATCCAGATTCTTTAGATGAGAACATAAAAGAAGAATGTGCCAATGGTATACATTTCTTTTATCAGGAAGTCGAAGCAAGACACTTTTATAACGATCCTGATATATATTATGAGGATAGTTGGGCACGATCTATAATCCGGAGATCAAACGAGTTACTACGAAAGGGGTTTAATTATGATAGGTTACAAAATAACGATAGGTTATGACCAGGATAGATGGAAATTATACCTGGTAGAGTTGGAGATTCCAAAAGGTACAGAAATAGTCATCCCTTATCAGAAAAATGAACGTGATTATCAAAAATGTAGATGTCAAAAAGCTATTGTGAAGGAAACATATTGTTTAGACTTTCATAGATTTATAGAAAATAACAAAATTGTAATAGAAACCGTTTTACTAACAACTAGAAAACATCTTCATTCTACTTATTCTGTATATGAGATATGTAAATCATTACAAGCCGGATTTGACCACGAGGAATATATTGATGTTGTAACTAACTATAACTATACAATATATACAAGAAATAAAGAGATCGCTTCAGATATGTTCGATACAAATCCAAAAGCAACCTGTTCTAATGGAATTCATTTCTTTCGTCTTAAAGAAGATTGTCTAAATTGGTTAAATCAAAATCTAAGTAGTGTCGAACCTTGGAAAAATTCGCTTCCTATGCAAGTGTTGGCATACGCCAATTTCTTGGTATATTTAAGGAACGAACTTCTTACAGAACTACATAAAGCTGAATTAAAACAGAAAATGAATTGGAAATAATTATTTAGGAGATTCTTTGTTATGATAGGATATAAAGTAGCCGCATATAAAGATGATAATGTTTGGAAACCTTGTTTACTAACATTAGAAATCCCGGAAGATGCTAAAATAGTAACTCCTATTATATCCGATAGCGATCCATTGTCTATACCTAAATATGGTAATAAACTTCGTTGTGATAAATGTCGAGTTTGTTCTATTGTAGATTTAGAAACAGGTAAGACTGTTGATCATGGATATTCAATTCATGCAATAAGTTTAATTATTCCTGATATGATTTACCATCATATAATAAAATATCTAACATCTGTACAGATGCGGTTATCATCAAAACGCCCATTTACTTACACAGTATCTGATGAATATAATATCCGTCCAGATTCATTAGATGAAGATATTACAAAGGAATGTGCCCAAGGCATTCATTTTTTCGTCACAGAAGAAGATGCCAAAAACTTTTATAATGAAGAAAGTCCTTCTGGAAATGGAAGCTGGGCTTCCCAGGTAATATATAAGGCGAATATATATAATATACATATTGATGATATGAATTGAAAATAATTATTTCGGAGGTCATTTGTTATGATAGGATATAAAGTTGGAATATCGTATAGAGAACGAACTGATTCAAAACATATGTGGTATCCTTGCATAATGGAAGTAGAACCTACAGAAGATGCCGTGATTATAGTTCCAAATAATCCTCTATATCCTACACAACAAAGAACTAATAAATTAAAGGTAAACATTATCGCTGTATCAAAATATTATGTATTTAAGTTTCCATGGGGTTTACTGACTGATAAAAACTATATAGACAAATATAATCATGAAACATTGGCAGTAACTGAAGCATATTCTATGTTTGAATGTTACCGGCATCTTGTTGGTTTACCTCATGGTAAACATATAAAGAAAATTCTTAAACCCTTATATAAAACAGACCAAATCGCAGAAACACCATTAGGTTCTATAACATTAGATGAATCTATTGCTTGTGGAATGGGGTTACATTATTTCACATCGCTTCAACAAGCTATGTTTTATACTCAAAGCATGGATATATTGAAAATCTTAACGCACCTTAATGAACATGAACTTAAAGAATGAGAAATAAACAATTATCTGTTATATACAATAAAATAAACAATAAAAGAACTACATTATCATATGTAGTTCTTTTTTATTATAAAGGAGTTGATATACATGATATTAGTAAATGAAAATATTATTACAGATTTAAGAAGAAACAACATTAGAATAAATAAGGATATGTTTGATGCAATGAACGAATATATCAACATACAGAATTCATATGCTGAACCTATTAATATAGATAGATGGCAACAGATAAAGGATAAAAGTATTCTGCTCACTCGTGATGGAGAGATCATTGCTGTATACGGTCAGGGAAGATTTATGTATAATCCAAATAAGTTAAAGATTAGTCAAGCACCTGAATTTGATATTTTTGAGGTAACTGAAGGTGGCGCTAATGTTCAAAAACGTAGACAGGAAAGAAGAGATGCTTTATCCGGGTTAGTTAAACCCTCTGAGACTGGATATTCTAATGTTCCTACATCTACTATATATGTATGGGATAAAGATTGGAACCCAGAGGTAAACAAAAGATACTATACTAAACTACTACAAAGAAATCATTTAGTTAAATATGCAACACAACTAAACGATGCCTATGATGTAGTAAAAGAACTTATAGATCAAAGAAAAGAAAGACTAACTGGAAAAAGAACGGAATATGATCGGATTATTACTGATATATCAAGACAAATTGGTAAAATAGAAGACGAAATGATTGCTGCTGAACGTGACTTTGAGTTTAACCCAGATAAACTTAAAAAAGAAATAAGTAAATTACCCGGTTTAGTTAATAAAGCTAAAGAATTCATTAAAACCGAGAACGATGAATATAAAGTCTGGGGTAAACGTAAGAAGATTCCTTACGATGTGATTGAAAAGTAATTGTTAAATAAAAAACTTTTCTAAAACTACTTGACAAATCTATATAAATATGTTATACTATATATGTAAAATATCATATTTGGAGGTTTGTAAGTATGAATAAAACAGGAAGAAAACTCTTAAAAGAGATTAGAAAGATCAAAAATTACTACAAACACCATTCTTCTTGGGGATTCGGTGTTGACAATGAATTTTTAAATGCACTTGAATATGTTGTCATTCTAAAGAACAGAAGTATGTTTTATGTCCAGCCCGGTTCTTATAAAATTCCAGATTTTAGATTCAGCGATGTACTATATGTTAGAAAGACTAACTACAATAACTATAACTATGAGTTCGTTGATAATCTTCGTGGTGGATATAATATAACAATAACTGAAGCTAGAAATATCATCTCTAAAATGATGAAAAAATATAAAACCACAGCAATTATTAAAACAACCTTCGATGATAATTGGGAGTGATTAAATTGATACAACTATACGAGGATTCTTTATTTTCCAGTTTAACCGGAAAACAGTTTGTGAAGTTTTTACTTGAATATTTAGAGAAAACGGATATTATTGGACATTCAAAACAATATATCATCAATAGAGACGGTAAATTTATAAAATCAAAAGAACAAGAATATGTCACATCAGAACCAATACAAGAAATAAAGAATGACATTATGGAATTTATCTCGCAATGGATAAGTGAAATACAATCTTTACCCGATGTTAGATCTGTACGTTTTACAGTATCTCCTTATTTTGGGTTTTCCAATTATATTCATATCAAGTTAAATAAACCTAATAACTCTGATTTATTAATCTACTATAATGAACATAAAGGACAGTATCAGAATTGTCATTTTAAGTTTACAGATCACGTTCAAAGAAAAACACCATATAGGGATGAGATAGGACAAGTAATACGAGATCAGGTAGATTACAGTAACAAATCTTTTGAAGAAGCATCTTACGAAATGAAGAATAAAATCTGTGAATATATACAAAAATTACATGAAAAAGAACAAAATTATTTATTATCTTTAAATAATAATTCTTCTAAAAACTCTTGACAAATCAATATAAATATGTTATACTATATATGTAAGATGAATGTGGATTTTTAAGGGGGTAACTTAAATGATTAAAATTACAGATATTCAAAAACAGGTGATAGATACAGATAATAGAAAACTTAAAAAGATATTTAAGAAAGTTTTCGATAACAAATTAGCCGAAGATGACAGACTTGGAAGAACAGTTTGGCACGATTCGGACTTCGAAGATATTCAGGAAGCATTAAGAGAAAATGGTATCGATGTCACATGGAAAGCACTTTATAAATTTTTAGATCCTAATTTCGATAAAAAGGAATGGAATTTATAAAGGAGTAACTAACAATGATTAAACTAATACAAGATAATTTTGAAAGTTTATACGAACATGCCAATCTACGAAAAAATACAACAGGTCAACCCTTTGATTTTTGGGTGGATGAGATAGGAAAAGACAGAAAAGTATCCCATAATGAACCACGTTTCAAAGTGACTGCAAATAATGTAGAATTAGATATAATATTACATTCCGATGATTCTATCACTATAAATAATAATGATCGTGATATTCGTAAATTTAAATATAGTAAGGAAGCTATTAAATTTGTTAGTAATTTCAAAAAACCTTTACGGATGCACTGGAATCACGAAATTGATACAGGTGACCTAGCAACTATTATGAGAACCGTTTACAAGAATGATACAGATATACTGGATGCTATAAGTAAGGTCATTACAGGTGAAATTTGAGTTTGTCACAGGAGGAAATTATGATTAAAAAGTACATGACTCAACTTTATAAAGAAATTATGTGGTATAAGAAAAAGATTGATACTGGAAAAATTAGATATTTTTGTGACAAAAATGAAGGAAACGCAGATGAGTATATCGTATATCTGAAAGATGGGTCCTATTTTTATATCGCTATTGGGTCTAAATACATTCCTAATATTCCAAAAAAGAAGATAGCGTATATTTATAAAAGAATTTGTAGACAGTTTGAAAAAGGTTCCGAACATATTTCCTATTTTGTAGATTCTGATAAGGGTTTCTTTTCTTATAAAGGTACTATTTGGTGTGATACTGATTACATCGTAACAAAAGAAGAAAAATATCGTATTGAACATACTAAAGAAATCGATACAGGTTATTGGGATTGAATATAGAAAGGTTGATTTATTATGATACATATAATTAATGAAGATATGTTATTTGAAAAATTATCCGGTAAAGATTTTGTTATGTCACTTTGTGAATTTTTAGAGAAGAATACAGAAATCAAGTATTCTGATGACTATATTCCAAACTTTAATCCAAATAAGAAATCGGATTATGCCGGTATTTATCCGATAAAGGATATTAAAGACGATCTGTTCGGATTTGTTAATGAATGGATCCAAGAAGTGAAGGATGAATGTGGTGTTTTTGGAAATCCCAAGGTAAGACCTTCTAGATCTTACGGTTTTTCTACTTATATCGACTTAAATTTCAAACGCCCAGCAGATAGAAGACTATATAACTTTTATGATGATAATGAAGATCTTTATAACGATGTTACATTTCGATTCTCCGAACATGAGTCTAAAAATGATGATTCCGATATCGCAGATTGGGTGAATCTTACCGGAAAAACATTTAATCAAGCAGCTGAAGAAATGAAGTATAAGATTCAGAATTATGTAACAGATCTTCGTTCCAAAGAAAAACAGTATTTAAAGAAACTAGATAAAGCTAATAAGAAAAGACGGTGATAGTTTATGATTATATTAGAAAATATAACTGTTTCCGAAGATTCGTTGGATAAGATTTGTCAAAAAATAAAAGAACATTTCGATAATAAAGAATACAAATTTGACGAAACAGTAGATACTATAAACTTCTGGTGTGATTCTGACCAGGATAAGACTGTATACTTACAAGACGGTGAATCTTATGCTACTATTGATTTACAATCCTTTAATGAAGGAACTATGGAAGAGATAGTAGACATTGTTAAATACCAGTTGGAAAACACCTAATTTACAAAAACCAATGTCCAAAAGACATTGGTTTTTTATTTTATTTTTCGAAAAGTACTTGACTTTTTCGTTACTTTGTGTTATACTATATTTGTAGAATATCAAAATCTACAAAGGAGGATACTATGGTACGAATAACAGATAATATCATTCTATTTATGTTTGGAGGTAACTGTACCTTCACTATTCAAAATCAGAAGTCTTGTGGATACTACAAATTATTTAGAAAACATACTAACGATGGAAGTAAGGTCTGGCAACTTTATCTCAAACAGTCTAATAAGAATATCTACTGTGGGTACTTTAAAATTGCGAATAACAAGTTGACCTATAAACATAATACTAAATACGGTATTACTGAATCGGATCCTAGAATTCAGCTTATTCTAGATGTGATACATAATCGTAATAATCTTCCCGAGACTGTTTCTATTTTTCATGTAGGACGATGTGCTCATTGTGGAAGAATGTTAATTGACCCACAATCTATGAAACTAGGTTTTGGACCTAAATGTTGGCAGAAGGTAAAAGGATTTACTAAAAAGGAGGACACTAATAATGACATCGTCGAAGAAGATATCTAACCTTGTAAATTTTCTTAATGTATGTAGACAGGAATATTATAACAATAATAATTCACCCATTTCCGATGAAGAATACGATAAATACTTTGATGAATTGAAACAGCTCGAAGAACAAACAGGTATTATTCTATCTAACTCCCCTACTCAGCAAGTAGGTTATACAGTTATGAGTTCTTTATCAGAAGTAGAACATAAAGAACCTCTGTTATCATTGGATAAAACAAAAACCTATGAAGGTGTTATTACATTCTGTAAGAGTAATCCTGTTCTGTTTATGCACAAACTCGACGGTCTAACTGTTCAAATAACTTATGAAGATGGTAAACTTGTAAGGGCTGAAACTCGTGGAGATGGATTTAAGGGTGAGGATATTACACATAATATTAAAACAGTAGGTAATGTTCCTACCACAATTAAACATAACGGAACTATTAGAGTGACAGGTGAGGTCATCGTTCGTAAGGATAATTTTGATAGGATAAATTCTAAATTAACGGATGACGAAAAATACAAAAGTCCTAGAAACTTTGCTAGCGGATCGTTAAGACAGTTAGATAGTTCTATTTGTGCTAAAAGATGTCTGGAATTCATTGTATGGAATGCAAACGATTTAACAGAAGACAATACAATGCTTTCCGGTCTTCTTAATGCTGTAAACGAAGGATTCACTATTGTTCATACTGTAGAAAGAGACATAGCTCCAGAAACAACTCAACTAGAGAATCTTTTTACTAATATGAGAACTAATGCTATAAATGATAACATTCCTATTGACGGTATTGTTATTATGTTTAACAGTATTAGTTATGGAAAATCATTAGGTAGAACATCTCATCACTTTAGAAACGGACTTGCGTTTAAGTTCTATGATGAAGGGTATAATACTACAATTCGTAATATAGAATACACTATTGGAAAGACAGGTGTTCTTACACCTACAGCAGTATTTGACCCGGTAGATATGGATGGAGTAACTGTTACAAGAGCAAGTGTGCACAACTTGTCAATTCTAGAACAGTTAAACATTGATATTGGTGATGAAGTAGAAGTGTATAGAGCAAATGATGTTATTCCACAAATAAGAAAAAATAATACAAAACACAAAAACGAATTAGCTTATTACAATACTGTTCCTGATAAATGTCCATACTGTGGTACACTAACAGGCATTTCTAAATCGGAAGATTCTGGGGTAAAGACTTTAGTATGTACGAATCCGGAATGCACAGGTGTACTTCTTAAAAGGTTCTCCAGTTTTGTTTCTAGAAATGCTATGGATATTGAAGGACTATCCGATAAAACACTAGAAAAATTCATCGTATTAGGTTACCTAAGAAAGTATTCAGATATTTATGAAGAACTACCTAAACACTGGACAGAAATTAGTAAGTTAGAAGGTTTCGGTGAAAAGTCTGTAACGATACTCCAAAATAGTATTGAAAAGTCTAAATCTACCACATTTGATAAATTTATTATGTCTCTTAATATTGATGGAATCGGATCTCAAAATGCTAAAGAACTAGCAAAACAGTTCGACAACGATATTCAAAAGTTCAGAGATGTATTTAATATAAACAATGTTTATGCCGAAAATACACTATCCAGAATTAGAGGTTTTGGTGGTGTATTGGTAGATTCTATTGTGAGTTGGTTTGTTAATAAAGATAATTTAAATGAGTTTGATCGACTCTATAACATCTTAAACTTCAACACCGTTACACAAAATACAGGTACACTTTTACAAAATAAGAAATTCGTTATTACTGGTTCCTTGACACATTTTCCAAACAGAGATTCACTAGTTCAAAGTATTACATCTAATGGAGGTACTGTTCAATCTGGTGTAAATAAAGAAACAACTTATTTGATCAATAATGATATCAATAGTACCTCAAGTAAAAACAAGAAAGCTAAAGACCTTAATATTCCTATTATTACAGAAGAACAGTTTCTTACTATGTTAGAGGGTGATGTACCTGTTCAAGAAGTTAAACCTAAAAAGAAAAGTCTGTTTTGAGGTGTGTTATGAAAAACAAGACTAAACAAAAACCGTTATTTGGAACATCTGAGCCCGAAGTAACACCAAAGAAACGAGGAAGACCTAAAAAAGTAGTAACAGAAACAACTATTGTAACCAAAAAAGATGTAAAACCTGAAACAAAGCGGGATACTCCTGTAAGACAGTATAATAAAAAATGGAAACCTCTTGGAAAAACAGTTGAAGAAAGACCGGCACCATTAAAGCCATCTGAAATTAAATTTGTATTATCAGATAAAACAGAACAATTTATGTATGTTATCATAGGTATGGATGGTGGTTGGGTAGTTTCGGATGCTTACAAACTACACAGATTAAGAGAAAAAGCTATTAAGATATTTTACAGAGAACTAGACTGTTCTAGTTTTATGGATTGTCCTAATGATTTTCCGGATTGCGAACACTGTAAGAAAAACAAAAACAGCTAAAAGGAGGAAACACTTATGGGAGGTAGGTACTATTGCATGGCAAAGAAAGTAAATTATAATAGGTCACCTTGGAACTTCTGTGAATATACAGATAACAGGTTCAAATGGATATATTATATTGTAAAATGTTTAATTAAATACGATCATGTAGAGTTTGGGAGAATTTCGTATCCCAATAAACAAAAATAATTGGAGGAACTATCTTATGAATTTGCTGTATGATAGTGATGTATCACGAGAACACTTTGTACCTAAATATTCATGCAGACCTGTGGATATTAGTACTTTTGTGGAATCCGAATATTTTCTAGGTAAGACATTAGACAAAGGATGTAAACTTTGGCCATATTGGAAAAAGTTTCTAGACACTTATACTAATTATAGAGAATTTTATTTCTCTGGCGGTATTTGTACCGGAAAAACATTTATTGGATTAGTTATAACATTATATAGGTTTTGTGAAACTTTACTTCTAGACCTTTGCAGTTGTAATACAAAAGACGTTAAAAAACTCGCTATTGGAGCTTTCGGACTTCCTGGAGTGACAGTTAATCTAAAAGAAAGATTACTAACTATGCTAAAGAATAGTGAGTTCTTTCAACATTTAGATTTAGAATATAAAGATACATCAGAAGGTGTTATATGTAGGAATAAGGATAACACGGTTGTGCTTTATGTAGGTTCCAAAATTCCAGATAGTAGTAACTATCCAAATACATATAAGGACTACTATTGGGTACATTGTTTTTTCGATGAGTACATGGTAAACAAGAAATTCTCAATGTTTCCAAATACACAGTTGACAAGATCTTACGCTAAATTAGGACCTAATTTCTTTACATTACAAGTGAACACATCCGCCCAGAAAGAATATAAGGATTTCAATAAAGCCGTCACTAACTATACCGATAACTGCTTATCTTTTTATAAAAAATTATTTATATGGGAAACACAACCAGATTTTGACCTAACAAAAGGAACATTTCCGGTTATTTATAACAATAGAGAGGCCTATATCCTTGAAGAGTCTAATATAGATAAGTTAGACAACGGTAATTATACTATTATACGGATACCTGAAAGATTACGCTATAGTTTCCTGATGGATGCCAAAATTTCCTTGATAAATTATTGTGGAATAGATACGTTCAACAACGAACTTATTAAAAATCTACGTTTTGATCAGGCAATTAGTCTTCTACAGGAGTATTCAAGTCAAGCTGTTATGTACTATAATCAAGATCCTAATAGAAAACTGTTTGTTGATTCACAAGGTGAGTTAAAGGTGCATACCTGGAAAGATATTACTAGTTTAACTAAATTAGATTTGGACAGATTAAAACAGATTAACGATACAAACTGGATAGTAGAAATTACAACCGAATAATAGGAGGGTACTGGTATGACTATGTTAGAGCTTCAGAATGTGTTGTCCGAAGTATTAACGAATCTTGTAGATAACACAAGAAGTCCTATTCAACATCAGAAAGATCTTCAAACCGCTGAATATACAGCTAAAATCTCTAAACAGATGATCAATAATGCAGATGTTATTTTAAGAACAGATAAACTGTCCCAAAAACATGATAGAATTGATAAAATTGTAGGAGAAGTCTAAAATGTCAACAGCAGATACTTATACAAAAGAACAGACAGAGTTTCTTATTACAAAGGCACCTACACTACAATATTCTGTTTTAACTAGACTATTTAATGAAAAGTTCAACGAGAATAAAACACAAAAACAAATTAGGAAATGGTGTTACTATCATAATATTACAGCATTATCAAGTAGAAATATGACAGAAGAACAAGTTCAGTTCATAATGGAACATTATAACTGTATGCCAAGAAAAGAACTCACTAAACTATTTAATGAAAAGTTCGGTACTAACTATACCGTGAATGGTATGAAAACATGGTGTAATAAAAGAGGGTTACACAGTTTTCAGACTGGTAAATTTGAAACAGGTAATAGATCTTGGCAAAAAGGTTTACACGGTTCCGAATATTGGAAACATTTCACAAAAGAATCTAAAGAAAAAGTAATTCAACATTTAATAGATAAAGCACAAAAGTATAAGAATGGTGATATCGTTATCCGACATGGGTTACCTTGTGTATATACAAAAAGAGCTAATGGTAAAGGAATTGATATAAACCTAGATGCAGCTAGTGTCAAGGTGTGGGAAAGTTATTATGGTAAAGTCCCGGATGACTGTATTATCTTACACCTAGATGGAAATGTGATGAACTATGACATAAGTAACCTAATCTTGTTTCCAAGAAAATGTTTATCTAGTTTAAGACATATAGGTGGTCTTACGGATAACCTTGAATTGAATAAAACAAAGATTAAATATTGCCAGCTTATGGATTCTTTGAAGAAAGGGTAACTGATGAAGAAACCTTTAATTTGCAATATTAAAGTTCCTTTATTTGTAAGAAATGCTTATAAAGATATATTTAATGATTTCGTGTCCGATATGTCTTTCGTAGAGGCAATAGAGAATGGTTTTGTACGGGTCTATGATAATCCAAACTGCATGCCAGTTGACATAGTAGGTCCGATTACAAAAATACAATTTAATAACAGATCTATCGAAGACTGTATAGAATTTAATGTCTATGATACGAAAAGTGGTAAATTTATTAAATCAATGCTAGATATGAATTGTTATATCTATTCAGTTCCCATTTTTGAATTGAATAGATATAAGGGTAATCCTACAAATTTAATTGGATTTGGCGTTTTTACAGTAAACGAGAACATTTCCGTTGATGTTGAATACGATAATTTTATTTTAACAAAAGTAATTAGGAGGAAAACGTAATGGATAAAACAACTATCGGAGATAGAATGAAGCAATATGAAGCCGTTCCTAAACTGTTTTTAATGAGACGGATGCCCGTTATTATTAGACTAGATGGTAAAGCATTTCATACATATACAAGAGGTTTTGATAGACCGTTTGACGAAACATTGTCTAGATGTATGAAAGCAACTATGATGGAGTTATGTAAACAGGTACAAGGTTGTGTTCTTGGATATACACAATCAGACGAAATTACTCTTGTTCTTTGTGATTGGCAGAAACTGGATACAGATGCTTGGTTTTCTTATAATCTACAAAAGATGGTTTCCATTTCGGCATCACTAGCTTCTGTTGTTTTTAACAACGAGATTAAACTTTTAGCTTCTATAGAAAAAGATCCTGTTAGATGGTCACTTCTTCAGAAGAAATCTTTACAATTAGCACTATTTGACTCCAGAGCATTTTCAATACCTACTCACGAAGTAGTAAATTGTCTTATTTGGAGACAGCAAGATGCTACTAGAAATTCTATTCAAGCCCTAGCACAATCCCTATTCCCTCATAAAGAATTGCAGGGTTTGAATACTAAAAAACTACAAGATAAACTATTTACTGAAAAAGGAATTAATTGGAATGATCTACCTACGGAACAGAAACGAGGTAGTTGCTGTATAAAATTAGATGATAACAAGTGGCATATTGACACGGAAATTCCTATCTTCACACAGGACAGAGCGTATGTGGAGTCTAGAATGGTTTTTAACGAATAAAGTTTAGTAATTTCATACAAAAATAAGAACCCATATTCTAAAAAGTTTATGGGTTCTTTTTGTCGAATTTACTTGACATTTTTCATAAAATGTGTTATACTATATATGTAAGTAATTAGGATGTGATAATTATGCTAGACGAAACGACAGTTTATATCTGGTTAGATGACATAAGAAACATACCGAAGGAAATAACGGTTACATATAAGGAACACTATACCAAACACTCTGTGAACGAAGTAAAGAACTGTTTACAGATCTTTGAGAAACAGGGTAAAACAGATTTTATACTGGATCTGGATCACGATTTAGGTGAGTATGCTAAATACGGCGGAGATGCCATTAAACTTGTTCTCTGGCTAATAGAAACAGGAAGAAATAACTCCCACTATAAACTTCTGTTTCATACAGCTAATCCTGTAGGGAGAGAAAACATGGAAGCTTTATACAAGAGATATTGGGAGGATTAATTATGATTAAACTGTTATATGAAGCTAACCCATTAAACGAGATGGCAATAATTAATCCCAGATTGTGTAAACAACTCTCCATTCAAGTTGAAATAGAACAACGAGATGAAGGACCCGTTCCTCATGTTCATGTTTATTTGGATAAAACCCGAAATCCTAAAAACTGTGCCTTTGTAAGGTTAGATAAACCTGAATATTGTACACATCATAAGGATGGTAAAAAGATGAATAAACAACAAAAGAAAGAGTTTATTCAACTTATGGGATCACCTTGTGATAACTTTTTACCGGATATTAATGGTAATCCGGTAAAAGTTAATTGGTACCAAAATGCTGTTCATATCTGGTCGGAAACATATGAAGACGGTAGTTTTAAAAAGTTTAAGACTGATTTTAATGGTATACCTATTCCACCTGATTATTCCACCTTGTAACTATACTTTCTGTTTGGAGGTAAGGACATGAGAATGTGGCATTATGGAATACTTCCTTATCTACCTGATATGCAGCTAAAAGGTCAACTTCGAGAACTTATAGCGATCATGCATATGTGGAGAGATAGAGGAACACCTAATCATCTTCTTGTAAACAATGTTTTATATTTTCCAAAGGAACATTTCTTTAAATATTTTATGTACTATAATGATGCCTATTTCGAAAGATTCAAGAAACAAGTAAATAAGAAGTATCTGAAAGAATTCATGGAATTTTGTGAAGTAACTGATACTATGATGGAATTATACAGAACACAAAGTAAAGAAATTTATTCTGGTTGGCACGGTAAAGAGTATTTAAGAGTTTGTATGGCAAATCTGTATGAAAAATATAAATTCGGAATTGGTAAGAATAAAATATGCTGTGCGGATTGGCAAAGACTATGTGAAGGTTATTTCTATAACACAGGTGAAGAATTTCGTATATAAATTATGGAGGTATATATGAATAATGATTCATATAAGATAACTGAAATAGAAGAGACTGTGAAATCCGTTTTTGGTCCGGATACAGATGTAAAATTCAGATATGTTTTACTAACAGCTAAACCAGTTCCTGAATTTAGAATAAATATTCTTCATGCTGAATATGAAGGTACTAATAACGAATCCGGTTATCCGGTTGTAACGCTCAGACTGGATAAAATGAAAATAACAAACGATCCACAATGTGATCAATGTCTAAATTATATAAGATTCTGCATAGAACTTTATCGTAAACTACAGGATATGATGAACAAATGGTTGATAAATTCTGTAATGGAGGATAAAAAATGAGTGATATAAATGTTATCAAAGAAATTACGGATCGAATCAATCATATTAGCATGACATTAGCCTGGGAACCTCGTAATAATCAGGAACAAGAGAATTATGAAGCACCCATAAATAGCATCATTACGAGATATCTTATTCTTAATCATTGGTATCGTCCAGAAACAGATACAATCAGTTTTGAACACGATTGGAAAAACGATAAACATATTGTAAAAGTAAATAGATCTGATTATATAGAATATTTGGATATTGACTTTGTGGTGAAGAAGAATGAAAATGATTATACGGATAACAAATAGAACTCGTAAACATCTTGGACCCAAAGGATATTACAGATATAGGAACGAAGTAAGAAAACGATTCTTATATAAGTGGTTGACTACACAGTATCCGGAAAAAGATAACCTATTTATTTTAACATACGATAAAAAGCTAGATGACATGGACTCTTTGAAAAAGATAACTGTTTGTAAAGGTGTTTACATAAGTGATATAAACTAATTGAAAGGAATTTTTATTTATGAAACCTCTGTATGACATTAATGGAAATCTTTTTGAAATCGATGATATTGTTTTATTTGCTGTAAACGATAAGGACATCTCAGAGTTATACATTGGAAGGGTAGACTTTGAGAATGGTTCGTTTACTGTTACTTGTCCTATCGCGAAGTTAAGACTAGACGAAAGTATTTGTAAAAAATTTGAAGTCATTGCGAAGGATAGTAAGAAGGCTTCCAAACTTTATCGGAAATACGAGGAACAGTTCAGACGACTTATTCGTGATGACGATGCTAATGCTACAGGACTGAAAGCTCTTGTACCTACATATCTTGACAAGTTCATAGCAACACAAAAATAAAATCAGGGAGGACTTTATTATGAACAAGGTTGACTTACTAAAACCTGAGAAACAAGATATAGATCAAAGATCCTGTCTATGTCCTATTTGCGGAACACAGTTCTATATTCAAAATAGAAAAGTATATACATATAAGATACATAACAAGAACAATTTTATCAGGTATATGTGTTCCTGGACTTGTTATAATAAAGCCTCTGAAATGATAAAACGATCAATAAAAGTGGAGGATTAAATTATGGGATTTGTTTTACTTAATGAAGATGAGATTCATAAGATCGTAGAGAACTTTGTTCGGGGTAAACAATCTAATTTCTACAATAACGCAGTATACTCTACAAAAGTGGAAGGTACTAAATTTGTAATGAGAATTAGTGATTTTCAAATCGCCATTAAACACGAATCCGAAACATCACCCTATTATCTTTTTGTAACGATAATGCCAGATAGTTGTGTTGCACTTTTAGAAGAACCACTAGCTTCCATCACAATAACGGATAATTCAATTCTTTTGAACGGTGTTATTACACCTATTCCTCTTACTTTGGATGATATTTACCAACTGTTCCATACATTAGTAGAAGCTAATAACACAAAACTTTCAAAGGAGAGTGCTGAAGATTGGAATTAAATATAAATAACCATAAATGTAAATTACCAGATGGAATAATTATACAACCGGATGGAGTAAACGAACTCGACCCTTGTTTACTAGAGACTAAACAAATTTTTTCTAACTGTGTAGTTATTGTTTCCAGATGTAAGAATTGTGGATCTGTTTCTGTTTCTTGGAAACGGACGGAACAAACAGAAGAAATTCCAGAAGAAGAATGGGATTTATTTATTTAGGAGGTTTTATAATGATTGGAAGAAATCTAATTAAAGAACGAGAAGCAAGAAACCAATACCAATGAAGGGGTAGAAACCAACATCAGTGAGGTATGATTTATGAAAGCGTACAAAGGTTTTAATTTAGACATGACCTGTAGAAGGTTTCAGTTTGAAGAAGGCAAAACATATGAGGAATCAGAAGCAATACTGTGTGAAAAAGGATTTCATGCTTGTACTAATCCTTTAGATTGTTTAAGGTACTACACATCACATAAATCCGTTTATCACGAGGTAGAATTGGAAGATGTGGTAGCAGATACCATTCGAAAAACGGAACCGGACACTAAAATTTGTGGTAAAAAAATAACTATTGGTAAGGAACTAACAATAGATGACATGGTAGATATCTCTTTTTCACAAATTATGAAGGAAAGAGAAAATTGTCAAACCATATGTGATTCGGTATTTGTGAATGATAGGTTTGCATGCTGTTCTACCCAAGAGAATTCAAATAAGTTCATAAACAATGTTACATCTACAATATTCACTAAAAGTAAGGAAACTATAAATGTTGGAGATGGCAGTGATATTGTAATGTGTGACAGCTGTATTAATTTAGTAAACGTGTCTCGTTACGCTATTATATATAATAACCATGAGTTAAATAACATAACAAATAATGGTTCCTATAGTATAATTGTAAATACGGCTCCTTTCGTCGCCATAAATTGTATGACAACCTATTGTTCTATAATCAGTAATGCTAATTCTGGTAATATTAAAATAACAAGTGGAATAGACACTCACATTAACGGTGACGGTAATTGTATTCACAGTCTAGGAACAAATAATTTTATTAGTGTAAAGGGTAATAATAATAAATTATTTATAACTGGAACCAATAATGTTATCAGTGTAGAGGGTAAGGATAATAGATTATTTATCACCGGAACCAATGAATTCAAAGTTTCAGAAGGGACAGTTGTAAGTCTAGTAACCGCATTTATTCATAATGTGGACACTTTTGCTGACAGTCATATCATTGTTGCTGGAGAAAATTCTAAAATAAAACCAAATGTTCGGTATTGTTACAGAAATGGATGTCTTATAGAAATGAATATGTGAAAATAAAATATTAACTGTGTAGTCAGATTAAAAAATTAATAGGTTTTCTTGAAGATGAACTACAGAAACATTAAGGAGGTAATATCATGAAGGTGTATAATAGCATTATTAGGGGATTAGAGGAGGTTATTATCTTCGAACGTGGAGAAGGTACAACCAAAACAAAAAGGTTTAACAAACCCACGGTAAAAGAAAATATTAAATTAACTATATCCGAGAAACCTATAAAAGATGATAAAAAGTAAATATGTACAAAATCCTCACATAAAGTTTGTGAGGATTTTTTATTAATTTTCTTTATAACTACTTGACTTTTTCGTTAAAATGTGTTATACTATATATAGTAAAAGTAGTCAATAATAGAAGGAGGATGGCTTATGGATTTCACTAGATTTTTACTTATAACCAATATGAAGATGAAAGACGTAAGACGAATCCCGAGAGTTACTATTGAGATTATACTTGAAATGATGAACGAAGGTCTTACTAACACATACAAAACAGAAACAGAAAGAGAAGATATTATTTATCAGATTAAGTGCTACGAGGAACTTTTACTTACTGCTAAATAAGAAAGGTGGTTATTATGGATCTTATTGGAAAGACTTTTGGACTCCTCAAAGTTGTAGGTAGATCATGTAGACCTGGTTATGTTGTCTGTTGGTGTCAATGTGGAGCTTTTAAGGATATAAGAGCTACTTCTCTTACAAAACAAAAAGATCCGACACGTTCTTGTGGTTGTCTACAGAAACAGAAAGCTGTCACTATCGGGGAGACCACAATATCCAAAAATTCTAAACAGCAGATAGACATTAATAGAAGATTTAGAACAAACTTTGGTTCTATTGAATGTGAACTTCCTAAAAATAATACCAGTGGACATAAAGGAGTTTCCTGGAATAAAAGTCATCAAAAGTGGCAAGCATATATTGGAATTCATGGTAAAACAATCAAACTTGGTTATTTTGATGATATAGAAGAAGCTATTAAAGTAAGAGAAGACGCCGAACAGGAATACTTCAAACCTCTCATCGAGGCAAAGGAAGGAGTTCAGTAATGTTTTACAATAACAGAATCACTCACAGAGTTATAACAGGATACGATAGATTTACAGGTTCATTTACAGTGGAGCTTCGCGATAAAGACGATCTACCTACAGCACCTAAAAAATATTTCAAAACAAAAGAAGAACGAGATAAGTTCAAGAAGGAAATTGAACAAGATTTTAACCTAGTAGAGGAGTGACAAATGTGGATAGATTCTATATTGAACAAACATTCAAAAATAAAGTTACTGGAGAAGTAGAGAGAAAACTCCTAGGTAAGAATTCATATCTTATGCGAAAAGAACTTATGCAAGAAAATGGTTCTTTTAAGACATATCTGGATAGAACAAAAACATCATTCTATGTAAGTAAATATGCTTATAAATCTACAGGATATGCTCAAAGAGTTATAAATATTTTAAAAGAAAATTTTCCACATGGTTCCGTGTATGAGATAGAATATAAGATAGTTTGTTTGGAAGGGGAAGAATAATTTGGATCAATTCAAAATGTTCAACAAACAATTCTATATAGATAAAATAAACCAAGAAATAGAAGAACTAAATAACGGAATAAAACAAGACCAGGAATATATAGAAAAACTTCCTAGACTTCTAGGTCTTAAAAAAGGAACTCCTGAATATACAAAAATAAAAGGAGAACGATCTAGAAGTTTTTGTAGAATGTATCATAAATATGAAAGAATACAAAAACTACAAAAAGAAATAGAAAGATATCAGAATTTAGAAATTTAATAATTTATCAATTCTAAATAAATACATAAACTATTATCTCCTACATTATATTTATGGGTTATTTGAACCCTTTAGACACAGTTTTCGATAGTTGAAAACATGATTTATACATATTTTTTGAGGGTAAGAATAACCAAATTGACATATTTTTGAAGGAGATGTTTTTATTATGAAACTCAGAATAAATGAAATGGCAATAGCAAGTACAGATTCAATTATCAAAGCATTGGAAGAAAGAGGTTTTAGAGATTTAGTAACTTCCCATTTTAAAAATGGGTTGCCCAAAGAGCATATTAGTTATAGCAAAGATTATTTTGATAGAACATCTAAAAAAGATGTAAATTGGGAAGTAAATATTTATCCATATACCGGAGAAATAGAAGTTACTGAATATGTACATGATGTTCCTACTTCTGATGCCTTTAATATTTCTGGTGTTAAAAGAATCCGAACTCCTGAAGATGTGTATAAGGTAGATGATTGGGCTTCTTCTATTAGAGCTACTTCCTGGAATGAAGAAGATGATGAAGAGTTTGATGAGGATGATTACTATGATGTGGATGAAGAAGAATTCGATGATTTTGATTCTACACTAGAAGAAGATAGAAAACCAGGAGTAGATATTAAACCGTTCTACAAATTATCCGGATACAGAAAGTTAAAAGAACTTGGTTACGAGGATGACGACGAAGAAAACATTATAACTAAAGTTTATCCATCTGGAATGGTAGTTATTGTTGATAAAAAGTTTGGAACTGTTGAAGCCGTAGATGAAAATGGTTCTGTTGACGTTCCAGAAGATTTAGAATGTATTGCCGATTTTAACGATGCTGTAAACCTAGACAATGAGGCAAAGGTAAACTTTACGAGAGTAAAGTGGTGATGTTTTATGTCAATAAAACTAAATATACTAGATGAAAAACTTGAAAATATTTCTGAAGGTTGTTATGCCACTGATTATGTTGGCGATATTGTAAATTGGATTCTAAATAAGCCAAAGCCCTACAGAATACTTTATGATAGTCATTTTGATATTTGGGTTATTTGTGATGCTTTAGAAAATACTCATAGAGGCATGGCATTAGATTTATTTGACAGTGATTATCTTTATGGTGTAGTTAAAAATTTAGATGGGTATATCAAATTTGCCAGAAATGATGGTAAATTTACTTGCGGATATACAGATGGAGAAGTTTATTCCGATTATGGATTCAGAAAATATCTTATAAAAGGGTTATTCTTTATCCCGACAGGTAAAAACTATGAGGATTATGAAAATTCTAGTTTTTATAGTATTGAAACTCCTATAACAACAGGAACCATATTTACTCAACTTTCTGATGAATTTACCCCTACTGGAATATTTAAAGATTTGTATAAAAAACTAGAATCTGCTGGAGCGATAAAAAACACACTTCCTGAATTATTAAAACAGTGCCGGAAAAAATACGGTGACAAATGGTTAGACTATTTTTACGAAGAAGCCGAGGAATGGGATTACGACGAAGAAGAAGTACAAGACTTTCTAAATAATTATGGAATTCTTAGCATCATAAAAGAGAATAAAAATATGGTTTTAGGAAGATTAAATAAAGGAGGTAATATTATGCTCATTAAAGAAGAATTTGAATTTCAGGATTATATAGATGTGTTAGAAGATCTAGGATTTGAACCTAATCCTGATAACACACCTAATTCTTGGAATAAAATCTGGTATTCTGACAGTATTACAGAACCTTGTATTGATCTGAACGTTGATTTAGATAATTTTATTATAGAAGTAACTTTGTTCTATAAACGAAATGGTAGAATTTCAGATGAAGCTACATATCCACTAAATAAACCATCCGATATTGAGGATATGTACAACCGTATTGAGGAGCAGGGGATAGATTAAAGTGTTTGGAAGAAGTAAAATAACCTTCGCAGATTGTAAACAATATCTTTTACAAAATATATCTATTCTAAATCCACAATTAAACCAAGAAACTTCATCTACAGTAAGTTATAATCTTATACAAAATAAAAGAGTTATAACACTAAAAATCGCTGAATTAAGTAAGGGAATAATAACTGTAGATGTAACAGATTCTTTTTATTTACTTAGAATACCAAATGAAAAGTTCAAAGATTTTACAAAATATAAAAATTATATGTTAAACTTAATAAATAAAATAGTTACAGAAATAGGATTAGAATAATTAGTAAAGGAAGGACTAAATAAAGTCCTTCCTTTTTTATTCCTATGAGTTACTATTTATAAGTGAAAATAATCAGAATTTTAATTGTACACGAATACTATATTACTGTATATTATTTTAAGGAAGTGATTATTATATGTCAACAACTTCTATAACACTAACAAGACAAACAGTAGAACAAATGGTACCGGCTACTTTTGATAAGAATAAAGGTTTCTTTTCTCTTGTAACTGTAAATTGGACAGAACAGATGTTTTATGAACTTCCTACAATAACAGTTGAATTATATATTAAAAACGGAACAACTGATATTAAAACACCGTTATTTAGTAGAGTTATAAAAACATATAATCCTAATACTAAAACTAAAGAATCCTGGGAACATACTAGAAATGTTATAGATGTTCCTGAAAGTTGTTATCTTAAAATAATTCCTAACTTTGATAATAATGCTGTTTCTGCTAGAAATAGTCTTATTGAAATTGGAATTGAAGAAGGAGAACTATGGGAAGCACCTACAACACAATTTCCTATTATACTGTCTATAGGAGAAGAAGCAGGTGGAACAGAACAAACTATTGAAGGACAACCTCCAATAAGTTTTATTTCTACTACTACATCTCTAATAGATTGGACATTATATGGAAATAGTATTCAAGAAGGAACTCCTTCTCCTACATCTCCTAAACCTGTGTTAGGTTGTGGAGATTATTATGAAACAGAACCTGAATTGAAAAATCTTACAGGAGTTCCTCCATTTACTATTAGTGCCGACGGCAGACCTCTTGTATCATGGAGCATTGACGGCAACGCTGTTCAGGACGGCACACCTGCACCGGATGCGCCGGTTTCAGTGGACGGGTGTGGGGATGAAATAAACGGATGGTCTGGCGGATGGAGACAAAACAGCCCTGTTTTCACTGTTACAGAAAATTCTGACGGAACTTTTTCCGTAGAATCTACATTATCAACCGGAACAAACTACCTTGCATTTAATTTGACAGATGAGATTCCAACATACAAAACGACGTATTTCCAGATAAAAGTTAGTAATGGCTCTGCGGGGCTTTACTCAAACGGAAAATTCAGAATCTGCTTCCGAAGAGTTTCTGGAAATCAGATTGTACCCGGCACATCTGTAACGATTACATCAGATGGCGTCTGGCGTACATCGTACAATGGCTCCGAAGAAGTCTATGCGTCAGTGATTTTCTGCGATGCCAATATTGTTTTCGTCTGCACCATCGGCGATGTGGTTTTAACCGATGGATATAAAATCAACATAACATCTGCCGGACAGACCGTGCCTGTCTATCTCGGACAGGTGCAGACGACACGGCGGATTAAGAAACTGGTGCTGGATGGGACGGAGAGCTGGTCTGAACTTGGAACCTCGGGTAAATCATTCTATATCGTAGCAAGTGATATTCTTGTTAATGGGGAAGCGATATCTACCCACTATGAATCGAAACCGTTTAATGTTATTTATTCCGGTTCATTTGTAGGTGTTGGCGTTGCATCGACGCAGAAATGGCTTGCATTTTCTACTGGAACTGTTCAGACAACGGACGCGTGGAAAACATATCTTGCAAGTCAATACGCCGCCGGCACGCCCGTCACCGTCTGGTATGTTTTAGCAACAGAAACCACTAACACTGTAAACGAGCCTCTGCAAAAAATAGGAATATATAGTGATAACATAACAAAAGATCAATCAGGAATAACAATACCAGTAGAAAAAGGACTAAATACAATAGAAGTAGAAACAGAAGTGAAACCTAGCAATATGGAAATAATATATCAGTAAAAGAATTAAAAAAATAGCAATAACCTGAAATCTATAAATTAACGAAAGGAGTTTTGTTACTATGTCTATATCTACTCTTATATCTAGTATAGATAGACAGACTACTTATCCAGTAACTCAATCTGGCTCTGCTCCGGATAATTGTGGATTACTTTGTCTAGCCCTTAATACAACCTGGACTGAACAAATGATTCATGAATTACCAACAATAAATGTAAATATATTCATGCCAGATGGATCTAGATTAGTTACTATTTCAGTAGACATGAGAACAGTAAACAGAAGTACTCATTTACCTACAAATCCTTATTGTATTCCGCTTTATAATCTTCCGGAAACATTTGATTTTAGTATTACTCCTCTATTTGACGAGAGTGCTTTAGATTCTCATAACGCACAAATAGAAACAGGAGATTTTACTTCATTTACAACATCAGAAGAAGGAATTGTAGATACTAATCCTGAAGATTATACATCTCTATTATGGACAATACCTACATCTACTTTTGATGTAACCATTAGTTTTGATGATTCTAATATTGTTGCTGGTGGTGGAAGTGGAGGAATAGATCCTTCTCAAATTGATACAGAAGTAAATGGAACATCAACAAATCCTGTTCAAAATAAAGCAATATATAGTTTTGTAAATAGTTCAGTATCAACTAATACAGCTTATTTTGTAGGAACATATAATAGTGTAGCAGAACTAGAAGCTCACGCAGATTATCCTTATGATCTTACTAATAATGATTATGGTTTTGTTATTTCTACAGATTCTGCAGGTAATACTGTTTATAACAGATATAAATATAATGCTGAATCTCAACAATGGGCATTTGAATACGCTCTAAATAATTCTAGTTTTACTGCTAATCAATGGGCTACTATAAATAGTGGTATGACATCTGATGATAAAACTAAACTAACTAATCTTGCAAATGTTCCGGAAATAACTGGAACAGCTACATCTACAGGTTCTATTACATGGAGATTTACACCGTCAGCTGATGACCTTACTAAATTACAAGGATTAAGAGATAATGATTATCCAGAAATCCTATTCACTCCTGTTATTAGCGGATATAAATATCATATTATTTTAAGAAAAACCGCAGAATCAGGTGTTCAAGAATTTACTGGATACGGCATCAATGCATATGCCAATAATACGATAGATGTATATAATGCCGTTGGTTTGAATGGTAGTGGTTATATCATTATCACGAAATGTCAAATAACTTCACTTGATGCATTAAATGCTGGAACTGCAATCAGTCTCGCAAGTAATGTTGTGGGTGTGAAAGTTGGTGATGGTTTGACAACAGATAACAGCGGAAATTTGAAAACAACGATTGTTGGTGAAATTATGTCTGAAACTGCATATTCACAACTTGCAACAAAAGACAAAGACATCTACTTCACATACGACTAAAGGAGGCGAAACTATATGTCTCATTTGAACATAAATGGGGTAGATAAGCCTCTTGACCATGTTTATGTCAACACAGGCAGCGTAGTGAAAGAAGCATGGGAAGCTCGTGATAAAAACGACCATCTTCTCTGGGGCAGAGTCGACACATTCACCGGCACAAACTCCATATCCGCGAGATGCTATGGTCTTCCTGTGAAAAGCTGGGAGATTGACGGAAATTCCCAGCAGTCAGGGGTGCCCTCACCAGATAACATCATCATGCCGAATTTCTGTGGCGTGAGGACGGAGAATTTGTTTGATAAGGATAATTTCATAGATGGTGGTGGCTTCTATCCGGTTGGGAGTTCGTCGTCACTTGTTGCATCAGCAAATACCGATATTTTGCTGATTCCGTGCAAACCATCTACACAGTACACAGTATCTCGTTACGAAATCACAAAAAGATTTATGATTTGCTTCACAGAAACAGCAGATTTAGAGGCCGGTACACCGATCTACAACCTAACTGGCGCGGCCGGATATGATCCAGCGCAGGCATATGAGCTGTCAGCGCAGTCAGGCGCGGACAGTAAATATCTGCTTATCTACTACGCAAAGCATGCTGGACCAGATTCAAGTACGACAGAAGAAATCCAATCCTGTCTAAACACTCTGATGGTCGTAGAGGGATCTACAGCCCCGGATTCGTACATTCCATACGGCTACAAAATTTCTCTCACCAGCGCCGGACAGACCGTGCATGTATATCTGGGGCAAGTGCAGACGTTGCGGAGAGTAAAGAAATTGGGGCTGACGGGTGACGAATCATGGTCAGCCGACGGCGGAGGAGACACACTATTTTATTATATAAATCTTAATCCGTATGGAAGCCCGAACACTACAGCAGGATCGCTTTGCTCGCATCTTGTATATGGCAGCCGATACACCGAGGGACAGTATGACATCGGGGAAACCGGGGCATTACGGGTGAGTGCAAAGGGTTTCGCATCTTTGGCGGCATTCAGGCAATGGTTAACCGACCAATACGCCGCCGGCACTCCGGTGACGGTGTGGTATGTCCTCGCAACACCACAAACCGCAATCGTAAACGAACCT